ACCACCACCACCACCACCACCACCAGAAGGAGCAGGAGCAGGAGCAGGAGCCTAGATAATATTCATAACTTCATAACTTCATATATTCATTACTTCGTATTAGTTCTTTTTTTATTATTAAAAATTATAATTATATATAGTAATATGAAATATAAATCAGTTTCTTTAAATATAATTTTTACCCTGCTATTTCTTATAATGAGTGCCTTGTTTCTAATATATATATTTAGGAATATACAGAATAAGGAGTGTTTTACAGAAGGCTCAGTCTATTCGTGGAAGGATGGGGAAGACAATACTTGTACCGGCTCCTTATATACGAATAGCGAGTTAGAGAATAAGAACTCTAATTTTGTTACAAAGAATTACAATAGGTTTGACAATAACCGATTTTATAAAAAGGATAGTCTAAGAGACCCATCGCATCCTTATAGGAATTATTGTGATGTTATGGCTTTCGATGAATTGTTAGCATATAAGTGTCTCAATAAATCCCCTAAGGAGCTACACACAATATTTGAGAGTTCGGCGGTTGATATAGCATCTACTATTGGATATGTCTATATATATGATGATACTGCGCTGAAAAGTTATATATTATCTATAATACAAGCTGCTAAGGCTAAACTAGGAACCAAAGTAGTCGGTCCAGTATATGTGTGCGTATCGCAAGCGCCTTATTTACGCACAGTCGACAGCACATCAGGTGGTAATCAGCTTTCTACTTGGAATAGTGCTAGCGTTGCTACAACAAGTCAACAAATCCCCTATCATTACAGTAATACGAACGCCGCTGGAACAATAACCAATACGCAAAGCACTAGCCTAAGTGCGGATACTGCTGAATTTGATGGAACCGCAATCATATCATCGCTATACTGTCATATATTGATAGTATACCCTGCGTATAATAAGAAGATGGTTCTTAAAGAAAACACTATAACAAAGCAGCCTGCTGTTATTGTTAAATTCTTAGAAAAGACGATGGCAAATTACTATAGCGACCACGGGTTATGCTTCATAAAATGTAATAAATCCACGACGCTTAATTGCGGGTGTTTAACACGCACCGAAGCCGTATCAACGGCATCTCCCGAAGCGACATTAAACCCATTCTTTGATAATGTTAATGCTGAAGATATAACTCGCGCGACTACAATAAAAGCAGCTAGAGATAAACCCTTGTATAAGTCTTCGTGCGCCGACCATACAAAAAATAATGAAGAAAGCAATTTTACGATGATGTATTATGTTAATCCATATTCGAACGAATACGGCGACAAGGGTGTTATAAAAGACCCTGAAGAAGGTTTTCCAGATGAAAAATGTAATAGCTAGGGCTCCTTATTCATCGTCATCGAGAACAAATTTATATTTATTAGTGATAGCCGTAGAAGCCTTCGCAACCGTAATAGCAGTAGTAGTCGCTCCGTTATCAGCGGCGTCAGCGTCATCCGCAGCATCCGCGTCATCATCTACAAACACATATTTTTTAATCCCAATTTCAATAGGTAGCAATCTATATTCTTCTACTTTTTCCCAGAATGTATTAATCTTAGGGATAATGGATAGCCATTCTCTATCATTAAATACGACACGCTGAATTATCATTTCATCCAGCCTCCAATATGTATATTTGCTGAACTTTAGTTTTTCGCTGCTGCCGCCGCTCACGCCGCCGCTCTTGATAATATCTTCAGCAATAATGTGGATATCTTCAAGGCATTCTTTGGGCGTTCTATTGGGTTCGCTATAAAAATACACATACTCCCCTTTCTGGTTATAGAACTCTGCGATTACGCCGTGTTTAGTGTCGGCGGTGCCATCTTCTAGTTCCAAGTATTCATCGGCAGTATCTAGAGATTTAAAGATACATTCAATATAATCACATTCTTTTAATTTACAGACAGCTAGTTGTCCCTGAATTTGCATCTTGTATTTATCGGGTATCACACCATCAACTATTTTTCGAGAATAGGGGCATTTAATTTCAAGCATTATACCAAGTTCATTAATACCATCTGGTGATGCCCCAAAATGCTCGTTATCCGTATCGCATATTAACCCAAAATCGTGTATGGCAATATCATTCATTTTTTGCGAATAGCATCGTGTCGCCATAGGCTCAAACATAGTCCCCCATTTTAATGCCGGTATAGCGTTGTAATTGATGGTATCCGCAGCAACAATATTTGCCTTCTTCTTTGCTAGTTTAATGCTAACGCTGCTATCACAGCCGTTGCTGGATACCTTAATCGCGTCATAAAGGTCGCTCGCTGTTAGCCTCGTTTTTCTTGCCTCAAACCACTCGGTAGTCCGTTGCTTCATTAGAGGCAATTGTAGCAACACCTTTAACTCAGCTCTGTATTGTCTAATATCAATTACACGGTTCTTCACCATTTTTGTGCTAATACCATCTAATTTATCGCAAATGAATTGCGTAGCTTCGCCAATATCTATGTCCGCACTCGCAGCAGCATTAGCATCCTTTATATATTTCAAAAGATAGAGGTCTATATTCTGCTTAATACTCTTGGTAGTCGCAGCGGATGCTGCGGATGCTGACATTACTTTGGTCGTGTATATTATATGACGCGCTTTGTATTTATATGGTCTTGCGGTCTTACCAATTTTATGTATTATTAGACATTTCTTTTTCACATTTTCGTTTATATGCCGCTGAACCCTTAAGTTTCTTGTCAAGTGCGGCATTTATCTGGTTTATCAACTTCTTACTGTGAAAATCTAAGACAGAAGGGTCAGCAGTCATTTTTTTACATTTTGTCTTGCTAATCTTTTCTTCGTATATTGAGATTACCTCCTTAGTCTTGTTCTCTATAAGCATATCAAATGAATACGCGGCGGCAATAGCAGTTGCGGCGGCGTCCATCTCTGTATATATTATATATATTAGGATATACTTATATATATCTTATACTTATATCAATTTTTTGCCGTGACCTCTCTAATTTGGATTTGGTTATTGTGAATATCCATATATTGATAACTGGTGTTGCCAAATGCCCTAGATATTCCTGTATCGGTATACCAGATGCGGTTGTTTATCAGTTTAACTCTATCAACTACTGTATGTCCTACGAACATATAGCTACATCCTAGGCGCTCTAGTAAATTAACTATATCAGCAGGCTCGTTTAAATCCCTCGTCCATAATATGCCCTCGTTTCCTAAAATTATCGTTTCAAATATCTCTTTGTCTTCTAGGAGAATAGCGTTATTTTTTATAAAATTCTTCCATATAGAATTGAGATACGATATGTCTTTGTCGTATTTATCCAACAGGTCTAGGTGTTCCGTTGTTAGTCCTGCGTGACAGAATAGCAGGCTGTCTATTTTAACCACGATAGGACGCTGAGATAAAATGGCGGATAGTGTGCCGTCTGGTCTAAACAGGTCGTGGCGTTTGCGGATACCGCCATTTAGGCTACCATTTAGGCTGTTAGATGATACATAAGAATAGTTTCCTATAACATTCATCAACTCGTGGTTCCCTATCAGCGATATTACGCGCCCACCCTTAGCGCGTGCTATTTTGTTTAGCAGGTCAGTAAAATATATCATCTCAACATCGGGCAGCACCTCCCAGTCGGCTAGAGTAGGGTCTCTGTTTATGCTATCCACTTGGTCGCCCATCTGTATAACGATGGTATTCTTGGGCTCGGCAATCCACTCAATATTATTGTTGATTACCTTGGCGTCTATCAGTATATCCTTGAAGCGCCTTATGTCGCCGTGTATATCCCCTATGACTACTATCCTGTTGTTGTCGTGTTCGCACTCATATTCATATATGATATCCTCGTTAATCATAAATTATAGTATTATAGTATAGTATTTTATATACCCATATATTATTTTATATATAAAAAATGATTTCTATAATGTATGTAATAATATACATATAAACTATATGACTGCTCCCGCTGCTCCTACATTTATTGAAGTATGTGCTGGATGCGGAGGGTTAAGTTTGGGTTTAATTAAGGCTGGCTTTGTCCCTATATTATTAAATGATAACAACAAGGATTGTTGTAAAACATTAGAACATAATCATAAGGACGCTAATGTCGTATGTGCCTCTATGGATAAAATAGATTATCAGCCTTTTATTGACAAGGTGGATTTATTGACTGGTGGGGTGCCTTGTCAATCATTTTCTCAGGCAGGATTAAGAAAAGGGCTTGATGACCCGCGAGGCGATTTGATGTATAAATTTAGTGATATCTTACATTTGATAAAGCCTAAGGTGTTTATGATAGAAAATGTTAAGGGTTTATTGACGCACGATGAGGGAAAAACAATTCTAAAAATAATAAATATATTAAATAAAGGCGACCTATATAACATTACCTACAAATGTTTAGACGCATCTAAATACGATGTGCCGCAAAAAAGAGAAAGGGTATTTATTGTTGGTGTAATGAAGAGCATATTGCGTCCTTTTGAATTCCCTAGCGAGAGCCTCAAGAGACCTGTGTTAAAAGATGTTTTATGCGATGTGCCTATTTCTAGCGGAGTTAGCGGAGCGAACGAAGAGAACTGTGCTAAATATAATGAAGAAAAAATTAAACTATTCAAAATGATACCACAGGGCGGTTGCTGGATTAATTTGCCTGAAACATTACAGAAGGAGTATTTAGGAAATAGTTATCATTCGGGAGGTGGAAAAAGAGGGATATTATATAGGTTATCTATGGAAAAGCCGTGCTTAACCTTGCTATGTACGCCATCGCAAAAACAGACTGAGAGATGTCATCCGCTAGAGGAGCGACCTTTGTCAATACGAGAATACGCTAGAATACAAACATTCAACGATAACTATGAATTTATAGGGAGCCTAACATCGCAATATAAACAGATTGGTAATGCGGTTCCAGTAGAACTAGCAAGATATATGGGAGGTGCTTTGCTTAAATTATTAGAATAGCATAGGCTATATATTCTATATATATTTGTCAATTGCGTTTTTAACAAATTCTAGTATCATATCGGTATCATCTTCTAAAATAAATTTAAGAAATTTATATCCTATATGATGTTCGATTTCAACACCATTATGTAATATTTTTGTTATAGAACCTTTTAATGTTTTCTTCTTAGTAGCCGCATTAATATTTGCGTAGATACATACATAATCTGGATTAGCCAGTTTAAATTTTGCTAACTTATCAAGGTTAGATTTTCTAGATGAATAATTATCAGTATTTGTTCTGTTTTTTAGTTCTATAGCAATCTTTTTGCTATGAGATAAAATATCTAAGCCTGTATCGTGTCCTATTTTTAAATTGTCATACCCCTTATAATTGCCTAACACAACTTCCCATATCTCTCCTATCTTCATTTGCCTTTGTTTTTCTTTGAGTATTATTAATTTATTCCTTGTTGATTTTTCTGTTTCTAAGATGTCATATGTTAATACTTCTTTTTCTTGTCGTGATAAAATAATGCGTATGGAGTTATCCAGTAATTGATAATACTTATCTAAGCAAAATTCACATTCGCCATTTGTCTCATTCATCCCTTTATGTATCCTTGATTATTACTGAATAATAGCTAATCAATTTTTTATTGAATTAAGAAATTATAAAACATATGTATACATATACATAATAAGGCTTAAATATTTATCTATACCTATATTATCTATACAAGATGTCCGGACAAATCGCCTTGCTGTCTGAAAGCCCTGTCGTATATATAATACGACGCCGAATATCTCAACAGGTCGTCTTAATAAGAGACCATATATATCTACTTAAATATTGGCTGTGTGGTCGTTTACCTTTTCTAGAGTATTACATATAAGGTTTTGACGCATACACCAAATAAATATAAATATGTATAGTCGGCTTAACATATACCTAGTGTATAGCGAGGAGTTGGAGAACAGGCGCTCCACAATTAACAGCGCTATTTCTTTAACAAAGGACATATGTCAGCAGAAAGGCTTGGAGTGTAAGTTGCATATTATAACAGAGCCTAACAAGGATTATATTAATACGCATATAGCATCCTTCAATAGCCGTGTTAAATACGAGAAGTTCCCTGATAACAATATGTATAACGATTTAATAATACCGCTAAATGTATGTCAAATATCCAACTTTGAGAAGCACCGGTATATCTATAAGTTGATTATAGACAGCGCGGCATCACAAACAGACATACAAGAACTTCATATGATTATGGAGGATGACCTAATTATATTGAAGGATTATATAGATAATATTGGGGAGTTGATTGATGACTTAAAAAATCCTACGGATAAGGACGGCGATGACTGGGACATCTTGTTTAATTGTCTAAATGTCGTTAGCAATCCCCAGAAGTTCATAAATATTAACCAGTTGTATAACATCATTATATCCAAATCCTGTTATATTATTAAGAACCCGAAGTTGTGCGAGAAGTTATACGAGGCTACCAGCACATTTAAGTTAAATTTGAAACTAACGCTATCTAAGTGCCTAAAAGATAACAATTTTAAGGCTATCTCTTATAACAAGATTACATTTATTGAGGGTTCTAAGTTGGGACTATATCCGTCTGCTGTTAATCCCGAAAACTACCTGTTTTTAAACAACAGTTATATCGCTCTTAGACAACTGGCGGCTAAGAAGGACTTAACAACCGAAGTAGATATTAAGAATGCCGAAAAAATATATAGTGAGGCGCTAAATGTGCCGTCTATTGATATACAGGCGATGATGGGAACTATCTATTTTAATCACAAGGATTATAAGAAGGCTAAAGAATATATGTGTCTTTCTCTAAATAACTTAAAGAAATGTAAAGGATATTCTATTATGAAAAATAATGAAATATTAAATAATACCATAAATATCTATAAATACGAGCAGGATATGCTGAGTGAATGTCTATTACATAAACCTAAGTATTCTTAGGGACTTAAGGAAGGGGCTACGCATATATTTATGCTGCCTCTAAAGCGGCTATCTTCTCATTAGCCTCATTTATTTTTGTGTTTAACTGTGCTATAACATTAACAGCATTCTCAAACTTAGCATAGAGGTCGGCTAGTTCAGCCTTGGTAGCGAAGCCTGAGATATCAGGGAGTTCAGCCTTGGTAGCGAAGCCTGAGATATCAGGGAGTTCTGCCTTGGTAGCGAAGCCTGAGATATCAGGGAGTTCTGCCTTGGTAGCGAAGCCTGAGACATCAGGGAGTTCATCCTTGGTAGCGAAGCCAGATACATCAGGGAGTTCTGCCTTGGTAGCGAAGCCAGAGACATCAGGGAGTTCTGCCTTAGTAGCGAAGCCTGAGACATCAGGGAGTTCTGCCTTAGTAGCGAAGCCAGATACATCAGGGAGTTCAGCCTTGGTAGCGAAGCCGGAGACATCAGGGAGTTCAGCCTTAGTAGCGAAGCCAGAGACATCAGGGAGCTCATCCTTAGTAGCGAAGCCAGAGACATCAACAGGTTCTGTATCAGGAGATAGAGACACTAGAACAGGGGCGACCGGAGCGGTAGCAGCGACAGGAGCGGTAGCGACGGATACTTCAGGTTTAGGGGCGTTCTCTAGAGTTGATATACGGGTATCTAGTTCGTAGAGTTTATTGTATATAGGAGCGTATGACATTATTAATTATTCTTATTATAATATAATATAATTATTATGTGTATATTACACACGCATATAATTATATAAAAAATGATTATATATTCTAATATATAGGATAAATAACAATACAATAAAAAGATGATTATTCCCATTAGGTGCTTCACTTGCGGCAAAGTTATGGCGGACATCGCCGACTATTACGAAAAAGAGAAGAACAAGATTGACGAAACTAATGATGTTGATAGCGTATATAAGAACTTTGAAAAAATCCATACGGGACATATCCTAGACAAACTGGGATTAAAAAGATACTGCTGTAGACGCAATCTAATCGCAAATATTGATATGATGAATATCATCTAGGATAATATGATATGCGCCTTATGATATATACTGAATATCATATGATAATAATTATATTATATACGAATAAAGATAATATATATTAATGAGCGTTGATATTAAGAAGGAAGGGATTAAGGATGCGGCAGCAAAGCCAGAAACCGACATAGAGAAATATATTGAAAAACAGATAGAGATTAAGTTGAATAGTCTGCTAGAAACCTTACCAGAGAAAATACCTAAAGGCATTCAAATAAAACCGGTATATAATTTGACAATTAAAGAACTCTATAAAAACACCTTACAGACATTAATAGACATTATCACCGACATAGTTGATGTGTATAGTAAAAAGGATTATGTGAATAGTAATAACTATATATACATATTACTCTCTATTTTTATGAAAGACGAGCGAAAGATTTATGTGGGTATTATGTTAGTTGTTTTATCTTTTATAGTTTATTTCGTGGATGGAGTATCTGTATAGGATACGATGTATCTGTATAGGATACGATGCTATTACTTCTTTTTTTTACTAAAATAATATAGTATAGTTAGATAAATATGATAGTATATAATGAGTTTTTTGAAAAATATTCATACATCCTTATAATACTAGCACTAGCCTACTATATCCTCAGCAAGAACAAGGCATCCGTCCTCATAACCATCATCATTATCCTAGCAGCCTTCTATTATATCAATAACTATATAAAAGAAAACGAGGTGCGATTTAAGGCGGAGGATACAAAGAAGGAGGAGAAGATACGCAGAGAAGTTAAGGATATAGTAGAAGTAGCGACGGATAACTTCTATATTAATAAGAACAGTAAGAATGTTAAGTATCTAGTGAAAAACAAGGAGTTTATGAATATATTATTTAATATCAGGTTCATAAAGAAGTTTGACAAAACGAGGTATTCTAATATGTGTATCAATATGGATAAAATGATGAAAATCTATATATATATATTAGCAGACAGATACGATACGAATACCTATCTGCCTATCTTCACCGACATTAAAAACAGTATTCTAGAGATATTCTATTCGCTTATATTTGTGGTGCCTAACCAGTTCAAGCATATATACGGCTTTGAACCGCAAGCAGAAATAGACAAGTCCTTAAATGATTTTCGTAATAAAACGGCGGATATGCTAACGGTCATCACAAATTACGCAAGAATTGGTAAGCAAAGCGTATATATTAATAATGATAAATATATGCCTTATGAAAAAAATAAAGAATATGTCTTGCCGTAAGGCTTTATCCTAGACGGTTTTGGCTTTCTTAGCCGTCTTGGCTTTCTTTGCTTTCTTAGCCGTCTTCTCAGCGTGATACTTACTGTATAACTTCGGGATTATAATGTGAATACCGCTGTATATAAGGGTTATATTCTTAACCCCCTTCTTACAAGTAAAGCATCCGCCTGTATATTTGCAGCTGCCGCCACCTTTAATACCACATCCGCAACCGCCGCCACAGCCGCCACCGCCTACGCTACCGCTGCTATTCATTTTACGACCACCTCTAATAGTAGATAGATATAAAAAATTTACAGGAGCACTAATAGAACAATTTAAAGCATACTTGTCAATCGCATCGACGGGCAGTTCAAATAGCGATGGGTTTGCTGATATAATCGCATTTAACTTATTGGTATCTGTCGTATTATCTCCATACTCCATCTTACTCAATAAATCCGTATAGTTTGGAATAGAAACGCCGCCAGTCGCCGCTCCAGTCGCCGCTCCAGACGCCGCTGACGCATCAGTAATTTCCGCCGACGCTGCGCTAGCACTAGACATCTTTTTAATATTCAATTATATTTTTTATTTGCTTAAATCTATATACTTTATTATAAATTCATAGCGAGCCTTCAGGTCATCTATTTCGTTCTGTATAGTAGTCATCTTACTCATATCAATATAATTTAGGAGGATATTCACCTTGTCATTAAGCTCCTTTATCTCGTTTTGCTGCGATGTTATTTTTCTATGTAGTTCTTGAACGGCGCATACATTCAAGGTATTTATATATTCTTTATTGACTGCGTGAAAATCTTTCACCTCAGTCCCATATACAAAAATTTTAGTATCCCTATATTTAATATCTTTAATCCTAAAGGTCTGCTGGTTTATTATCTCTATAACCTCAACTATCAAAGTATTATCCCTCATATCATAGCATTTAACCTTACTAGCGACATCTATCATATAAGCATTAGGCGACGCCTCTGGGAGCAGCGACCCTTGCGGGAGCGTTATTATATTATTGTTATATTCAGCAACCGTGAATATATTTGGTATGAACTCTGTTTGTATTCTAACGGCATCTGGTATGACCTGTCTAATTTGCTGCGCTATGAAACCATATACAGGAGCAGGCTCCGTAGGCTCCACAGCCTGCGTATCATCGCTTCGCCTGCCTCGCATATCTATATAATTATATGTTTTCGGCTGTATATTCAGTATCATTTGTAGCGCAGTATCATCTTCCAAATCTTTTATATTCTTTTTAATACGCTCATCGCTACTGGATATAACATTACCTGTCGTCCATATACTTGAATTGAACTTGGCGCATATATTGGTATTTGTGATATTTTGCGCGACATCTATATTAGTATTGTTAGATGTATGGATACCGTAGGATATTGTGGGGTCATCTGGTGTCGTCCCATCACCCGACGCTACTTCTAATTTATAATTGTTTGGCGCTACGCCAATCCCCACATTACCTGCGCTATAATATATATTGTTTGTCGCCTTCGTCCATAATAGCGCTCCGCTAATGCTTGACAAATTATTAACATATGATATAATATTGTTGCTAGACGATAGCACATAATTAGAAGTCTCGCCCACAAATGTAGGCACAATTTTTCTATCTATTCTAGTTAAAAAGCGCAATAGCAAGGCACCGTGTTTGCCGTTCTCTCCATAATTGCCTCCGCTACCGCTATGCTGCGAATTATAACCCGCACGGGATACGCTATTCTCCCCACTAAATATATTAGAGCCGCCTCCGCCACACGCTATATATATATCTCCATTCGCCAGTTCTCCTATGCTGCTGCCGCCCAGATTAAAAGCACTCCCGATATTAACTGTGCTAGAAAAGTTAAAGTATCTCTCATTATCTGTATTTCTATTTTCAACATTAATAGCAGCCAATCCTTCGCCACCATTCACCAGTCCGCCAGCCGTCCCTATGCCTCCGCCTCCGCATTCGCCTCCGGCATTACCAAACGCATACAGGTTGCTTGTATATCCTACGAATGTTCGCAAATCATTTGTTATATTGAAGGTTGATGCGCTAGCAGCCCCGTAATTACCTGCTCCGCAGCCTCCCAATATATTAGAAGCAATATTACAAGTATGAGTATTGATTACTATATAATTAGATGAGAAGAAGGCTCTTATTGGTGTGTTAGGGTCTGACGGTTTAAAGAATGTGTATTCATATGCTAGGGCTATATTAGAAGTCTGCCTATAGTCAAATATCTTATTCATAACTGCTCCTCCACCATCCGCCACTAAATCGCCAAATGTCGTATCGTTCCCTCGTGTCGCAAATTGGTGATTGTTGATATTACTGGTGCTAATGCCCCCTACAATCCTGTCACTACTGCCGCTGAAGATGTTGCTAGAAACATTAGAATAATAGGCGCTACCGCCTCTGCCTACAGTAATCGTCTTGAGCCCCTTAGATATATATGCGTCATTAACATATACCAGATTACCTGCTCCGCCGCCAATATTAGAATTGCCGTTTCCTATGCCGCCGCCAATAGTGCCTCCAATAATGCCGCCGCTACCAGCACCAGATACAATAGTGCTACCACCCCTCCCTCCGCCGCCTCCGCCATACGCCATAATGTCGCATATAGTATTGGTATCTTGAAAATCTACTAGATATTTGCTAGATTTATTAAGATTATAGAGTTCTTTTCTAGCATCGTCTGGTAATGAATAGTTGTATATTTTAAAATCCGCCAAAGAAAAATTGTAGTTTGAGGTGTTCGCCGGCGACGATATAGTGTTCCTTATATATTTATTAAAACCGAGTGTAAAAATATAGTCATTCTCTACTGTTGCCTTTTCTCTGCGGACGCCATTAATATACACGGCAACATCTATGGCTGCTGTTGGTGCGGCTGTCTGTTTTTCAATCGTCCAGATGATGTGGTTCCAGTAGGTAGCGTAGATATCCTTTATAGTTATTACAGGCGTCTTTATTTTATCCATATAGAAGGTTAAAGTATTGTTAAAATAGTTGATATTTAACTTACGCAAATTAAGGTTGTCGCCGTTGTTAAACTCTAGAATTATTAATTCTTTGCTATATGTATTCACTTTCAGCCAAAAGCCGAATGTTAGCGCCCAATTGCTATATGTTTGGAACATATTGTTAATGTTGAACTCTCTTTCAAACATACCGAAAGTCGGCTCGTCTGTCGCGCAGTTAAACTCTAGGTATGTGCTGTCAAGCGGCGTATATTCAACTTTACGCATATACAGGCTGCGTGGGCTTATGTAGATGTCGCCATATAATTCTAGATTTGTTAGCGAATTCTCAGGATATCCTAGGTAGCCGCTATTCTTTATTCGGCGTATCCCACGATTAGCAGCACCTACCTCATTATTTATTAAAATATTATTGCTATCTTCTGTAAATTTACACCAGACTGGCAATATAAGCCTACTCGAGTTATCACGGTCAAATGTAGTCCCTAGCAAGGGCTCATAGGTAAATTTACATACCATATAATTGCTGCGTGGAACTGCCGATACTGACGGGATAGAATTATAGATTATTGGGGGAATTACATAGATAATCTCCGGTGTTAGGCTGATAGTCCCGCTATCATTCACATAAATACCGTTGCCTACCTTAACGCTCCCTAGAGTATTGGCGGTCGCCGGATAGATAATGTTGTTTGCTGCCTCCTCCCTAATATAGTCTATTAATATGTTGCTGGTCGTCAAGATATAGTTGCTAACATCTAGGGTTGTTTGGACGATGTCGGTGGATATTTGCTCTATGAGGATGCTCTCAGTATTATTTATACGGTCTGTTAATTTGCTGGCTTCGCTTACTACATAATTGCTTGTATCGCTGAGAAAATCACGGCTATTTATTGTTAAAATGTTGTTCTCCCACGCCAGATTATTATCACTATACAACTTATTATTACTATTGAATATCAGGGCGTTTGTTATAAAACTGTTATTACCTGTGCCGCCTCTAGCTACACCAAGGTTCCCTGTCGTTAAATTGTTAGCATTAATGTTGGTGATGCTTCGCCCTGTGCCTATAAATGTAGCGGCTGTGACGCTACCGCCAGTCACTATGTCTCCCGACGATACCCCAAAAATACTCCTTGATGTCCCACTAGGTGTTATACTATTCGCCATCCTTATAAAAATTAAAAGTATTTTAAACTTATATAAAAATAAGGGATTTATTATCCAGTCCTTAGGTGAAAGTTAGAATTGCTGTAGAGGCTACTGTGATAGCAGCGGCAGCAGCGGCAGCGGCGGCGATAGCGACTATACTAGGGAATATATGATATACGCTATTATTGATATGGTCGCTATCAATAGTATCCGACAGGGTATCCTCTAGAAAATTAATACTTTCTATATCGTCCCTTGAGAAATCGCCGCCGTAATTGCTATCGCTGCTATAATAATATTTTAATTCACCTATGCTATATTCTAACATTAGTATTGTATTTTTCTATATATACATCCTTATATGTTCTTATATTTATATGTATATAAATTAAGTATATATTATGAGAGGCAAGAATAGCAGCGGCGGTGGCGGCAAAAGACGAATGAAAGGCGGCGTAGGCGTAGGTGGCGTAAGCGGTATCAATGATATCGGCGACATTAGCAGTATGAGCGGTATGAGCGGTATTGGCAGCATTAGCAGTATGAGCGGCATTAGCAGCGCAAGCATTAGCGATTGGATGACTAAAATACAAAAAAACCTTAAAAAGATATTCAAGTTTTCTTTATTCAAGTTTCTAGTTTATATGTTGTTGGTGATATCGTGTATATACCTCGTGTTCGCTACTATTATCTTTGTTAATGCGTGTATTAATCTACATAAAACATCGTTTGTCTATCCTACCGATGATACCATCAAGTATAGAAAACTGATAGACGCTCCTATATTTGAGTATTTAAAAACGAAGAATTTTCTGGCGGTTGATAAGTTTCTTTTGAATGCTAACAACAGTCTAAAGCCGTCATCAGTCGCATTCTGGACGGTTACAGGCATTATGATAGGCACCATATTATTTCTCATCGCTCATAACTATATGTTGTCAGACAAAGAGGAAGTTAATGAATACAAGACATACCTTATGAAGAACAAATCGTATGTGTTGATGGCGTTATTACCATACCTACTTATATTTATTATAGTAATTTGGTTTAATACTATACAGGTTAATAATAATAACGACCTTAATAGCTTGAAAATTAACGGTAAAAAACAATATAAAAAAGAAGAATTACAAGAGATTAAAAAGAAACTACAGAAAATACTATATGAAAACGAGACTTTCACTACATCAACAGAAATAGATGAAATAGCAGATGGTATAGAAGCTAGGTTTAAACCTAACAGATACATAGCACCTGAAAAAAAGTCTACAGTATCTACGGCTTCTGTCCCCGCAAATACTAGCGTAGGTAATAAAATTGTCGCTATTGATTTAGAGGCAATCATCTCTATCTATAAACATAATTTGAAAGCCCTTAATTTGTCAGGAGGGGACAAACTGAAGCAGTATCAGCGTAAATACATAAACTATATTGACGAATACTTTGAATTGCTTAAATATAACAGCAGCAGCGGGGGCAGCAGCGTCGGCGACGACGATTATTATACTGAGTTTTATTTATACGGTTTAATAGAATACAAGGATAAGGATGGAGACGAAAAAGAATATAGCTATAGAATTCTAGAATACCGAAATAAAATTAAGAGTAATGAAGGCGGTAGCGGCTTGGAAAAACTGCTGATTACCACCATTACCTCTAATATCCGTGCCTATTTTACAGGCGTCATCTCCTTATATACTATCTGTGCTATAGGTGTCATTATTATGCTTATTTATCTTAATGATGCTGCTAAGACGCCCTTAGTTCATCTGCTATTTATTATTGACAAAATTGCGAGTATTAATAACCTGCCTATAATAATACTAGCTATCATAGCAATTGCTGCGATTATTATAACCTTGTTCTTTGTAATTCCGCTAATATATAATTGGGCGGCTGCTACTCTCTCTTGGATGTTGAATTGATAGATTAAAAATTTAATTTGTATTATTAAGAAGATAATATATTATCATTATGCTTCAAAAAAAGAAGGCTGCTCCTAAGGCTGCTGGTGCTACTGGTGCTGCTGGTGCTAAGGGTGCTAAGGGTGCTACTGCTCCTGTTGGTGCTGCTGCTCCTAAGGCTGCTAAGGGTGCTACTGGTGCTGCTGGTGCTAAGGGTGCTAAGGGTGCTACTGGTGCTAAGGGTGTTGTCAAGGCTCAAAATAAAGCAAGAGACTTGTTAGCACCCTTAGATAATTTTCAAGAAAAATTTTATGAATTTTTTAAAAAATATAAAGATGAGCCATATGAAAAAATACTAACAAGGATTACTAATTTATTAACTGATTTATTAAAGGATAATGATGAAAATAAGGATGAATTAAATGTTTTTGATAACATTATAATAAAGGATAAATTAAAATTTTTTAATAACATTATAGTTAAAGCAAAGGATATAAATAATAAAGATAACAGAAGAAAGACATTCCTTTTTTATTTAATTAATAACATCATATATGCTATTACGCTAAGTAAAATTATAGATAATAAGGATGCTACCAACGATGAATATTGTAGTCAAGTCGTAGAACTTTTTAAATTTAGATTTATGAAACTTCAAGATAATAATGATGCTATTAGAAGACAGATAGTGAATAAACATAAATTTATAAATATAAATTTGCAAGTTGACATAAATAAATATTTTGAAAAATTAACTGATGAAAATAATGATATATATATTAAACTAAATGAAGGTATTCATCTTTTGGAATACGATGTGTTAAATCATTTACAAAAGATAGGTTTCGCAGTTAAAGATAAGATTGATGATAAACAAGATGATATTAATGAAGAACAAGATGATATTAATGATAAAAAAGATGGGATTATTGATAAATACAAAGAAGCTATAAAAGCCTTTAATACAACAAGGAAAATATTAGGGAATACTGGTAGTATTGAAGAACAAAAAGGAGAAACCTATAAAATTTATTATCAATTGTATTATTGCTTAGGTATATTTTTAGAAAATTGTCTAGAAAAGCAAATAGTAGCAGCAACTGAAGGCGCAGCCGCAAATGCTGAAATAGAAACACAAATAACCGAAACCCTAAAATTATATAAGGCTAAGGATGATGCTGATGAGAAGACTGAAGCTGATGTGAAGACTGAAGCTGATGCGAAGACTGAAGCTGATGAGAAGACTGAAGCTGATGCTAATTCTAATAGTGAATATTATACAAAAATTAAAACTTTAGAGACCACAGCAAAAGCCGAATATACAACTGGTGTTAATAAGGCTATTGATTTAAAAAAGGCAAAGAAAGGTGGAAGTGATAACTCTTTTGAAGATGCCTTAAAAAATTTATTTAATAAAGCATCAAAAGAAGATAGTACTATTAACGCTTCAAGTATTGAAGGTAATATAATTGCTATCTTAAAGGAATATGAAATAGGGCTAAAGTTTGGAGAGTTCAATAGCGATGAATTAAGTAAGAAGATTTTTGATTTATTATTAAGTGATAACGATGATGATAATATGGATGGAGAAGAGCCCGAATGGCTTGATAATGATGTTGGATGGATTAAAAGTATCTTTAAAAATCAGCCATACTATAAATACGAACTATACAGAAGCAAAAAGATATACAAGGCGGCTATATTAGAAATTAGGCAGTTAATCACTAGCAATATTGCTAGTATTGATGCAGCTAATGCTGCGACAGCATCCTATAATCTACAAAGTTTTTTAACAGCAATTCAAGAGATTAAAAAGATAGCGACAATCGCCAACTACAGAGCGTCCTTGTCTAATTCTACAGATGCATTAAATGATATATTAGATATCCCTGCTAGATATATAAAAGAATGTGAAGAAAAAATAGAGGACGCCAACGACTTAATAAAAGAATTAGATGAAAAAAAAGGATTAGATGAAGAAAAATTTAAGGATGAAATAGCTGCAGTAAAAGAAGCAGTAGAAGAAGCAAAGAAAAAGATAACAGATGTTGAAACTTATAAGACTAAAACAGAAAAATTTATTGAAGAAAATGGTGGTAAAATAAAGAAATTATTAGAAGATATTGAGGATGCTTATAATAATTCTGCTGTTAATACCGATGATGATAAGCTTACAGAGATTAGCAGAAGAGAAGATGAAGCAAAAGCAGATGCTGAAGAACAAAAAAAATATCCTGATAGTCTTACTTATTTAATTAAAGCAATTGGTGTAATGAAAGATAAAACACCTGAAAAATTAATAAAAGCAAGAAGAGAAGCAAATGAAAAAAATATAAAGCAAACAGAAAATGAAGCAGAAGAAAACAAAAAAATGGAAGAAGAAGAAAGAAAAGGAAAAGCAATAGAAAGAGAAGAAGAAAGAAGAAGGATAGAACAAGAAGCAACACAAGCAGCGCAAGCAGCGCAAGCAGCACCTGTAGCACAAGAAGAACAAGTAGCACAAAAAGAAAAAGAAGACAAAGAACAAGTAGCAGAACAAGTAGAAGTAGCAGAAGCACCTATAGCAGCACCAGTAGTAGAACAACAAGTAGCACAAGAACAAGTAGAAGTAGCAAAACAACAAGTAGAAGAAGAACAAGTAAAAGAAGCAACACAAGAAGTAGAACAACCAGTAGTAGAACAACAAGTAAAAGAAGCAACACAAGTAGCAGCAGAACAACAAGTAGCACAAGAACAAGTAGAAGTAACAAAACAACAAGTAGAAGAAGAAGTCATAGCAAAAGGGAATGATGTTAATGTGAATGTATCACAATCGCAACAAACAATAGAAGCACCAGCAGCACAACAAGAAAAAGAAGATGAAATAGAAGAAGAAGCAGCACAGCGAATAAACGATGTATATGAAGATTATAAAGGACTAAAAAATATAAGTGAAAGATCGACAACAGACCATCAAGCAGCAGAACAAGTAGAAGTAGACCAAAATGAAAACAATGAGGACTATACTGAAGAGGCTTTTGATGATGAAGATGATAGCACATTAGCTAGCATTAGTGAAAACGGTAGCACATTAGCTAGCATTAGTAGCGGCAGTAGCGGCAGTAGCAAAGACAGCAGCAAAGATAGCATAAATGAAGTTCCTATATTATATGACAATACAGGTGTAGGACAAAATAGCCCCCTGACAATAACTTCTTCATTATTCAATAGGGGGTTATCTTCCGTAGCATCTACAGCCAAAGCATCAGTAGCATCGGCATCATCGGTAGCCAAAAAAGCACTAGTAAGAACAGCATCAGCAGTAAGAAATATATCAATAGACGCCGCGTCAGCAGCAGCATCCTCAACAAATAAAGCAGTATCAACAGCAAGAAAAAAAACAGCAACCGCATTAAGAGGAGTAGCAGCAGCAGCAGAAGCAGCAGCAGAAGCAGCAGCAGAAGCAGCAGCAGAAGCAGCAGCAGCATCCTCAACAATAGTAGTAAGACCTATAGTAGATCCATCAACAGAACAAGTAATACAAGCACCTCTAGAAACTGACGAGAGACGAAGAGGAGCACTTCTAGAAACTGACGAGAGACGAATAGGAGCACCTCTAAAAACTTACGATGACGGATATAAACACATCAGTTCAAATGAAGGGCTACTATACCCGTCCCTACCAGAAGTTGTGGGTTTTAGACGATTTAAATCATCACTAGACACGATACCTGAAACAACAACACCATTAACGGTATCATCTGCGTCATCTCCAGAGACAACTCCACGACTAACCACCCCTGAAACATCTCCAGATACAACTCCACGACTAACCACCCCTGAAACATCTCCAGATAAAACTCCACGACTAACCCCTGAAACATCTCCAGAGACATCTCCACGACTAACCCCTGAAACATCTCCAGAGACATCTCCACGACTAACTATGATACCGACATTACCAGTCGCACTAGCAGCGCCTATCGCATATGAACCAATAGACGAAGAGACATTAAAAGGGCGCTATTTATATACGCACAAATATAATGATGTGAAAGAAGACGACTTGCGTAATATCAGGGCGTTCTATAATAAACCTAGAAGACCTGATATAGATGACAAGATAGGCTTGATGTCGGCTGATATTGATATATATAATAATGGAGACGATGGAGACGGAGGAGACGGAGCAGCGGGAGCGGTGGCTTACAGTTTTGATGATATTAAATCTAAAATAAATAGGTTTGAGAATGACCCTAACAGCCCCATAGAGGCTTTTGAGATAAGGTTTGAGGACAGGCTAGTATTTATTATTACGACATTCTTTATTAGATATGCGGCAATATCAATAATACAGCGTGGGATAGATACCAATCTGGTTAAATCATTCTACGAAGGCTTCATATATTACGGAGCCATCTATATTATATTCTTCTGGTTTATTGTTTTATTCATTAATATAGATAACAATTACACTGTTGGATACCTAGACCTTAATGGTTTAATAAATTATATTCGCTCGCTATTCTACTATTTCTTTATGGGAACTAACGGCATATCACGATTACTGATACATTCGCTGCTGATACTGGTTATTATAATAATCCCTATAATACTTAACATCAAGTATGAGAAGACAAAAGACCCTTTGAATGTAGATGCGGATGCTGATAGTGATGCTGATGCTATAGAACGCATTAAACCCTTAACATTAGAAGAGCGCACTAAATTATCTAAAGCAATATCATTATTCACCCTCCTTATATGGATACTTACTAGTATAATTGCTACAAAGTTCTAAGGCATATACTTTTGATATCTCCCTGTATATAGATAAAAATGTTCTTATATATTAAGGATATTTATGAGTAAAAAACCATTAGTTCCCAATAAAAACCCGAAGGGTCGTGGTAAAGGAATGGGTAATGCGGGCAAGGCGGCTAAGGCGACTAAGGCTCCTAGAAGGATTAGAATATGTAGCAGGCTTAGTAAAGGTATGCTTACTATATTGATAGCGGATGTTGATAGTATTGCTAAGGGATTTAAGGGATTTAAGGGATTGAAAGGGCTTAAGAGATTTAAAGGGCTTAAGAGATTTAAAGGTGGAGGCACAGAAGATGACTATTATAAAAGACTTGAAGGATTGTTTAGCGAAGAAAATATGAAGAACATTAAGAGGCTTAAGGAGGATTTGGTGAATAATATTCTCGGCACTATGACTGAAGGATTAGAGGATTTAGTAATATTTAAGACTGATAAGGTTGATGAAATAAAAAAGGCACAATTATTAAAATTCATTAGTATTATAAATGATATTGACAATTTAGGACAGGAGCATATTGACTGTATAATATCAAATGATAGTTTAAAAGCATTACCCTATATTGAAAAGATAACAACACTAGTAATGATTAATATGTTTAAAATGGTTTATAATTTAAAATATCAAGACCGGCAAATACAAGAACCCTCTTTTAAATATCTTGATAATACCAAACTTTTAATTAAAAAAATTACTGATGTGTATAATGGTGTAAATAATGATTTCAGTTTACAAGGTTTAACCAAAGATGTTAACAGAGAATTAGAGTATTACAATTATATATATATATTAAATGATTATGATGCTACTAAAGGTGATGAGAATGATGCTAAGAAAATTGAAGAAATTATAAAATGGATGAAAGATAAATGTAAAGAGATTGAAAATAATGAATTTAAAAGTTTTATTAAAAATCCTCACCTAAAAGAAGATAATTTTACGACAGGTTGTGATAATAACTCAGCATTAAAAGTAGCTATAGTAAATTATAATGGTATTATAAAAAATATGAAAGACACATATAATTCTCTAGAAAAACTAACTACGACAAATTATACTAACAAAATATATATTGTACTTACAGGTCCGGATCCTAATATCAAAAACTTTAGTTATTTGAAATCAGATTTGTATGAATTATATGATATTCTAATAGAATATGAAGATATAATGAAGTTGATTTCTAATAGAAAAGAAGAATATAAAAATTGCGTGAAAGCGTTTTATGATAACACCATTACAATATATACTAAGAAGGATCTTCTAACTCCTCGAAGAAAACAAGAATACACAAATGCTTTAATATTAAAAGCTGTAATAACTGATTTAGAAGCTAGTATTACAGTATATAATAATACTTATGATGAAATTAAGAACGAATTTGAAAAATGGGAGGAAATTAAAAATTATATAGATAACAATATACCAGTAGACCTAACTAATATAGTGCTCCTATATAATAAATTATGTAATTATAATACAATATATCAAGGTAAATATAAACAAATTGAAAATGATGCTAATATAGCAGTTGTATTAAAGAAGAAAAGAGATATTGAGGTAAAAAAAGAAGAAAGAGAACAAAATAATATAGATAAAGAACTACTGAAGATTAATGAAAACTTAAAAGATATAACAAACAAATTGAGCACCGCAACATTACCCGAAGCCAAGGCTAATTTAGAAGAAAATAGAATATTACAAACAGCAAGGCAAACACAATTAGAGAAAGAGCTTGAAGAACTTAAAGATAAAATTGCTGAAAATAACTTAAAATATGAAAATAATATAAGGGACGCAAATAATAAAGGGCGAAATACAACAGGTGAATTAGGAGGCGGCAAACTAACCACCAAGTATATATCAACAGGGGACTTTGTATATATATTATACGAAAAGAAGAAGATTAAGAGGTGCGTATATACTAAGGCTAAGGGTCGTGGTAAATATTGTAAGATTAAAGGCGATTATATATTAGTAAGTAAATTGAAGGTGGTATAGTTATTCTTATATGTTTTTATTGGCTGCTAGGATATTCGCTAGGTTAAACATCGCATACCTTTATTATGATTAGTGATGGTCTCTATGTTATATCCCTAGAAATACTAGGTAAATTTAGAAGGATACAACATAGTTTAGCGTGATTTGGGTAATCATTAGTGCCTCTTATTACCATTATAGGCAATCTTCTATAACATAACCTAGTATAAAATGCGGGATAGCGAAGCGCGCATACTATATAAGGAAATATGCGAAGCATAAATACAACTTATCATACTTCTATTACCAGTAATGGTGTCTTAAAGAATAAAAGGATATTACTAAGTATTTTTTGAGAAGATTAGATAAGTTAGAAACTTTTAGAGAATTTTAGAAATATATAAAAGTTGTAAAAGTTTTTAGAAATAGTAAAGGTTTATAAGTTTATAAATAAAGTTAAGTAATATTTTTAGGTATATTCTATAACCATTCTAGGCAATCTTCTATAACATAACATAGTATCCTCGGGTATAACACAACATAGCATATATCTCTTACCATTAATGGTGTCATAAAGAATAAAAATAAATAACACTTAGAGCTTCATCTTAACATCGTCCTCTTAACATCGTCCTCTTAACATTAGTAATATTCTCTACATTCTATCCTGCCGAATTTTCCAGAGTTCATCAATCTTTATTTTGGTTCTTTTAGAGTTCAGGTCTGGAAACATATCTTTAATCCTGATATGGATTTCATCATTAAAGATTTTGCGTTCAGCCGCTTTTTCAGCAGCCTTAGCTTCGTCTATCTCTTTTTTGGCTTTTTTGCTTTTTCCTGAGATACTATGAATGCCTCATATCAATTTTTATTATATAAAGAAAAAAGTATAACAAATAGCCTAGCGGCGGTAGCGGCGCTAGGCTATTTGTTTCTTATAATATGCGACGGTAATAAAGCTACCTTTGTATTTCACATATTCTTTTCTTGAACTAGGTATTTTATAGATACTCTTCAGTTCCCCTAATATAACCTTTTTATAGGATACTTTATAAACTGGTAATGCGGCGACGCTACTGCTAGCGGCTACGCATTTAACATTCTTTATTACCACATCTGCTATAGTATCTGCTAGCCGATTGCGTGTCGTTATAATGTAATGTTTTAGATTTCTTAGTTTTTTGTCGCATTCATATATGCCTTTACCATCTGTATATAATTTAGCCTTATTACCGTCCTTTCCTGATATTATAAAGGTATGATTGATATATCTAGGTTGATATAGATTATTTTTGCTGAAGAACTCTCCGTAAGTGATAGGCTTTGTCGGGTATTCTATATACGGCTTGGACTTATTATGGTTATTCATAGCAGCTCTCTATAATAAATTGTAGAAAAAGAAATATAAAAATATAGAAATAGAGATGTTATTAAGGATTACGCCGCTAGGCTCTGCTACTAGACAGGCTATCGTAAGTATTCTAAGTTGTCTAATTTAGAGTTTATCTCGTCCATCTTGCTATCTAATTTTCTTAAATAATCTAGTATATCTTTGTTGCTAGGAGTGTATTCTTTTTGTGATGGTGGCTGCTTAGGCTTTGATGCTAACTTCTGTGATGGCTCACTTTTTATTCTTGTCTTATTAATATGGTTTATAAGTTGCGAAGTATCTATATCTATTCCTTTTTCTAAGTCGTCCCTTATTTTTGGGAAAATTATATGAGATACGACCCTTAATTCAATACTATTCACAGTTCTCTTATGTTCCATAGCGATTTCTTCATAGGTTTTATTCTCAGCAATTTCTTGAGCTAACTTAATATCTTCTTCAACCGTCCATTTTTTCCCTATATTATCCTCGCTTTTTAATTCTAGCATATTTGTTCCGTAAGGAGGTGTCTGTGCTGCTGACATTATATCTTTTATAGTTGCGTGTATTAAATAATCTAGTATACAAGGTATCAATTTTTAATATTATCATCATTGCTCACTCTGCTCGCCGCATTCGCCGCTACGCTACCATATAAGGACATATAGCATATATTATATGATACTCATTAAATCTCAAGAGATGATTGAAGACTACCTAGCATATACAAAGGTGTATAAGGAGAAATATGGCGACAAATGCGTCGTATTGATGCAAGTCGGTTCGTTCTTTGAGATTTATACTATATACCCGAATACCGATGCGTCCCTCAATAACGATGTGTATGTCATAGCAGAATTGTGCGGCATCCAGACATCTCGTAAAAATAAGACGGTTGCTGAGATATCCTTAGCAAATCCCGTAATGGCAGGGTTTCCGCTAGCATCCCTTCCTAAGTTTCGTGATAAAATCTTAGCGAGCAATTATACGATTGTATTGGTAGAACAGGTGACGGAGCCTCCTAATCCCCAGCGCAAGGTCACAGACATCATATCGCCCGGAACAAATGTTAATATCGTGAATAAACGCAGCAACTATATAATGGTCTTATATTACGAGGTTATTGACGGGTATATTATAGCAGCCATCTCAGGTATTGATTTATCCACAGGTAAAACCTTCGTATATGAAGTATCATCCACCAGAGACGACCCTGAATTCGCAAATGACGAGGTGTTCCGCTATATCAGCACATATAATCCCGTGGAGCTTATAATAATAAGTGAGGCGATAGGCGAGGATTACAAGCGACGAATACTTAAAAATCTAAATATTAATAGCATTCGCGTCCATTACAAATGGGACAAATACGAACACTTAGCGTTTTTTAGCAATATCAATAGACAGCGAGATATACTAGAAAAGGTCTTCGTTGTTAAAAAGGGGTTTCTCTCTATTATAGAAATACTGAACTTAGAAAGATATAATAATGCGAGGTTTTCACTCTGCTGTCTGCTAGAGTTTGCCTACGAACATAACGCAGATATAGTGAAAGGACTTGAGGAGGCACCAGAAGTATTTGAAATGTATAAAAATATGTCTATAGAGTTCAACTCGGCAATTCAATTGAATGTCCTCGGGTTATATCCTAGCGACCAGCCGCTAATAGATATATTAAACAGATGTGCGACGGCTTTTGGATACCGCACATTTAAAGAGCGGCTCCTACAGCCGATGATAGATGTAGGGGCTATTAACAGGACATACGACGATGTTGATATGCTTTTAAAAAATAATCTGTATTTAATTGTGCGCAAGCACCTATCAGCTATAATGGATTTAGAGCGTCTCAAGCGCAAGATGAAAACAAACAGGATGGCTCCTCAAGACTGGGTATCCTTTAACGACGCTCTGGTATCTACGATGGAGATAAGGAATATGGTGGATTTTAGCGATAGCGGCGATAGCGGCATCATAACAATAGCCGATATTGATAGCGTAATGGCTCAATATACTGATATTATAGATTTAGAGGAGGCTGGAAAATATAATCTAACGAACCTACAGGATAAGTCTAGCTGTATCAACTTCTTTAAAAAAGGCGTCTATTTGCATATTGACGCGCTCTTTGAAAAATACAACAAGTCGCTAGATGTCATTAATGCGGCTTGTGAGAATATATCACGAGTGGGCGGCGATAATGACACGACGGCTTGTAAGGTGGAAAATAACAATCGGGACGGTTATTATTTGACGATTACCAAGAAACGATATGAGAATGCTTTAAAGATTAAAAGAGATTTAATGAATTCGTTTGACAAGAAGTTGCTGTCTTCGTCTTCAACGGTATATAAGCTTACTAATCCTGCGATGGTTAAGGAGAGCAACGCAATTGCCGAGTATAGCCAGCAAATATCCACACTAGTCCTAAAGCATTACAAGGAGTTCGTATTAGGTTTTGGCGACGCCGTTGCGAATACCTACGATTTAATCGTTAAATATTTGGTTCGTGTAGATATTGCCGCAAACTCGGCAAAGAACGCTTTTGACTACTGCTATAAGCGTCCTATTATAGATTGCGAGAGGACGGCGGGGCATTCTTCATTCATAGAGGCGGCGAATATGCGACACCCAATTATTGAGAGAATACAAGACGACTTCCAATATGTCGGCAATAACATATCGCTCAACCAGAACGGCATCCTGCTCTATGGTATTAATGCGTCCGGCAAGTCGTCCTTTATGAAAGCCGTTGGGCTCAATATTATTATGGCTCAAGCTGGTATGTTTGTTGCCGCCTCGTCGTTTGTCTATTATCCTTATCATAGCATATTCACGAGGATTTCGGGGTTAGATAACATTTATAAAGGGATGTCAAGTTTTACTGTGGAGATGACAGAATTGCGAAATATTCTCAGGAGGTGTAATAAGTATAGCCTAGTGATTGGCGACGAAATATGTTGCGGGACTGAATTCATATCGGCAGTATCAATTGTCGCCAGCGGCATAGATACGCTCATAGAGAAAGGAGCGTCCTTCATATTCGCTTCGCATCTACACGAACTGACGAAACTGAAAAGCATTAAAGCGAACATCAGCAAATCTAAGTTGTTCGTGAAGCATATCCGTATTACCTTTGATAAAAATAATAATATCATATATGACAGGGTAATTCAGGACGGGCAAGGGAGCAATAATTACGGAATAGATGTTTGTAGGACGCTGGATATGCCTCGTGATTTTATGAAAAACGCTGAGTTAAATAGAAAAGAGATAATAGGTATTAATAGTAATATAATAAATAAAAAGAGTTCTAGGTATAACTCTAAAATCATTATAGATATGTGTAATATATGTAATAAGAACAAGGCTGAAGAGACGCACCACATCATATATCAGCAGACCGCCAACAAAGACGGGTTTATCAACGATGCTTACCACAAGAACGCTAAGCATAACTTAGTGGCAATTTGTGGCGAATGTCATAATAAGGAGCATAGCGGCAAGATAAAGATAGAATGCTGGGTATCTTCGTCCAAAGGTCGCAAGTTGCTTTGCGATTATAACTATAGCGAGAGCTGCGGTAGCGGCGGTAGCGGCGAATGCGGCGAATGCGAAAGCACCGATGACAATTAAACTTAATTCATTTTTCTAACCTATATAAAAACAATTCACCTATATAGATATAACCAAGGATACAAAAAATAAAAATGCGTGTTATTAAGCGGAATACTGAGATGGAGGATGTCAGTTTTGACAAGGTATTAAATCGGTTAAAGAACCTGTCATCGGGTTTAACTATTGATGTCACAGAGATAGCCCAGAAGGTCTGCTCTCGTATTTATGACGGTGTTAAGACATACGAGTTGGACGAACTGGCTGCCTACTTGTGTAGCAGTATGTCTATAGAGCATCCCGATTATAGTATCCTAGCGTCTCGTATTATTGTTTCTAATCACCACAAGAATACCTCGCCGTCTTTTAGCGAAACCATCCAGACGCTATATAATAATGTAGATAACCACGGCGACCCTATACCGCTAGTGTCAGCAGAGTTATATAATGTCGTTAGCAAGAACAAGGAGAAACTAAACACCTATATTGATTATCAGCGGGATTACTTGTTTGATTACTTTGGGTTCAAGACGCTAGAACGGGCGTATTTGCTGCGTATCAATAAGAAGATTATAGAGCGTCCGCAGCATATGTGGATGCGGGTCGCTATTGGGATACACGGAAACGACATTAAGGAGGTTCTACAGACTTATGATTTATTAAGTAAAAAATACTTCACCCACGCTACGCCTACGCTCTTTAATGCTGGAACAAATCGCCCGCAACTAAGCAGTTGCTTCTTGTGTAGCATTAATGACGATAGCGTTTCTGGTATTTTTGATTCGCTAAAAGAAGTAGCGTTAATCTCTAAGTATGCTGGTGGTATCGGGCTACATATTCACCAAATACGAGGAAACGGCAGCCATATTAGAGGGACAAACGGGACATCTAATGGGATTATCCCGATGCTGCGTGTCTTCAATAATACTGCTAGATATATAGACCAAGCAGGGAAACGGCTAGGGAGTATCGCAGTTTATCTGGAGACATGGCATAACGATATTGAGAGTTTCTTGGAACTCAAGAAAAATCACGGTAGCGAAGAGGATAGATGTAGGGACTTGTTTTTGGCGTTGTGGATATCAGACCTCTTTATGGAGCGGGTGAAAGCCGAAGGCAAATGGTCGCTTATGTGTCCTGATAAATGTCCTGGGCTTAGCGATGTATATGGCGATGAGTTTAAGGAGTTGTATGAGAAATACGAGAGCGAAGGCAAATATACGAAGCAGGTGAAAGCACAAGACTTGTGGTTCAAGATTTTGGAGGCGCAAATAGAGCAAGGCGTGCCCTATATCCTATACAAGGATGCTGCGAATAAGAAGAGCAACCAGAAAAATCTAGGAACTATTAAATCTAGCAACCTGTGCGCTGAGGTGCTTATTTATTCATCTCCTGAAGAGACTGGTGTATGTAATCTGGCTTCTATCTGTCTGCCTAGTTATGTAAGCGTGAGCTGCGACGGAGGCGGCAAAGACAGCAATAATACCTTTAACTTTGAAAAACTACACGAGATTACCAAGGTTATCACTAAGAACCTTAACAAGGTTATTGACAAGAACTTCTATCCTGTTGAAAAGGCACGCCGTAGCAACCTGAAGCACCGACCTATCGGGATAGGCGTCCAAGGATTAGCGGATGTGTTTATTCAGTTGCGATATCCTTTTGAGAGCGAAGAGGCTAAACAGTTAAACAAGGATATCTTTGAGACAATCTATCACGCCGCCGTGGAGGCATCTATGGAGTTAGCAAAGAAACGCCGTGGTGTGATTAATGATATTAAGAATATTAATTGTAAGATACTTGACGAGGATATTAAGAACTATGTGAATGAATTTGAGAGGGATATAGCGAACCCCAAGTATATTGGTGCTTACAGTTCATTTGAAGGCAGCCCGATGTCTCAGGGTTTATTCCAGTTTGATTTATGGGATGACAAGTCTCCTAATGGAGCCAAGCCTCCTAGGGGCGGACGGTATGACTGGGATAAACTGCGTGCTGATATGATGGAATATGGGGTTCGTAATAGTCTGCTGATATCACCTATGCCTACGGCATCAACCTCGCAAATTATGGGATTTAATGAGAGTTTTGAGCCATTCACCAACAACATCTTTCAACGCAAGACATTAAGCGGAGAGTTTATTGTTATCAATAAATACCTGATTAATGATTTGATTGATAGAGGATTGTGGAACAAGGAACTGAAGGATACCATTATTTTACACGAAGGCAGCGTCCAAAATATCCCTGAGATTAGCGATGATTTGAAGGCGATTTATAAGACGGCGTGGGAGATTAAGCAGAGAAACATTATAGATATGTCGGCTGATAGAGGGAGATACATTTGTCAGACACAGAGCCTCAATATATTTATGGAGGAGCCTGATTTCCAGAAGTTGTCGTCTATGCATTTTTACGGACACTCTAAGGGACTGAAGACAGGCTCTTATTATCTGCGAACTAGACCTAAGGCGAAAACTCAGCAATTTACGATAGACCCTGAATTTGCTAAAAAGAAGCGTAGATGTGCTGAGGAGAATGCTGATAGTTGTGTGCTGTGTTCGGCTTAGGTATTTTGGTGGATGATGGAGAGGAGCGAAAGCGAAGCTGCGAAGCTGCGAAGCGTGGATAAATTATTTTTATATTTATATTATAGAGGATATAAGAGGAGCGATGAGTATTCCTCTTAATGTTAAAGAATATAAAGATAAGGAACAAGATTACAAGAAATATTTAGATAAAGTCTTATCCCTTATTAATAAAGATAATAAAGAAGTGGATGAAAGGTTTGGACGAACTAATAATTATCAAATAAACATGTCTTTGTATAAAAAGCAATAGAAGAAGCAATTGTATTAGGTCCCGGAACCACCAAGAATGATATTGAAACAAAGATATTAATGCTATTTTTAATTGATAATAATATAATACCTAGTGATATAGATGATGAATATGGTGTAAATGTTTTTTATGATGAAAATGATGTAAATAAAGATAAGGATGCTTATCTTAAAGAACTTCGTAGTAAAATCCTTTATACTAATTTAGAAACAAAAATTAAGGGTATAAAAGGTGGAGGTTCTCATCGCAATAAGGCTACGCCCAAGTCCAACACAAAACCTAAGGCAAAGCCTAAGGCAAAGCCTAAACACGAAGATATGACGATGAAGGAGATAAAGGAGTTGTGTAAAGTCAACCAAATAAAACTGTCTAAGGTTGTTGAAGGCGAGCGTGTCGTTTATAAGAAGAAGGAACTGATAACAAAGTTGAAGAGGAAGAAGTTATTGTAGGCTATGTCCCGCTATGCGTCGCTCATATTACTTTATTATTTTTCTATTACAATTACAAAACCTAGAGCCTATTGTAATGCTAGGAGTTTGTATTATATATAAATAATTCTATAAAATAAAGAATATGAATGAAGAGAATATGAACGAATTTGACAATTATAGTTTAAGTCGCGTTAGAAACGAGGTGATAGATTATGTTTCTATAATATATAAAAAGTATGGTAAGAAAGACGACATATCCAATATTAATATCACTCTAGAATACAATAGATACCTGTATGAATATATTGTCGCCAGTATTAACAATCTAAATAGAGAATATACCGCAGACCGCATCAATATACCTGAAGAGATAATAGAGGACTTTAGTGAGTTGTTGAATATAGAACAACTTTTTAATAATGAGATAATGGCTCTTCTAAATAGCAGCACTGATTTAGTAAGTTCTAAGAGATTTCTTTATAAAATACAAGCTTACGCTAACTTAAAGCCCAAGATAAACATAATATATGACCCTGAATTTATAAAAAATCTTGAAAGATACATAGAGAGTGAAGTAATATATACGACATCTAAATATAATAGCAAGTTGTATCATACATATATGAAGTCGTATTTAAACAACTGCCTATCCTCTAAGAACTGCGACAATATGTTAAGGATATACACTTGTTGTAAAAAAGAAAACAAGATGTATAGTAAAATACTGGCTATACTAGACAGGGTAGCGGTGCAATTGAAAGAGCCTAGCGACGACCTAGAAGATGACGCTAAATTCTTAAAGATATAAGTATGCTTTCTAAATATCTAAATATCATATAAATATATATTGCTATTATAATATAATGTCTAAAAATAATGAGCCCTCTAGCGAACTCTTTGAGCCCCTTCTAGAGCCCAGTAATCGGCTAACTATTTTTCCAATAGAGCATTATGATATGTGGGAGATGTATAAGAAGGCTCTCAGTTGCTTCTGGACGCCCGAAGAATTGGATTTAAGCAAAGATTTAGTTGATTTTAATAATTTAAACAAGAACGAGCAGTTCTTTATTAAGCAAATCTTAGCCTTCTTCAGTTCTAGCGATACGATTGTGAATATCAATCTTGGCGAGCGGTTCTTAAATGATGTGCAAGTCCTAGAGGCAAAGTTCTTTTATGCTTTCCAAATGTCTATAGAGAACATCCACTCTGAGACTTACTCGCTACTTATTGACACATACTTTAAGGAGCCTAAGGAGAAGCACGAAGCCCTTGACGCCATCAATTATATGCCCTGTATTAAGAAGAAGGCTGAGTGGTGTTTTAAGTGGATTAATGACGAGAGTGCCCCATTCTCGCAGAGGCTGCTAGCATTTGCTTTGGTGGAAGGAGTGTTTTTCAGCGGGGCGTTTTGTAGCATCTTTTGGTTAAAGGAGCGTGGATTGATGCAAGGGCTGTCGTTCTCTAATGAGTTGATTAGCAGAGACGAAGGAATGCATGTGGAATTTGCGGTGCTGCTATACTCTAAGATTGTTAATCGCCTGCCGCAAGAGGTAGTCCATAACATCGTTAGAGAGGCTGTGGAGGTTGAGAAGAATTTCATTATAGAGAGTATTCCGTGCTCTATGCTAGGTATGAACTCGGCTTTAATGTCGGTATATATTGAGTTCGTAGCGGATAGGCTGCTAACGCAATTGAACTACGACAAAATATGGAACTCTAACAATCCCTTCCCGTTTATGGAGAGAATATCTATTGAAAGTAAAACTAACTTCTTTGAGAGCCGTGTTTCACAGTATAGCAAAGCGAATGTTGGAGGCAAGCAAGAACACACAGATATACGCAAGTTTTCTCTAGATGCCGACTTTTAGTTAGCACTTAAAGAAATCTAATATTATTTCATTTATAATGAATAAGTTTCAAAGTATTTTCAACGAAATCAACAAATATATAAAGTATATGATATATGACGAGTATATCATATTCTCTAACAACTATGTTATGTGTATGAACGAAATTCTAAGAGTTCTAACAAATACGCTCAGCAAAATCCAGAATATATACTTTAAATATATTCTAGACCCAAAAATAAGGGCGACTTAACTTTTTTTATTACATCTAATATTCCTATTAGATAATCTAATATTCCTATTAGATACTGAAATACATTATTACCTATCATTTATATAGATACCGACCATACATATAAATCTTTCGTTATGTGTTGGAGTGCCTCAGTATCGCTAAACACCTATGCTCTAGGTCTGTTTGCGTCCTCTTTGTCATACTTTAACGGTATAACGGATATAGGTCGTTTTATCTTCTATCAGTCAATCATCCTCGTCCAGTTGATAGAGTATTTCATTTGGTCTAAGACATTCTCTAACAGGCTGCTATCACAGTTGCTGCTAATTGTCATATTGATACAGCCATTCTTAAATATCCTTACGATACAAACGCAGCCTGAATTGATACCATATCTATTATTCCCATATATTCTCTTTGTTGTAATAGTATATACTGTGGTGATACCATTAAATACCGTAGATTTCTCAACAGTCCCAAGTAAAAACGGGCATTTTGCTTGGAAATGGCTAGACTGGAATATATACATACTAGTAATATGGTATGCGTTCTTGTCGGCACGATGGATAATTGACAATTTGTATATAACTATGATAGTAATAACAATATTCCTCATAGCATCCATAATACTATTCCGCGAAACGAAAGCGTGGGGCTCTATGTGGTGCTGGATAGTGAATGTGGTTTCATTCTATCTTATCTTACGGGTATTCTACAGAGACTTCTGTAAGATATAAAAAAAGCATAATAATAATATACACACAGGATACCCTTATATCCCCATAAGGCTTACCTAGTAATAAGCGTGGCAGTCGCATACGCTAGCGAGCCAACACACAGGATACCTACTGCTTTTATCTTGATGTTTCGTCTTTTCTCTTTACTGTTCTGGTTGCTTTGCTTGTCTTGCTGGTATCTTCGTTCTTCTTCACGGCTTCTATATAATTCATAGAATTTGTTAGCAATATCATCGTCTCTTATCTTGCGACGAACATCCCTGATAATCGCCTTTTCACTACTAGTAAGGTTATTCATAGTATCCTTGTAATCTTCTTTAAGCGGCAGCAGCAAATGCCTTATATCCATTTTGGATATCAAGGGTGGTAGCGGCAGCGACGACATATTATGTAATCATATAAAGATAATAGAACATAAGCATTTTTTGTTTTTTACTAGCATATATTTATAAAAAATAAAGGATATCTTTGCTCCATTTGCGCTTAGTCGCTCCGCTTCACTCATTAACTCACTTCGCTCCCGCTACGCTTAACTAATATCCTGTTGAGATAAACACAACTTAATTTCGCCTAGAGATGCTATGGTATATCTCAGGATAATCGGGTAATTGTTCTTCAGGTATATCTCAACGGTATTAGACAGATTGGTACATTTAGTGAATATAGATAGATATTTGAGGCTGAATATTCCTTGGATTATTTCTTGGTCTTCTTCGCCACTATTCTTTTTAATGGTGATAGATTGCGACTTCTCGGCACCCAGTATGGTCTCCTGATGACAAAAGTCTCCCTTACAACTTAAAATCAACTTGTCGTTAATGTTGCGAAACTCTATGAACTCCGCCAAATTATGCATGTCCCTAATAATCTTTTGTAGATACGAAGAAGGCATATTGATAATCGTGTGAAAATCCACAGGCGGTATCTGGATATTTAGCACATCTATATCAAGCACCGACAACTTATAGTTAGTCTTATAGTTTTTATCATTATTATCTATGGTTATGCCTAGGTGGTTCGGGTCATCCTTTAGAATATACAGCGACAATATGTCGTTATTCGTAATGGTTTTAATGAGGGCGTGTAGGCGCAGCATATTGATACCCACATATATCTTTTTCTCACACTCGTATATCTCAAATTTGTCGGCTTCTAACTTGAGATGTATCAAAACAATATGCGTATTATCCATCGCTACTATCTTGATACCCGTCTCGTCTATCTCCAAATTAACATCCATAAGTATCTCCTTCAACGCATCTATAACCTGCTTAAAGGTTGATGCCTGTATAGTTTTAATATTCAGCAAATATATATTGTTGTCATCCATTTACTATTCCTATTGTTTATAACCCTTAAATATATTTCTTCCTTATATCACAAGCGTTGCTCTATCAAAAATAATAAGGGATTTTAGCATTATCACCATTTGCTCTTCTAAACTCTTCAATATTCTTATTAGTAGCAGCCTTCGTCTCAGCAACCCTAGCCTCTTTAGCATCCTCATTAGCGGCTCTCAATTCCTTTATATGCTCGTTGTATCCCTCAGTAGCCTCCTTAAGTTCTTCGCTGCTATAAACGGCATCAAAGGCGGCAAGGGTATTACCGGCGTATTTTTGTAATAGCAGGTTGTTTATTTGGTTAGCCGAATGAACTTCTTGCGCATCTACATTTGTTAAAATGTCAAACTCCTTGTCTGTTAGGCTATACCTAGTTATATACATACTATATACATATATTCCTATCAAATATAGATGTAGCATATAATTATAGAATGCCTTGTGCTTCTCCCATTCATTATCGGCTATTATTGTGCCGCCGTCAAAGTTCATCTTAGACAACATACTAAAGAGGTTCATATTTAGCAATTCTAGGATTATTACCAAGAGATAAGATGCTACCAAGAATATTATGAAAAGATTGAGAAACTTGAAAAACAGGTTAATGATTATATAGCTAGACCTGCTATACTTACACAATAAAGAATAGTAGTAATAACTAACAAAGATTACTAGGTAATATGTTATCATATTATAAAACATTATACAGTAATTCACAAAATTGGATATGTAGGAAATATTAACGCCCTTCTCAGTTGAAAAGTATAGCAGCACAATATAAAAAAACCATATACCCACAATAATTGCTATGAAAATTGCTAGAATTAAAATAATATAGACGACGGATTGAGTATTCTCGCTATACTCCCCTAATAACTGGTGGTCGTAAAAGGATATATTATTATAATAAGGGATTACGAAGTCCTCGCGAATACATGAGACGGTTTCCAGTTTATCCATATCAACTTCTAATTTGCTAAAACCGCTAGGATAAGTATATTCAACCCATTTGTCTCTGTGAATATAATATGGAACCTTATCATTATCTTCGCCAAACTTTTCGCTCAAATATGTATTAAAAGTATCATAATTAACATTAAAGCAATTATAGCAGGCGCACTTGAATATTTTAATAACGGCTTCTTGCGCTTTCTCATCAAATGTCGCCGCTGTTGCCGCTCCGCCGCTGGTATATTCGTTGAATTGAAACAGGTCTCTTATATTCTTATCTATTGTCGTATGGTCGCCTGTATAGAATATTGCGCGTGAAATATCAAAGCAATACGAGATAACATTCTTCAATCTGCTAGTTTTACACTTGTCTACCCCAAATATTTTATCCAATTTCTCAATATCAAATGAGTAGTCCTTTATTTTTGCTAACAATTTGCTCTGATTAACCTTGCTAAATTTTAAAGCATCAACATACTTCTTGACAAACACTTCAGTAGCCTTCTTAATATTCGCCTTTATTGCTAGTATAGTGCCGCTCCCTTCATTACGAACAAACTTTTTAATAATGTCTATTATGATACACTCCTGCTTAGATATGCCTAGCAGTTTTTGCGTCTTGTCATTATCATATATATTAAGTATAAGTGGTCTAGGTATAAACTCGTTATTATTATTAACCCTATACAAATCATTCAAATACGAGCCACGAATACCAACAGTATCCATAATCTCATTATAGTTTGCTATTTTAACCTTACTGTTCGTATTAAAATACAGGTTTGTTCCAAACATCGCTATAATCGCTAGCGGATTATATAGCAGGTCTTCTTCGTCGTCATACACGATACACTTGTCAATCTTGCTCTGGGTATATCCAGCAGGACACGCGCTATAGCATAAGCCCACCGACATCGTTTCAGTCTCAGGATATTTATTCGTCTTATTATCATTATGGTAGTTCGGGACGCAAAACCAATCCTCCCACTTTTCATAGCAATGTGCCTTCTCGTCGGCATAGAAATAGTGGTTAGATGTGTTCCCTGTTAATGATATCTCGGTTTTCTCGTCATTAATCGCAATAGAGTTATCGTCTGCTTTTAACTTGTTGGTATTGATTGTATAGCCGCTGCTGCCGACGCCGCCGCTGCTTTCCATACATATATAATTACTGGTTGTTAAGCCCTCACAGACCTTATTAACATCACCCATTATACCTTTAAAAATATATTAGATAATAAATACGCTATCGTCGCTACGCTGCTCTGCCGCTACGCTGCTACGCCGTGCTATCTAATATACTCCGTTTTAAATGGTATATCTTCTTCAGTCTCAACAGGCGGCGGCTTATTAATCTTGTCTAATCCTCTAGTATTTATTACACACTTATCGCCTTTCTTAATAAACGCAGGTATCGCCGGTAATGTAGCTGTAGGCGCCGAACCATCGCCTAGACTTTTATTATTAAGCGTATCTAGTTTCTCGCAATCTATTCTCCATACCTTCTCATTCTGCTTCGCTCCATCGCTAACAACCCACTTAACAGATGAAGGCATATCTTTCTTGAACCTCTCATCAGGCAAATGAATATTATAATACCTACCATTCTCCATTACAGCGCTTTTCCCATAATACTCTTTTATTTCATTCTTGTTAAATATGTCAGACAACATAACATACGACAGGTTATCGTAAGATTTGCCGTCAAGCGTCTTCCTGTTAATTACTAGCCCGTTCTTCTCATCATTTGCGGCATTCTCTTCGTCATCTGCTATAAGCCCGCCAGTCATACTTGACATTTTAAAGTTTCTTATCATATCTCTATAATACTCGTAGGTTTCCACAATATCCTCCCACAAAGAATAAATACTAAATCCTTCTTCTCCAGCCCCTCTTTTCTTCTTGTTCTTAACCTTATCTTTGGGCTTCAGTAAGCCGAATATAATGGATATGATGATAACCAATATTATAAATCCCACGAATACCCTATTGGATGCTAAGGCTGTTATGATAGGCAATAATAATCTAAAAACATCCATAACCCTACCAATTACCGCATTTACGAATATACCTAAATTGGTTATGCTAGGACCAATTACTGCGATAATTAATGCTGTCCAACCTAACCAAAGGTTGCTGTTATTACGAGAGTTTTCACCAGCTTCTCTTTTGTTAGCGAGCATCTCCTCTTGTTCTCTTTGTTCTCGTTTCTCTTTCTCTCTAGCAATAGCGTCAGCAGCATCCTTCTTTGATTTCTCACCACCTAGTTTGCTATTCTTATAGAGGGTAGATAACAACTCTTTAACATCACTAGCCTCCTTTAGGGCTTTATTATAGAGGAATAAAGAATGTTTGTCGTCGTCGCCGCATATCTTAACTCGTCTTATTGGAATATAGGTGCAAAATAAATATAACTCCTCAAATGTATTGAATATGTCGAGGTCTTCGCTGGATATCCGATATTTATCTATTAACTCACTATTTTGCGTATCGCCCTTAGACTTAACTGTGAAACCATAGAAAATGGCGGGCAATACGCTTAGCATAGACATTAGTATCAATATAGAAACAAAGAAGTTTTTCACTAAATTACCATACTCGTTATCATCGTCGTTAGCCATCAACTATTTTATATTACTCTTATAATATATAAAAATAATTAATAGTAAATCGGCGGTTTATGTGAGTAATCCCTAGGATTTTTAATATTCATAATAATAAATGTATTATTATATTTATTTTGTCATCTTCTTAATAATAATATACGCGGCTTTGTATTACATATTTGCCGACGAACTAATAATATACCAAGTAGAGGCGAAGCATTTTGACTTCAACCTGCTATATAATAAGCAGCCTATCGTCATTCAGGATAGCATAAAGAATATTGATGAGATACTGGTTGATTGGTTTAACTACAATATAATAGAGTATGATGTCTTAATCCCTAATATTTGGGGGTGGAACCGAAACGGCTTTAAATATCTGCTAATATATGCTGACGCTAGCGAAGATAACTCCGTAGAGATAACACTAGGGAACCCGCGCACAATTCACGAAAATAATGTCCCTGTGCCGCCCGACAGATTACCAGAGCATACCCAGAAACTGACAACCATCCTACTAAATAAAAATAAGTTGTTGATAGTCCCTTTTAAATGGTTCTATCACCTAAACATTATCTCAGGAAACCCACGATTTTTCGGGATACACGATTATATAACTTATGGACTATCTGGACTATCTTGATAGTCTAGGACTATCCTGTAAGGATTGGCTAGGCGTCCTGTAAGGACTGACGGACTATCCTGTAAAATAAAAGTAATAGATTATAATAGTAATATAGTATATAAGGAAAGGTATGAAAGGCACCTATATTTTATATTTCGTAATATTTGTCTTAACAGTATTACTATTGATAACAAGCGGTCTCTCGTATTACTATGCGACTAGATATAAGGATAACAAGGAACTAAGGGTTGATAGGTGCCCGCCGTCTCTTGAGCGGTCTGTATGTCCTGCTTGCCCTGCGTGTCCGGCGTGTCCTAGGGCTGATAATGGTAATAATAATGGTATTCCTGTATATCCTAAGGAGTTGCCGTCTTATGATAACAACCGTGGGTATCAGCAAGTAGGTATTTTAACATCTAATGACGCTAGCGAACCTATCATACTACCTTTGTTTAGTAAAGTAGCGAATAACCATAGAGATAGATGGAATTATTATACGACGACTGATAAGAACACTATGCTACGATTACCGATTAGCCACGAAAATATGAAATGCGACGATGATTTAGGATGTAAGGAGATATACGACGGCAATACTCTATATATAGAAATGTATAAAGGCAAGACCTTCACGGCTACCATATATAAGAAGCAGACGCCTTCGTATTTCGCTGATAGGTATTAGAGCGGTGTAGAGCGGCGTTGAGCGGCGTTGAGCGGATGCTGAGCGGATGCTGAGCGGATGCTGAGCGGATGCTGAGCGGATGCTGAGCGGCGTCCTTATTTTTATATGATTTTTTAGGGGGTGCCTGCGTATATATAAGAGATTGGGTGAAGCGAAGTGATATGTATTTTTTGGTTTTATAATTGTAATAATGGTATGTCTAGATAATACTATGGATACATCTAGTATCATTATTGGTGTTATAAAAATAATAGAAATAATAAATAATACTAAGTATCTTTTGTAATAAAAAGGGATTACTAGTAATTGGAGATATACGAACCTATAATATTATGTTATATATAAGTATAAGTATAAGTATATTCTATGAGTGCGAGAGGTAAAGTTTTACAAGGAATTGAATTTTTAAGGAAAGGAAATTCTCCCAATCAATATTCATTGGGAAGAAGAGAACCTAGTTTTGATATACCTAAAATAGATATGAATTTTAGAATGTTAGCAGAAGAAAATTTAACTACTAGCAACGCTAATAAAAAGACTAAAGCAGAAGCAGAATTAGCCAACGCTAGAATTTCTTTGTCAAGAGTAACAAATGCAGTAATAAATACATTATCACCCTTATTAACATCAAGATCTTCCGTCAATAATGTTCCGGACTATCTTCGTCCAAACCAAAGACCTAGTAAAAATAAAACATCTTTTTCTGGACAGACAAGGTTTTATACACCGCCTTCAACACCACCTAGAACATCTCCTTCTTCTTCTACAAATGGTGGCTATAATTCACGAAAATATAAGAAGCCTACAGTATTTGCTAATAAACCCAAGAAGGCTACTATATTAGCAAAGAAACCAAAGAAACCTACTATATTAGCAAAGAAACCAAAGAAGGCTACTATATTAGCAAAGAAACCCAAGAAGGCTAAGAAGGTTAAAGCAAAAAATAATAATTTATAAACTTCTTTTTATGCTTCATTATAATATTGATATCATAAAGATTATAAAAATAATATCTAAGTATCTCTTACTATATAAGGAAATGTGCTATAGCACAAACACGCTACCCACAGGCTATTCGCCTTACTTCTTAGCCTTCTTCTTAGCCGCTACTTCTTAGCCGCTACTTCTTAGCCGCTACTTCTTAGCCGCTACTTCTTAGCCGCTACTTCTTAGCCACTACTTCTTAGCCGCTACTTCTTAGCCACTACTTCTTAGCCGCTACTTCTTAGCCGCTACTTCTTAGCCGCTACTTCTTAGCCTTCTTCTTAGTCGCCTTAGGCTCTATGATGCCTTTGCGGTCATTATCGTAATCTTTTAATGTCGCTTCTCTGTGTTCGTTCCAAGCATCCTCTAGGGCAGTTAAATCAGCCATCCACAAATCCTCAATACGGTTATTACGCAAATTCTTAAGGTTGGTGCTAAGTTCATCAACCTCCTTTTCTAAGATTATTTTTCTATCATAGGTTAATTGTGAAATAGGCATCCTCAACAGATAATTGAAGTCCTTGATATTCTTATCAGCACCGGCGGGCGGAGCATCCAAATCATCAGCCTCATCAGCAGCATCACTAACATTAGGCGCGTCCCCATCAGTATTAATGCGAGGGTATTTAAGTTCCACAAGTCTCTTAGCGATTTCTGCGAGTTTCTTATTCATAATTTGGATATTGCCTGAAATAACATCTAGGATAAAGCGGATTTTAGCCGACAACACGAGGTAATCTTTTTCTAATATTTTAATCTGGTATTCCTTGCGTTCAAAGTATTTCAATATACGAGTTTTAGACCACTCCTTAATTATCTCAGTAGTATTATCGTATTTCTGGATAGACCCATTCTTATTAAACAGATGTATATTATTGATACTGAGGGTCTTGCTAGAAGACATCTTAAACATCGTTTCAAACTTGTCTCCTAGCGTCTCACGAGCATTCCCGTTAAAATGTAATACAAACTTAACATTCTTAGATGTATAATGGTTCTCTATGTATTTCAAGTTGTTCGCACCATTAGTAATCATAAGTTCTAAGAAATCCTTGTAATCTTCCGTCCAAGTTCCAATAGGCAACTCAGTAATCTCCACAGTCTCATCATTAACCCACTTGTAAATCCCTGTGCTAACATAAGAGTTGTTCTCGTTCTTCTTAATAGTCCCATTAAACCCTAGGTAATACGGAACCAAATCGTCAATATCCAATATATCAATCGTCTCGTAGATATTATCCATCCCGTCCTCGCTATCCCCATTCAATTCAGCAAGTTTAATAGCCTTACAAATAAACTTACAAGCTGCTATAATCTCTGTAGGGTTAAATTGCGGGATATTGGTAGAATACCCCGTGCCGATACCAATCCCACCATTCACGAGCACCATAGGGATTACAGGAATATAGAACTCTGGCTCTATCTGTTGCCCGTCATCATCCTGATAATTTAGAATATTATTGTCTTCTTCCTTGAAAATCAATTTCGTAAGTTTAGACAATAATGTGAAAATGTATCTTGCTGATGACGCATCCTGTCCGCCTTGACACCTGCTACCAAACTGACCGTTAGGAGCCAGCAGATTTATATTATTGGTTCCCACATAAATCTGCGCCATCCCAACAATCGCCTGTTGTAGCGAAGCCTCGCCGTGGTGATATGCGGAGACTTCGCTAACATATCCCGACAATTGTGCTACCTTAATCTCATTCGTATATAGCCGACGCTTAAAGCAGGCGAACAGGATTTTACGGGTGCTCTCCTTGAGCCCGTCGCAAATGTGATTGATAGAGCGCTGTAAATCACGATTACTGAAGTGTATCAAATCCTTATCCACGAATGTCTTGAAATCTACTTCCATATTTGTATAATCTAGCACATCGTCTTTATCGTAGTTTGCTAGCCAATCTTTGCGGTCGTCGGCTCTCTTCTTGTTAAAAGCTAAATCAATAACCTCGTCGGCATTCTCGTCGTATTTGTAGGTAATCTTTTTCATATTCTTAAAATACTCTTTAGCCTCTTGGTCGTTAGATGTGCCGAGCCCCTTGTAATACTTGATTTTCCAAGAACCATTCTTGGCGATATCAGTTTCACTCCAGCGCTCATAATCTGACATATTATAGAACTCTATGACGCTGGCGGCGGCTCCCGCGCCCGACGATGCCCTATTATTGGTAGCCTTAATGATGGGCGTTAGCATAGATGTTAGGAACCCAGGTATCTCATAAAGTTCGTGCCACATACTCTGGAATATGTTGAATATTAGTCCTTTAATGTGGCTACCATCGTGGTCTTGGTCTGTCATAATCATAATAGAGCCGTATCTTAACTGGCTGATATCGGTATATTTCTTGTTTTGCTCTAGACCTAAGATTTTCTTGATAGCGGTTATCTCGTGATTGTCTGTAATTTTCTGGAGTGTCGCATCCTTCACATTCAGGATTTTACCACGCAAAGGAAAGACACCGTATTTATCCCGTCCTATAACGCTGAGCCCCGAGATAGCCATAGTCTTTGCCGAATCGCCCTCAGTAAAAATGATGGTACATAGCGCACTATCCTTAGTGCCCGCTAGATTTGCGTCATCCAACTTAGGAACGATAATACGGGATATCTTCTTGCCGTCCGTCTTTACCAATTTCTTCTTATCGTAAAACTCGGTAATACTGAGAGCCTTATCAACAATACCGACCTTAAATAGTTTGTCGTAGAACTTCTCGCTAAGTTCGCACTTAGACCCGAACTTCGCTACAGGGGTTGTTAGCGTCTCCTTGCTTTGCGAATCAAAACTGGGATTAACGATAAGTGCCTTAACGAACACGAAGAGGTTGTCTTTAATATGCTGTGTCTTCACCGTCTTCTTCTTCTTTGCTAGCGTCATATCCACGAGGTTCTTTGTAATCATATTGGTAATATATTCAATATGCTTGCCGCCCTTGATAGTGTTAATACCATTCACGAAAGACAGGAACTCAAAGGAGCCAGAACCCGAGATAGATGCTACGACCTCCCAGCGTTCTCCAGCAGCCTCATAAACGAACGGTTGCTCTTTCTTGTCTAGGAATAACTCGCAATATTTCTCAAAGTCCTTAATCATCAGTTTTTCGCCATTAAAATAAACCGAGACATCTTTAGGGGTTGTAGCGCAAGCATCAATCACCCGACGATTAAACAGTTTGTAGATGTCGTCGCTCATACCTTTCATACCGAACTTCTCGTAATCAGGGACAAAACTTATTTGGGTGTAAGGCGCTTTAGAAGACGCCTTCACATCGGCTTTAGTCCGCTTTGTCATATTGTCGGTGAAGGTCTGGGTATAAATCTTTTTGGTGTGATGGTCTACAGTCTCTATGACAAACTCCTTAGAAAATATGTTGGTTAGTTTGCTACCGTAGCCATTCTTACCTCCCCATATCTTCTCTTCGCCTTTGTCATAATTGGTGGATGTTAGAAGTTCGCCGAAAATAAGTTCAGGTATCCACAAATCCCCATAACTGCCGTGCTTCTTGATATCAACGCCGTTGCCGTCATTCAATATAATAATGCGACCTGTCTCCTTATCTATGCTAACCTTGATATTTTTAACATGCTTTATATCTTCTTTGCCGTTTGCTTCGTCGGCTCTAAGACGCATAGAGTGGTCTATAGCATTCACTATAACTTCGTCAAAAATCTTCAGCAGTCCCGGAATATATGTCAGTTCGTCGCTTCGCATCTTCTTTGTCTCGTCGTCATAAATATAACTGGTAATCTTCTGTGGTTCTATGGAGCCGATATATGTATCCGGAAGTGCTAAGATATGCTCCAACAACTCGTATTTTTTATACTTGTCTTCGACATTCTTAGCGGCGGCTGGGGCACCTGAGGGGACAACAACATTAGCAGCAGCGGCGGCGGCGACAGCGGCGACACTCTTTTTAACAGGCATCGGTTCTTCGGGTGTTTGTAATATATGTATATCTACATAATCAATTTTTTATATATTAGTGCGAATATTATTAAATATTTTTAATTCTATATAACAATAAAAGATATATTATGAACTCAGCCATTATAAATGTTAAGACGCTAAGCGAATACTCGCAAATCTTAAAGAATAATAGGTATGTCGTGGCAAACTTTTCGGCATCATTCTGTAAGCCTTGTAAGGAGATAGCGCCATTTATAGAGGATATGGCTGTTAGATATTCTAATATAACATTTTTAAAGATAGATATAGAGGATGCTAGCGAGATTAGCGATTATCATAATATAACTTCTATACCTTTTTTTAAGTTTTACAAGAATGAGTTGGAGATAACCTCGTATTGCGGAACAGATAAAAAGATTATTCAGGATGCTGTAGAGAATATGACTTGTATGTATTTGTAATACACATATACGCATACGCATATACGCATACGCATACGCATACGCATACGCATATAAATATAAATCCTCTATAGACATCTATAATAATAAATAAACAATAATGTATCGCATAGGTATCCCAAACGAACAACACCAGACAGAGCGTAGAGTTTCTATCATTCCTAGCGATGTTATGCGACTTATTCGTGATAATCCCAACAATATCGCAATTTATATTCAATCAAATGCCGGAAAAGAGGCGGGGTATAGCGACATAGATTATGCTGCTTGCGGAGCAACCATAGTAGATACTATACAGGAGGTTTATGAAAATGCTGATATTATAGTAAGAGTGAAAGAGCCTCATCCTAGCGAATTTCATTATATAACTTCTAGACATACAGTAATGGCTTTCTTTCACTTTGGTAAAAATATAAATTTACATATAAATATAAATCCTTTATAGACATCTATAATAATTATGTATATAGTCGGTATTCCTAAGGAGATAAAAGAGTATGAGAGACGGGTATCATTAGTTCCTAGCGATATTAGGAGATTGCTAGGCGGCACCGGAAACGACAACGCAGGCTCTAGCGGCATCATAGTATGCGTCCAAAAGAACGCAGGGATGAAAGCCGGATATAGCGATGATGATTATGTAGCTTGCGGTGCTATTATTCTCAATACTACAAAGGAGATTTACGATAGGGCTAATATCATAGTGAAAGTTAAGGAGCCGCAACCTAGCGAATATCCTTTAATAACATCAAAGCATACTATATTGTCCTTTTTCCACTTTGCCGGAAATTGTGGGCTAGTTGATGCGATGATAAATAGCCGTGCTAAGTGTTATGCTTACGAAACAATTCAAGACTGTAAAGGACAGTTCCCTATATTGTCTCCTATGTCCGCCATAGCAGGTGAGAAGGCTATGGAAGAGGCAAATATCTTTTTAGAAAAAAGGAATAAAAAGAACATATACACTATTATCACAATAATCGGCGTAGGGAATGTAGGTAGGGCAGCGGCAGAGAGAGCAATCCTACTAGGATACAAGAATATCAATCTTATTGATAATGATTACGAAAAAATTAAGGCTATGGAGCAGAGCAATCCTAGCATATACAAAGCATACGAGATGAACGACAGAAACCTAAAGAAACTCTTGATATTTTCTAATGTTGTCATATCATCCATCTATACTAACGGTATGAAGGCGACACGCATCATAACAAACGAACTGCTAGACTTAATGTCGCATACTGGTGCTATAATTATGGATGTCGCAATAGACCAAGGAGGGACGACAGAGCAATCTGTGCCGACCACCTTATATAATCCTCTAATTACTTATAAAAATACGAGCATTTATTGCGTCCCTAACATCCCTAGTTTGGAACCTACAGAAGCCTCCATAAAATTATCCAACGCCATATACCCCTATCTACACAGCCTATTATACGATGCTATTCGTGAGGACAATATGTATTACAAGGAATTACAGAGAGGGCTCTATGTGTGCGAATAAAAACACTTAAGAATAAGGGATACCCAAATAAGAACACTTATAGGATAAGGTAAGAGAAATATATGTCTATTTTTGTGTAGGATATAACATAGAGAACATCAAGTATGACAATAGAGCGATGTTAAGAGGTGTCTCCTAGTATTATTAAGTTTTACTATTATTTATCATTATCTTTTATAAACTTAGAAACTATTATTCTTTTTCTAAAAACTTTTACAACTTTATATTTTTCTAAAAATCTCTAAAAGTTTCTAAGTATCCTTACTTATCTAAGCCTCTCTAATAATAACTAGAACTATCCTTTTTATTCTTTATGACATCAGTAATAATAGAATATACTAATGATTACCAAATCACGCTAAACTATACTATATGTCCTCCTTAAATTGCTTAAAATTACCTAGTATTGCTAAGGATACAACATAGAGTATATCAAGTATGACAATAGAAGTATGCTAAGTATTACTATTATTTATTATTTCTATTATCTTATAAACTATTATTCTTTTTCTAAAAGTTTCTAGGTTCTCTAAAAGTTTTTAACTTATCTAATCTTTCCTCGCATTCGCTAAAAATACTTAGTATTAATCTTTTTAATCTTTATAATACCAGTAATGGTAATAGACAACCTCTATATTATCTTAGTGGTCGGCAGCGAAGCAGCGAAGCAGCGAAGCAGCACGGCTAGTGCCCTAGGATTTGCTAAGGATAGAACATAGAGGACATCAAGTATGACAATAGGAGGCTCTAAGTATCACTATTATTTATTTATTATTATCTTTTATAAACTTAGAAACTTTTTACTATTTCTAAAAACTTTTACAACTTTCTTTTTTCTAAAAAAACTCTAAAAGTTTCTAACTTATCTAAGCCTCTCTAATAATAACTAGGTAATGCTCTTTTTATTCTTTATCACATCAGTAATGGTAATAGAAGTATTCTAGAAGTATTATGCGAGAGGATACTAGGTTATGTTATAGAAGATGCCTATAATGGTTATAGAAGTCTCCTATAATTATTACTTAACATTATCTTTTATAAACTTAGAAACTATTATTCTTTTTCTAAAAACTTTTACAACTTTATATATTTCTAAAAAACTCTAAAAGTTTCTAACTTATCTAAGTCTCTCTAATAATAACTAGGTAATGCTCTTTTTATTCTTTATCACATCAGTAATGGTAATAGAAGTATTCTAGAAGTGTTATGCGATATCCCGCATCATATATTAAGAGTATTTATGCTTCGCATATTTCCTTATATAGTATGCGATATCCAGCATCATATATTAAGAGTATTTATGCTTCGCATATTTCCTTATATAGTATGCGATATCCCGCATTATATGCGAGAGGATACTAGGTTATGTTATAGAAGATGCCTATAATGGTTATAGAAGTCTCCTATAATTATTACTTAACATTATCTTTTATAAACTTAGAAACTATTATTCTTTTTCTAAAAACTTTTACAACTTTATATATTTCTAAAAAACTCTAAAAGTTTCTAACTTATCTAAGTCTCTCTAATAATAACTAGGTAATGCTCTTTTTATTCTTTATCACATCAGTAATGGTAATAGAAGTATTCTAGAAGTGTTATGCGATATCCCGCATCATATATTAAGAGTATTTATGCTTCGCATATTTCCTTATATAGTATGCGATATCCCGCATTATATGCGAGAGGATACTAGGTTATGTTATAGAAGATACCTATAATGGTTATAGAAGATTATCTATATCTATAATGATAATAGAAGATTATCTATAATGGTAATAAAAGATGCCTATAATGATAATAGAGGTCTCCTATAATTATTACTTAACATTATCTTTTATAAACTTAGAAACTATTATTCTTTTTCTAAAAACTTTTACAACTTTCTATTTTCCTAAAAATCTCTAAAAGTTTCTAAGTATCCTTACTTATCTAAGTCTCTCTAATAATAACTAGAACTATCCTTTTTATTCTTTATGATATCAGTAATGGTAATAGAGGTATTCTTCACATACTAGCAATATATTATATGATAACTAAAAATAAAAATTGATTATGTCTTATAATTCTTATAATTATAATAAGAATAATATGACGCTTCGCTACCCTCGCAATCCTCGCACACTTCGCACGCTTCGTATCATCCGCATCCTAACCTACCTAGATTATATAACATCTCTAGGGTATTTTATGATACTTAATGCGGTTCTCATCAATTATACGCATTCTTTAAAGGTATCTTTCCCGACATTTAATAAAAATCTGGCGGTAATAAGTAATTTTGATGTGAAGCGGGCGACCGACTATGACAAAGGCGAGTTGGTGAAGTTATTTAAGGCAGTTCCTATGCTAATGTTTAAAAAACAGAATGTCAATCCTAAAGAGTTCTATGAGTTTTGTAAGGTATTTGACAGTAAGAGCAACGACAGGGTCGCTCATCCTTTCAGTCATTCGCAGGTTGATTATGTTCCACAGGTAGCCATTAGAGGCAACTGCTATATTAAAGACCTCTACGGGCTCAAGGATATAACCCTGAAATATAGTGGGGCTTTTAAGAATACTGCGGTGTGGCACCAAGACATCGTGGGGGTGTGCGAGCATCGCCCGCCAGTAGTCTCAGGTATTTATATGCTAAAAGCCCCGCCTATTGGTGGAGAAACGATGTTCGCCAGTATGGAGACTGCCTATGACAACATAGAAAGCAGCCTTAAAAAAGAACTGAAATATTATAATGTGGTATATTCTAATTCTAACACAGAAGGTGGTGTAATGAATACCTATTACGATTATACAGGATATAACAGGATTGATGTTAATCCTGATAGTGTAGTTAATATGAAACCGCCTAGCCAGTCGGCATCGCAGGGCTCGCAGGGGACTACTATCATTAACAGAGAGCCTCTAGTAATCTATAGTGATGAATGTAAAAATAAAAAAGCCCTGATGCTTTCACCCTTTAGATTTGCGAAGTTTGACAAGATGTCGCCAGAAGACAGTTATGACCTTTATAGGGAACTGATGAGTAAATACATATTACACAAAGATAATATTGTGAAGGTTGAGTGGGAGATGAACGACCTACTCATATTTAACAATAGAAAACTAATCCACAGTTCATCTCCTTCGGCTGAATATGAGAACTACGAGCGGCTATACTACAGTTGTTTCTTAGGAACTGACGCTCCTATCCTTAGGTGTAATAGCATCTAGGCTATTATGTGTAATAGCATCTAGGCTATTATGTGTAATGCGATTTAAGTCATTATATGTAATGCGATTTAAGCAGCAAATAAAGGATATAAGGAGCGAATGTATATAAGCGTATCGTCCATATAAAATAGGCAGCAGCAGCGAAGCGGCGGCGCCTAGCAGACGATATCATTATAGAGGTTTGACGCTAGTATCTCGCCGCAAATATCGCCAATACTCTTATTTTCCACATCTATTACTATAATATTCATTTTTGCCTCTAGTGCTGCCTTATAATTTTTCTCGTGTAGTTCGTGAATGCTCTGGATATATTCAAGTTGCATATTCTTTTCTGCGAAACGCCCTCTCTTAATAATACGCTGTAGGCATTTTTCGGGGTCTGACCGTAAATATATATATCCATTCGGTTTCCATAAGTCGTCTGTCGTCTTGTGGAGTTTGTGGATGTTGTCATATTCTGTCTCGTTTATAGATTTATCTTCATAAGCTTTTCGCACAAATACATTTTTAATGAAATACGGGCTCCGCTCCATTAATACCGACATACTGGTCTTCTCTTGTATCCAGCACCTATCCACCCATACCTTTATTTGAAAGTCATAACTGCTATTCGTGGTGTTATAGAGGTTCGCTAGATACTCCGTCCAACTATCAACAGGCTCTAGGTCAATTGCCAGTTTGTAATTCTTGTGAAAGTAGTTTAGAATGCTAGTCTTACAGCAACCTATATTCCCGTCAATCGTAATAATAGGCATCCTTTGTATATTATATTATCTATCTTTGTTAAGTATTTAACTATATTAAGTATTTATATATAATCTTTATTTATCATATCAATTTTTCTTCATTATCTTTGACTTTTTTATTACACTTGCTACCTTAGAAGCAGTTATATCCCCCTTAATCTTCTTGATACACTCGTATAAATCCCTTATAATAGTATCGTATTTTGCCTTGATATGGACGATGGCTTCCTTATCCACCTTCATATTAAAGAACTTGAATACATCCCTAATCTTCTTTAGTATTATCTTGTCTAGTTTGGCGCACGCGCTGCCTCCGTTGCTGCCGCCTCCAGTCATACTAAGAGCATTACGGGCTATACCGCCTGTGAAGTCTATGTTTAGTATGTTTGCTCCTTCGTTGCTGGCTGAATACTGGGGCTCGGCAACACCATAAAATGCCGCTGTATTAAAAGCACCGCCACTCATACCCTTCTTTCCGCTTACGCCGCTTACGCCGCTTACGCCGCTAGCGGCTTTTCTGCTATTTAAGCATCGTTTGTCAATATATTTAGATAAATGTTGGATATGCTGGGATATAATCTTCTTAACCCCAATATTCGCACAGATGATAGAGATGACCGCTACAATATTGAATATCAATAAGTCTATATAATTAGATAGCAAGACGACTACCTCCTTTTTGTTAGTTTCTTCTATGCGTATATGGTGAGTTCTCAATAATTCTTTAGCGCAGAATGTAATCTCTTTACATTTACTATCCATTTGTTCCTACTACTATATAAAATGAAAATAATTATATATATTAAGAAGATAAAGGATAAAGGGCTAATGGATTTTCTAAATGGACGAGTTAATGCGATAAGCGAGGTTTTAACTTATAATTTTAAAGCAACACCAGAGAATAATACAGAGAATAATACCAACCTAGTCTCACGCAATTTGAATTGCACCGACCTTTCAGCAATCTTCTTGTCTGACAAAAATGTGGAACTGCTACAACTAGGTATCCGCAATAAGGTGCTTAACTTATCTAATGGTAAATATAACATAGGGAGGCAAAGCGACATAGACTTAAAAATCGTGATGCGTTCTATCTATTTTCAATATGGGAAAAATGTCAGCTCTAATGTGAAAGCACAGGTGCTAGACCTCAATACCCGTGTGATTGATTGGTGTGTCCCTGAAATCATCTCTAATATCAAGCAATCTGACAGATACATTATGGATATTAGCACTCTGCCTGTCCCTTTAGATAGACCAAATTTAACCACGCAGAAAGGCTTGCGAACTTTGGAGATAATGAAATTATAGCGATATACTTGTATAACTCCGTATTATTTTTATTTATATAATAATATATTATAGAATAATAGAAATAAATGTCAGAAGCCGAAGTATTTAAACCGAATGAGAAGGAGTTGAGGTTATTTGAACAAGAAAAAATGGATTTATACAAGGGCACCTTTGTAGTCTGCTTAGTATATGGACTGTCAGCCTTTCTATTGCTCGTGGTCATATTATTTACCGAGTGGGGCAAAGAGTATATCTATGACAAGTTTGCGCCAGCCGTAATAACATATATATTGGGCTCGCTTATCATCATCATATATTTATTAAACGCCATATTTACCATTAGACCCCGACGAATAGGGACTGATATGGATAGCGACGCAAATATAATATGTCCGGATTACTGGAAGTTAGAAAAGGTGCCTGATGCTATAAAAACCGAGATTATGGATAACAATATTAACAATAGCAGTTCTAAGAAAATAATCCCGCAAATAGGCAGAGAGACTAACGCCAATCTACAGTATCGCTGCGTATATGACAATAATGTTTATGGGAATACAGGCGACCTGCTGCGAATGAAGAATTCGCTAGCAGATACCGCTGACCCCTATTACGCCGGCTTTAATAACATCAATAATGCTAAAACTTATCGTAATGCTGAAATAGCAAAAACCAATTCAACGATAATGCCCGAATATATCATAAAAGAGCCTAAGAAACAGTCAGAGCAATATCAAGAACTGAAAAAATATGCTAAGTTTGTCGGAGCATACAGTTCTAATAACGAGAATATATTTACTGCGAATAACAGTAATGCCCTAAGAATAAGCAACGATGACTATATAGAGAGCGGCACTAACGACCGCCGCAGCATATGGAAAAAATATGAAAATGAGGCTCCTTTAATTTGTAATGTGGTATATCCGCAAGTGTTAGGAGTGCTAGATAGCGATACTAGAGGGAAGAATGAGGTTAGTTGCGAATACGCCAAAGAATGCGGGGTATCTTGGAGTGCCCTAAAATGTAAGTAAGCGCAAGCAGCAGCGGCAGCAGCGGCAGCAGCGGTGGAGGCAGCGTAGCTATCCAATATACTTACAGATACCGAATGTTTTTCGGTGAAACTCGGTAATACCTAGGTTGTTGATTGCCGCTAGGTGTTTTGGTGTCCCATATCCTTTATTTTTCTTAATATCATAAGCTACCAGTTCCTGATTTTGCTCTACCATCTCATTTATTAGGTTTGTATGGTAATCCTTCGCAATTATAGAGGCTGCCGCTATTGACAGGTAATGTTTATCGCCTTTAGGGATACACTCGTAATCTAGCAGTTCGCCATCAAGTCCCGGAGGCGTATATCCCTTGAAATACTGACCGTCTATTAAGAGCTTGTCAAAAGGATGCTTTTTATATGCCGCATCAATCGCACGATGCATCGCGCGCATAGTTGCGTGTAATATATTAACATCGTCAATCTCTTCAACAGATGCCGTGCCTACACCATAAGTAATCGCGTTATCCTTAATAAACGCCGCCATTTCTTTTCGCTTTTTCTCACTAAGAGTTTTGGAATCCTTAATTTGTCTATATTTGTCATCCGTTAATATATGCGGCAATACAACACAGGCGGCTACAACGGGACCAATAAAGGTGCCTCTCGCAACCTCATCAACACCCGCCACAAATTGCGCGGCATCGCTAGATTGGATATAAGCATATGAAGTGCTTGTCGCCATAGGATATGATATGATATAATCTTATACTATATAAGATAAAAATTGATTGTATATTGTATCATTTTTTATTTTAAAAGAGCCAATAGATACCACATATAATATATTATAAAGATAGAATATTATATGAATGTTTATGCGATTTATTTAAAATCGCTACAAACCAGAGGCTCGCTTCGTGGACTTCGTGGACTTCGTGGACTTCGTGGAATGTCGCTATACAATTCAACATCTTACGACCCAGAGACCAAGGAGAACATAACCAAGATTATCAACAAGTATATCAAGAAGGAGAAGGCAAATTACAACCTAGAAAGCAAGGAGTATGATATGCTGGTATTAGAAAAAGATTTACAAGAGAGATACCGCAAAGACAAGTCTAATGGCAGTAGCGGCACCTACTTCTCTTTCCCTGAGATTAAGAATGTGTTAGATTGCGTCGCAGATGTTTTAACATATTTTAAGGATACCCATTACAAAACTGACAACCGGATGCGCTGGAAGATAGACCAGACAATTAATACAATTAAGAATGCATCGCAAGAAACAGTCTGTACCGACATTATGGCTGATAGGTGCCCTCCTGAAGATACCATATCAACTGTAAGAAGTGCCAGCGACAAAGGCTTCTTTAATGTGAAGAGCGAGAATGTTATATTTCGCCACGGCAAAGAATACAGCGGCTATAATGTATATGAGACGCCATACAAGGGCAATCAGTATCCCTACTCCTATTGTATTAGGGTGCTGGTTCAGGCTCTAAGCACTATTGATTTAATAAATATAGAGTTGAAGAGCAAAAAAGACGGGGATATGTGGGGGACACAGTATGCGTCGGCATATTTTAGCGAGAGATACCATTATTATCTGGATTATTTGCTAGACAACGCCCCAAATGTATTTCTATTACCTATATTACAGAATATCGGGGCAACCACCTTGATAAGGCACCGGTATTCACGCATACAACCTTGCGGTATCATATTTGACGAGGCATTCGTAGATGAAGACTTACAGACGCCTAGCAACTTCTTCTGGCACGACTTGAACCACGCGCGCCGAATTTACCAGAATAACATATGGTATTCTAAGCAGCCGGAGCAGCGGGAGCAGCCGGAGCAGCGGGAGCAGCACAAGATACCGCTAGATAAGTTATACTCGGTAATGCGTAAGGATGTGAGCGAATTGATGCCTATAAAAGGCTGGCTGTCGCCTGAAAATATGAAATATGAAAGTTTAATTAAAATACTGTTGTTTGAAGTAGTTCACGAAGACGCTCTACCATTCACCAAAGATAGCATAATGACCGACATCTTGTTTGCTTCAGGCAATTGCTATCCTTATGAGAGAACCTATGATAACCCCGAAAAAGACAGCAAATATAGCCGTGTGAATTTGCGATTTTACGAGCAAGGCGCATCAACTTTGCGAACCATCTATAATAAAATAAGGCACGCATTTTTTGAGAAGGAGCACACAAATGACATCGTCGTTAAGAAGGAACTGAGATATATTAAGCATTTGACAGAGGCTGCCTATCTACTGCTAAACAAGGTAGCTCCTGATAAATATAATGCGGATACTAAACCGGCTATTTGCGAACTACTTAAGGGATTGCTAAAAGACCGCAGGTTTCAAGCACATAACGCCAAAAGGCTTGAAGGTATAGAAAGCGATAGTGATGACTGCGAAGGCTGCGAAGGCTGCGAAGGTTGCGAAGGCTGCGAAGGCTGCGAAGGCTGCGAAGGTTGCGAAGGCAAAAGCGGCGATAGCAGCAAAAACGACCACAAAAATAATAAAGGTATCCGCATTAAAAGACACACCAAACCTCGTGTTAGCATTAAAAGGCTTAAGAAGGACGCCGCTAGCGCCGCCGCCCGCTAAATAATAAATATAAGCAAGAGTTAAAGGAGCGTTAGATATTCTTTATATATGTGTAATACCCACATTTATAATTTTGTCGCTAGTTTTTTTTCATTTTGTTTATCAAGAATAGAGAAATATAATAAGGAGTGCGAAGAGAAGGAGATGACCGAGAAATTACTTAACGAAAACCCATATTATCTTTTAGACTAGACAACTATATAAATAATACATAATAATTATAAATAATAGGATTAGGACATATAATGGACGACTATTTTATAACTAAGAAGGCAGTAGAGATAATACAGGCGAATATCAACGACCATTTTGTAAAATGCCTTATTACTCTATCTATTAACGACAGATACACGAATGACATTAAAGTTATTCTCGGGATTATAGAACTGTTAAAAACCTATATGGAAACCCGTAGAAGCGACATCTTATCATCGTGTATTAAATATACAAATAAATCCTATTACTTACATCTAACCGACAGCCTCTTTAGATTAATTCAGGGGCATTTAACATTCGCCAAGTATAACAACCAGACTATTAAATATGTGTTTATAGCCGATTTAATAGAAAAACATAATAAACCTATATTTGCTAATGCCCCGCATATTACTCGCAACTTTAACGACAATAACTCTAGAACCCGATTTAATACTTGTGGAGCAGATGCCGGCGAAGACGGAGAAGGAGGAGACGCAACAGCGGCAGCGGCAGCAGCAAGCGACTACAAAGCGGATGATGATGAATACAAAGAAAGTGCGCTTTTGGCTCCGCAAGGCTCGCAAGATGCCGGAACATTATTTAGAGATGCCTATTACAGACTTAATAAGACAAAAACTAATAATAAAAATGCTAGAGAGTTTGAATTAAAAATGGTTGGTAATGGTAATGATTTGCTATAGTCTTTGTTTCTTATAATCTATCTTTAGTTATTATAAAGGTTATAGATAATAAGAGAGTATTACTTGGTATCTTCTATTATTTTTTGCGTAGGATAAAACATAAGCATATACTCCTATTACCATTTATGGCGTCATAAAGATAAAAAGAATAATACTAGTTATTTTTTTAAAAATATAAAGTTGTAAAAGTTTTTAAGTTTATAAAAGATAATAATAAATAAAGTTAAGTAATAATTATAGGATACTTCTATAACACAACCTAGTATCATCTAGTATATAATGCGAGGTATCACATACTATATAAGGAAATATGCGAAGCATAAATACTCTTAGTATATGATGCGATATATCGCATAACACAACCTATAAAGCTTCTATTACCATTACTGGTGTCATAAAGTATAAAAAGGATATTACTAAGTATTTTTAGAAAGACTTAGATAAGTTAGAAACTTTTAGAGTTTTTTTAAAAATATAAAGTTGTAAAAGTTTTTAAGTTTATAAAAGATAATAAATAAATAAATAAAGTTAAGTAATAATTATAGACATCTTTTATTACCATTAGTGATGTTCTCTATGATGTATCCTTAGCAATACTAGGTGATTTTAGGAGGATATATAGTATAGTTTAGCGTGATTAGCTAATCATTAGAACCTTCTATTATCACTACCTATGTCATAAAGAATATAAAGAATAGTTCTAGTTATTTTTAGGAAGACTTAGATAAGTTAGAAAGTTTTAGAGTTTTTTAGAAATAATTAAAAATTTATAAGTTTATAAAAGATAATAATAAATAATAAGACTAAATAATTAGGCATCAACTATTACCATTCTAAACACATCTCATCGTAATTTTATATGATATCATACCCGCTTCGCATACACGCTTCGCATACCTCACGCACGCTTCGCATACCTCACGCACGCTTCGCGTCTCTATAATATAGCCGTTATCCTTATATGTATGTTTAACAGGATGCCTAAAACCTACTTAACATATATATAAGAAAACACATCTAATAATATAGAAATATGAATAAAGAAGACGCCTCATCTACTGATTACCTATTCACGGTTGATTGGTTCTCTCCGCATATCTTGCTTTGGGATAAATACTTGAGCGAATACAAGGGAAAACCTAATTTGCGTTTTTTAGAGATTGGTAGTTATCAAGGGAGAGCAACCGTATGGCTGCTAGAAAACATTTTAACACACGATACATCATCTATAACCTGTATTGATACCTTTGAAGGTTCTGTAGAACACCACGAACATTACAAGGATGACATTACAAATTTGTTTGAAACATTTTTACATAATATATCTAGGTTTGCCGACAAGGTTAAAATAATGAAAAATAGAAGCCAAATAGCCCTGAAACACCTTAGCATTTGCGGGACAAATCTTAATAAAAGCGATGACGAACAATTTGATTTCGTCTATATAGATTGCGACCACCTAGCATCTTCAGTAATGGAAGACGCTGTATTATCGCTACCTTTGCTGAAACAGGGCGGCTTGATGATATTTGACGATTACCTTTGGACTTGCTGTAAAAAGGATATTGACGACCCGAAGCCGGCGATTGACGCTTTTATCCATTTATACGCTGATAAAATCAAGGTTTTATTCATAAATCAACAAGTAATTATTAAAAAATTATAAAAAATTGATTTCTTTTTATCTTAAAATAGTTTAAGCATAAGGCGACTTATTTTAACTACTATTAATAAGAGATATGTCAATTTATCCAGAACTGTCCTATAACGACCAAAAGGTAGAAATTCAAGATGTTCGTGGAATACAATTCAGCGTCCTCGGTCCTCAAGAAATCCGCAATAGGTCTGTCGTAGAGATTACGAAAACCGACACATACGCTGGAAGCGAACCAATCGTCGGCGGTTTATTTGATTCGCGTATGGGAGTTTTAGAGCACAACCGGATATGCTGTACCTGCGAGCAGAAGAACATATTTTGCCCCGGACACTTCGGGCACATAGAACTTGCGAAGCCGGTATTTCACGCTATGTTCTTTGATATCGTCAAGAAACTGCTTAATTGCGTATGTTATAAATGTTCTAAATGTTTGATATCCGCAGATACCGACAAGGAGTTCAAGCACGACATGCAAAGGATATTGTCTATCAAGAATAACCAGAAAAGATGGGAGGCATACTTTAAACTCTGTAATACCACTACTAAAATTCGTGTTTGCGGGGATGATGGAACGGTTGGTTGCGGCGCCGTCCAGCCTACCAAGTATGTTAAAGAAAACTCTATGAAGATTATTGCGGAGTGGAAAGACGCTAGAAAGCAGCCCGCCAATAAGAACGGAGATAAAGTAGCCGATAAAGTGGTTCAAGAATTCACCGCAGAAGATATCCTTAAAATATTCTCGCGCATAACTGAAAAAGAAATGGAGATGATGGGATTTAATCCAAAATGGAACAGACCAGAATGGATGATATGCACCGTCTTGCCCGTTCCTCCTCCAGCTGTGCGCCCTAGTATTATTGAAGAGAACGGGCAGCGCCGTGAAGACGACTTAACGCATAAATTGAGCGACATTATCAAGACAAATAAGCAACTGTCGGAGAAGATTTGTAAAGGTGCATCGGAGGATACCATTAAATATGTCGCTATGTTATTACAATACCATGTATTCACCTTTATCAATAACCAGATGCCTGGGCTTGCCCCCGCGCAGCAAAGAAACGGGCGCAAACTGAAGTCGGTGTCTGACCGTATGAAGAAGAAAGAAGGCAGAATTCGTGGTAATCTCAACGGCAAGCGCGTAGACCAATCAGCACGCTCGGTAATTACACCAGACCCCTATATCTCCATAGATGAACTTGGTGTCCCTATTAAAGTCGCTGTGAATATCACATTCCCTGAGGTGGTAAATGACTATAACATAGATAAAATGCGTGAGTTGGTGAAGAACGGGTCGGAGCGATGGCCCGGGGCTAAGTATATTAAAAAGAGCACTCGCACCATCAATCTAAAGCACTCCATAGAGCGTGATAAGAATGCCGCTGAACTGGAGAACGGCGACATCGTCCATAGGCACTTAACAAATGGTGATTTCATCCTGTTTAACAGGCAGCCGTCGCTACACAAGATGTCTATGATGTGTCATAAGGTAGTTATTATGCCTTACCAGACATTTCGCCTGAATGTCCTAGATACGCCACCATATAACGCAGATTTTGACGGAGACGAGATGAACTTACATTGCCCGCAAAATATCCAGACGATGAGCGAATTGATGGATATTGCGGCTGTGCCGTATATGATATTGGCTCCTCGCGATGGTAAGCCGATTATTGAGGTGGTTCAGGATACGCTCGTAGGCTCTTACAGATTAACAAAAGATTATACGAGGATACAGGATAAGACGCTAGCAAATATCCAGATGGTTAATAGTTATTTCAAAGGGAAACTTGACAAACCCGACAATAACTATATGTATTCAGGTAAGGAGGCGTATTCGCAAATATTACCACCAAACCTCTTTATTAACCTGAAGAACAAGAAAGAGGAGCAGTTCATCGTCAATAATAGTGTGCTAGCCGCCAACTCGGGCTCTCTGGATAAAAAAATATTTCACGATATCTCAACAGGGCTAATCCCTGTTATCTACCACGATTACGGACCATTTGAGGTGCGAAAGTTTCTAGACAATACCCAGCGATTGATATGCCGCTGGCTGCTAACCTCTGGCTTCAGCGTCGGTATCAGCGATTTGGTGCCCGACAAGAAGACAGAGGAGACGCTGAAGAACAAGATTAAGGAGATGAAGAACCTAGCGTATGACAAGTTGGACGATATTCGCCGTGGTATCATAGATAACAACAGTATCTTTAGCAACGAAGAATATATTGAGCGGGAAATCATCGCCATCCTTGACAAGACCACAAATAATGTCGGTAAAATCAGTTTAGACCAGATTGACGATACCAATAACAGGATGATTAATATGGTTAAAGCCGGCTCCAAAGGCAAGGAGATTAATGTAGCACAGATGATTGCGTGCGTCGGGCAGCAGAATGTGGATGGTAAGCGTATTACCTATGGTTTCACGGACAGGACGCTGCCTCACTACACAAAATACGATGATGGTCCCGAGGCACGAGGATTTGTGAAGAACAGTTTTATTAGCGGGCTAACGCCGCAAGAGGTATTCTTTCACGCTATGGGTGGACGACAGGGGCTTATTGATACAGCGGTTAAAACCTCTGAAACCGGTTATATTCAGCGGCGACTAGTGAAGGCGATGGAGGATAGCAAGATTAACTATGACAATACTGTGCGGACGGCGACAGGCTCTATCATCCAGTATATATACGGCGAAGACGGAATGGACGGGTGTAAGATAGAGACGCAGTTTATCAACACGATTAACAAGAATAATATAGAGTTGGATAATGAGTATAACCTGAAAAACACAGAACATCTTGATATCCATATGACAGAGGAGGCGTTTAAGACGATTAATGCGGATACATACAGGCGATGCGCCGAGCATTATGAGGCGATGCTCGGCGATAAGGAGTTTCTTATTAAGAAGGTATTTAATAGCGAGAAGAAGTATATTATTAATTATCCTATACCGTTTGACAGGATTATCAATATCGCCCATCAGCGTTTGCTGGCTCTCAATATTAAGAAGATTAAGACGGATTTATACCCTGATTATGTCTTGAATGCGATAGAGAAGATTAAAGCCGATTTGTATGTGAAGGACAAGGTTCAGGGAATGCTGTATTTCCATATATTGCTACGGCTACACTTAAACCCCAAGAAACTCATCGCGCACTTTCATTTCTCCATAGAGACCTTTGATTGGATTGTATCGCAGATATACGAGTATTTCAATCAGGCGCTAGCGCAACCTGGGGATATGGTAGGTATAATTGCGGCACAGACAATCGGTGAGTTGGGAACACAAATGACACTTGATTCGTTTCATGTGTCTGGGACGGCGGCTGCTGTGAAAGCTACCTCAGGTGTCCCGAGATTGAAGGAAATTCTCTCGGCGACCAAGAAGACCAAGACACCGACGCTAATTATCTATATGAAGCACGATGTATCTTGTGTCATCAATCCGCTAAAAGACGAGAATGGCGATTTTAATGACGCCCGTATTGACATAACAAAGAATAATGCGATTAACATTAAGAACTCTATAGAAATCACTAAACTCAGCGACATATTGAAGTATAGCGAGATATACTGGGATACTGCCGAGTATTACGAGACAAACATAGCAGAGGATGTGGGAATTATGAATATCTACAAGGAGTTTGAGAAAATTGACGACAATATCAGCAAGACCCGACCCATATGCCCGTGGGTCTTGCGGCTAGTATTTGACAAAGAGAAGATGAATACCTTTGGATTGAAGATGATAGATGTATATACCAAGTTGAAGTCGTCGTATGACAAGTATATTGATTGCGTATATAGCGATGATAACGCGGAGGAGTGTATATTTAGGGTGAAGATTACTGAGGAGGCGCTTAAGGGGATTGATGAGAAAGACCAGATAGCGACGATTAAGGCGATAGAGCACAACATCGTATATCAGGTATTGCTAAAAGGATACAAAGGGATACGCAAAGTATCCTTGAATAAAAAGAATTATACCAGATATAACGACGAGACCAACAAATTTGACACGATATTAGAATGGGTGCTGGATACGGACGGCACAAACCTTATAGATATCCTGTCTAACCCTAACATAGATACTGCTCGCACCATCTCTAATGATATTAGAGAAATCTATGAGACGCTAGGGATTGAAGCGTCCCGCCACGCATTATACAAGGAGTTGCTGGCGGTGGTGTCGGAGGGCTCTATGAATTACAGGCATATGTCGTTGCTGATAGACACGATGACCTACAAGGGACAGTTAATGTCTATTGATAGGCACGGGATTAATCGTGGAGATATTGGACCACTTGCTAAATCGTCATTTGAGGAGAGCACGGATATGCTTATAAATGCTAGCATATTTGCCGAGTATGACAAGGTGAATGGAGTATCTGCTAATGTTATGTTGGGACAGCAGCCGCCTTGCGGGACTGGCGATAGCCGTATCCTGATTGACGAGGAGCATATGATGGAGTTGCTGAAGAATATGGGGGATACGGCTAAGGCGAAGCCTGTGGCGGCTGCGGATAAACTGAAGATTATCCCTGAGGACGAACAGCCCGAAGAGACATACACGAATGATGATTTACAGATTATCATTAACCAAAAAGAAGTTAAGAAGAGCAAATGCTATAAGCTGCCGCAACAGAAGGTGGTTATTAAGTAAGCGGATGCGATGTAGCGTAAGCAGCGTAAGCAGCGTATGTGAGGAGTGTTAGCGGTGCGATGTGTATATTATTATAATTATTATTGTATCTTATTTTTTAATTTACTAAGTAAAATATATTGATGGTCTATCTTACAATACTTAGTCTTCCCATTACCCTTAACATAGATGCTTCGCTGGACTTTCTTATTCTTATGTAATAATACGACTTTTTCGCCATTCAATCTGTAGGTGGTTTTCTTGTTGCCTCCTGTGGATGCGCCTGATTGGGTGGTGTCTAGTCTGGTTTTAAATTCTTGATAAGCAGATGATCCAATAGTTGAAGCTGTATTATAGAACCCCCTAGCACCTTTCTTTAGCACAGGTAAAACACTAGTGTTGAACCTATCTTTTAAACCCATAGTTTTACTATATGCGGTCGCTAATGCTGCCTCAGCATCCATACCTGTATTTTCTTTTAAAGTAGCACTTGCTAATTTTGCTAATTTTATACTTTCATTACGCAATATTTCTTTTTCTTGTTCTATATTAATATTTTCGTATGCTTCTAAAATTGCTTCCTTATTTTTTTCTATAAATTCTTTTGCCTTTTCTTTTAATTCTATAGTTTTTACAAGTGCTGTAGTACATACAGCAAGAGCACGCTGATTTTTATCTATTACAGATGGTTCTGTTGTTTCTTTTAAATCTATTGTATTTGTTGCGTCTAATTCACTAATTGCGTCATCTACATCTATTACTATATCATCTTCTTTATTTGCCGCTTCTTGTTGATTTGCGTCGTCTTCTTGTTGTTTTGCCGCTTCTTGTTGTTGTTTTATTTGTTCGCCTGTTACCCCTCCCTTCTGTCCTCTCTTAACCTTGTTCTTTAAACATTTTAGATAAGACCCTTCTAATACTCTTAGTTTATCTAATAAGGCTATTCTTTTAGAACAATCTTTTATTAAAGACATAGACCTTCTATCTTTGCTGTGAATTTTCTTTGCTAAATCAGCATATTTCTTAGTTAAATCTTTAAAAATCTTTTCTTCTTCCATTTATATATACTAGAATATATTATTTCTATATAAGGGATTATTATAGTATATTAAGGGCTTGCTCGCTCCCTCGCTCATAACTTACTAGTCTGCGTGCTACTAGACGAAGAATATGCTCTCGTCTTTTTAGCATTAACCAGCATCGCCTTAATTTCTTCAGGAGCATCTTTTAATTCTGTGTATATAAAGTTATTGTTTTGTGGGTTGCGGATAATATAGTAATTTAGTTGTGTCTTGTCATTATGTCTATACAGTATTACGAGGGGTCTTTCTAATACTTTGCTGCCTCCGCTATTGATGCCTCCACTACCTCCGCCGCTATTGCTACCAGCCTTAAATATAGTCGTGGTTATAGATAAGTCCTTGTCGTCGGCACGCTTGCTAACATCAACTGCTTTTCCATATTCAGCACGGCTATGTATAATTAATATAGAGATATTGAGAACCTTAGACATCATATAAAAGGTTATCTCGTTAGGATGATATATATATGAACCGGATGTTTGCATATGGTTTAATATCTTATTCCTTTCCTCTACGCTGCTGTTATAAAAATAGTTTGCTAAAAACAGTTCAACATTCTTGAATGGCTTTTTAGTATTATTAACTTGGTTCATAGCGTTTATGTAGGAGATGTAAAAATGCGGGTCTTTAAATATATTCTTAATATTAGTAATGTTGTCTCCTCTACCATCTTTATTTTTATTGAACTCATTCTCATAATACTTGAATGTCTTCTGTATAATATCTTCATAGTCATTAACGAGGTTATTGTCTAGCGTCTTTAAGTAATTAAAGAGTTCTATAATATTGCTAGGAGCATAGGCATTCTTCACATATCTTATGTGATACCATATCCTCTTCTTATATTTTAACCATTTAGAATTCAGGGTCTTCAGTTCCCCATCAAACATAGAAGGTATCTTAGCGATTGCCTTAGCGTCGCTCTTGTCGCTACCGCTTTTGCTTCGGCTGCTTCGGCTGCCGTTCTTCTCATTCTTTATATCACCATAATTCACTATAGCACCGCTATTGCCGCTATCACCGCTATCACCGCTATCGCCGCTAGCACCGATATCGTTTTCTATTATTCTAGGGTTTGCGTCGTGATAATAAAGGATGCTCTTAGGTATATTCTTGTTTATTAAATATTGAGTGAATAGCAGTTCTGTTCCATCGTTGTTATTCACGAAGTTATCTGACAGACCATTAATATAGTCATATTTAGTATGTAAAAGAGTGCTAGCATACCAATTATTTAAACCATCTTTGGTAAATACTGGTATCTCCTCTAATATTATCTGTATCTTTGCGGTGCTGCGAGGGCTACGCGGGCTCTGTCCTTTGTCAAACAAGCCTACAAGCCATTTAATGAATTCGACACGAGACTTCTTAGAGTATTCGGCAATCTTATTGTTTTTAGTTTCTAGCAAGGCTTCTAATCTATCCTTTACTAGCAATCTTAGTCGCGACCATTCTTTTATATCCCTAGCATTCTTCTTATCGTATTCTTCATACACTCCTTTCTTACCATAAAGTATTACTCGTCCTTCGCCTGCGCTGCTTGCGCTGCTTGCGCTGCCGTCCACAGTTCCCTCTAGAGGCTGCTTATGAACGCTTATGGTTAGCCTAGCGTCATTAAAGGTAATCTCGCCAATATCTACAGTAATATTAAGTGTCTTCTCAGCCTTATTCAGTTTATTTATATTTTCTAAAAATTTGGCGTGTAGGTGGTTAATAGTTTCTATGTTTCTACCATTATAAATATCATCTACAAATACCACATTTTTAATATTGAGTTCTTTCATTAAATAAGGTAGCACTATGGAGCCGTTAGGTTTAAAGTGGATTATAACGCCGTTCTCTAGCATCATCTTGTCAATCGTATAATTGTCATTAATTATTATGGTGTTAAAACGATACGCTTTTATTTCGTCCTTCATATTGTTATCAAGATGCTTTAGATGCTTCAGTATATTAGAAGCTCTTCTATAATTCATTATCTTAGTTATATTTGGGAATTCGTTCAAGGTGTAATGCTTTTTCTCAGCATTATTGATGGTTTTTATTACTAGAGGTTCGTAGAAATAGATATTATCACGGTCTTTCATTATCTCGTATAATTTATTATCCTTGTTTTTCTTGTTATCCTCTTTGCTACCATTAACAACCCACTTTTCTTTCAGTATCATCAATATCTCTACATCCTTCTTCTTCTGTAATCCGTCGTAATACTCTATAATATCATTAGCATATTCAGGGACTACCAAATCAACGCTAGGGATATTACTGTTGGTATTTATAGTAATCTCCCAGACAATCAGCAGTTTCTTATATACCAAAGCGACTAGACTATAAAGATACTGGATGCCTTTGTCTTCAGGATAGTTGTCGGCTGAGAGGTATTCTATAAATGTCTTGTAAGATTTATAGATATATAGAAGGCGCGAGATTTTGTATTCGTCAGCTTCGCTAGCATCTTTATCAGGCACTTCAGGTAGCTCAATATTGAGGTTCTTGGTAATTATATGTTCTTTTAAATCCTCATAAAGCACCTTATTGTCTTCGTATAATACCGGCTCATAATCGCCAAAATCCTTACAGACATTACCGTTATCAAGAGATATATATTTTAAAATATCCATCTTATTCTTAATAGTTTCTATGAATGTTGGCTTAGTATCGCCGACTAAATATGCTATCGTATTTATTATGTTATCATACTCCTTGGATATATCCTCAATATTTATTAGCCCTCTCCTAAATATACACTTCTTCTTACTTATATTATTAGGCGAACTACATTTACTTAGATATTCCTTATAGACATTTGGATACAATATTTTATACAGTTCTTCTGGTATATCTCCATATCTATTATTTTTATCTATAGGGTATTTTTTCATAACATGATTTATGTTGTCATTATCGGGCTTAGGGAGTGCTTTCGGCTGTGTTGGCTGCTTTGGTGATGCTTTCGGTTCTTTAGGTTCTTTAGGTTCTTTAGGTTCTTTCGGTTCTTTATGTTCTTTAGGAGACTTAGCCGCCTTAGCAGGTGCTTTTACTCCCTTAGGTTTATCAGGGTCTTTTATACCACAGCAAGGCATATCATCTTTTTTCTTTAAATATACAAATTGTCCTTTGCTTTTCATTAATATAGGTTTTTCGTCAGCAACCGGACATTTAGCGTTAAGGTCTGCTTCGTCTAGCGGTATATTACTTTTAGGACACCATATACGAGGGCATACATATCTATTATTATTATGAACCAGAGAATTGTTAAACTTATAACCTTGTTTTATTAAATTATCATATTCTTCTATAGATAATGGTAAAGGTTGATGTATTTTCTGACATTTACGGGCTTTATTATTATTACCCCATATATCTTTGTCAGCAATCTTTAGTTTATTTATTAAATAATAGTTATTTTCATCATCTTCGCCTTTTGCTTTCCCTGCTCCGCCGTTCGCGATTGCTCCAGCCTCTAAAGAGTAGCCGTTCGCTATCGCTCCAGCCTCTAAAGAGTAGCCGTTCGCTATCGCTCCAGCCTCTAAAGAGTAGCCGTTCGCTATCGCTCCACCACTAGAACCACTAGAAGCGTCAGCATATTTATTTATTATTCCTTTATACACTTCATCGTTGCTGCTGCTGTCGCTACCTTTACTGTCCTTGCTGTCCTTGCTACCCTTTACGCTGCTACTACGAACCACAGGTGCGGTTATAGGTTCAGTAGATTGTCCGTCATTAATTGAACTTTCTATTATATGGGATATCCAATATTCTAAGCATTCAAACTCAAAGAATGACTTTATATTTTTAATATCAAACATAAAACCACCAGCCTCTTTCTTGACTATAATAAGGGCGTCTAGGATTTCAGCGGTATTCACAGTAAGTTTTGTATCGATATTGTCAATATCAAGCGCTCTTTTATCCTCGTAATTAGCAGTCCTCTTGTAATAATAAAACACACCGTCCTTATCCTTCGCTCCTATGAATATAGTAGATATCCCTATCTCCCGACGCAAATTCTCAGCAGTCGCCTTATATACATTATATCTTATGCGGGCATTAATGGATTTCTCCTTAAATACTATGTTGATATTAAGAACTTTATTTATGTATTCGCTCAGTTCGTCTTTGTGCTTTTGTATGTCGGCTAGTCCGGCACCTCGGTCTATCTGGTAATTGAAGGTTAAATGGATGATACCAGTAGAATAGATGGTAATAAAGATGCGTTTTGTATAATATATCTTAATATATTCTTTGTCTTTGTTGGTGGTATCGTTAGCCTCTTTAAATATTCGCGAGAGTTCTTTGCGGTTTTTAAAGGTATGTCTCTTGTATAACTTGTAAAACGCCTTGTTTAGGCTGGTAATATATTGGATAAGTTGTATATTGTGCGAAGCGGACAACTTGTCAAATAAGATGACGAGCGAGGGCATATCAGGGATTTTGGCGGCGAATACCACTTTAGAATATTCTTCAGCGACCTTCTTGGTATTCGCAACTTTCACTCTGTATATCTCACCTACCTTGTGGTCGCTAGCAGCCCTATAATTATTACACTTAAACCTTAAATTGTCATAGTAGTATTTAATATCCTCATTAAAATCGCTTTTTAAAACAATATTAATAACATCAGTTGTCTCAAACAATTCTTTAGACTTCTCGTAACCCTTATGTATAGCAGAGTTTATGTCGTCTGCCTTCCTGTCCGTAGATTTAAAAGGGTTAATGTCATAACCCTTCCATTTAATGGAGGTGCCGTTGCCGCCTATGTCAAACAAGAACGGCTCCTTATTAACCCAAGCGTAATAAGGGGTTTTATCGGCGGCGCTAGCAGCACCGGCAGCACCGGCACTGGCATTATTTATGTAATACGCTATCTTATTCATAGCGTCTTCTTTGCTACTGTCTTGATATATGGGCTCTTTAATCACTATGATAGATGTGCTATAGGCAGCGTTAGCAGCGTTAGCAGCGTTAGCAGCGTTAGCAGCGGGGTCAAAGACATATTTAATAGGCTGCTTGCTATTAACCCATTTATACACATAAACAGGTTTAACTATATTCATTAATATTTTATGTATCTAATAAAATATGAAGAAAATCATATTTTTTTATTGAAATCTTATTATAGAAGACTTATAAATTTTATAATAATGAATATAGAAGATGTTATAGATAAACTAGAATTTATTTTACATAAAAAATCAATAAAAACTTTAGAAAAATACACACAGCAGGTCGCAGCAGCTACTACTACACCTCCTGCTACAACAACACCTCCTGCTACAACAACAACACCAGCAGCTACTACAACGACACCAGCAGCTACTACAACGACACCAGCAGCTACTACAACGACACCAGCAGCTACTACAACGACACCTGCTAAAGAAGAAACTAAGAAACCTAGCGAAGAAGCAATAAAATTTGAGAATAATTTAATGGATACTTTAAAATGGGTATTTATAGGGATTGCTATCTTTGTGGTAATAATAGTAATACTAGGTATCGTATATTGGTTTATATTTGGAAGTTCCAGCACTACTACTACAGAGAACACCGATGGTATCAACGGAGAGAATGGCGAAGCCGTGAATACCGATGGTATGAATGAAGTAAACGGCGATGCCGTGAATGGGGACGCCGTGAATGGCGATACTCCTTATAATTATAATGATGATATTCAAGAACCCTACATAGAAACTAGTCCTGTTAATGATGCTAGCACATCATCTATGTTATCTTCATTTATTCCTTATTCATCTTCATTTAGTAGAAATGATAGCCCTGAAGCGCCAGCGGCACCAATAGCCTTACCTGAGCCAGCAATAGAAGCGCCCACATCGCCAATAGCCGTCCCTGAGATACCAGTAGCACCTGAAATACCAGCGGCACCTGAGATACCAGTAGCACCTGAGATACCAGTAGCACCTGAGATACCAGTAGCACCTGAAGTATCGGTATCATCATCGGTGTCGCCAGCACTAGCAGTCTCACCAGCAGCACCAGCGCTAACGCCTGTAATTCAAAATAATAGTATTGAAGTCAAAAAATAAATGTAATGAATACCTACATCGTCTTCATATAGTAGCCGATGTATAGACCAATAATAATACCCAATAGAATAAACATAACAAACATAAAGGTAGATGACAATAGATAATATAGAATATATAGAATAACAATTAGTATTGCGAAGTTATTATATCCTATATATTCAACGAGCCAAAACAAATCAGGGATACCTAGCATCATATCTATAAGTAATAAATTTTATTATAATGTTTCTAGATACATCTAGATTACTAGAGATTTAATGTGTCCTACGCGGATATCGGTATTCACCATAATCTGGTAGCCTGCTTGTGTAATTTTCTTACAAAAACTAACATCCTCGCTACAAATATCACGAATTACCGTGCCGTCATCAGCCTGAATAGTTACTATTTCACTATCAAAATAGGGATATTTAATATTGTCAAAGACCTCTTTGCGAATAGCCATAAAACCCATACCGCTATAAACGACCGAGAAGTATTTAAATTCTGTCTCTTTTTTCCATACCTCAATATCTTCGGGCTTAATAAATTTAAAGGTGCCGTTCTCCTTAAAATAGGAGGTGTCCCAGTCTTTAACAAAGGCATAATTTGTCAAATCAGCCATCCTATACATTCCGGCGACTACTGGGTGTTCTTCTGTCGCCTCTATTAATTTTTCTACTTGTTCGTAAGTGAAAACGATATCGCTGTCAATAGTAATCCATACATCAAAAGGCTGTCCGTTAAATGGCTTTTGGTCTTGTCCCCTAAGCACATCAAGACCTAGAGTTGTCATCCTTACAAAAGGAACAAATGAGCCAGTCGCTGGAGAAATCATAATGTCGTATTTTCTGGTTTCCCACAGTTTGCTAATAGTCGCAGTCCAAGAAATTAAAAACTTTGAACTAAAATTATCCCCAGGTAGCGCAAAGACAATCTTCTTAACATTTGGGGTAGGTTGAGGTAGCTGCGGTAGCGGCGGTAGCGTAGCAGGGACATCAGCTACCGCCTCTACTTCAACAGCCGCAGCAGCCGCAGCTACAACTACATCAGCAGCCGCAGCAGCCGCATCAACTACCGCATCAACTACCACATTTACCTCAGTAGACGCTACCTCAGCTACCGCATCAGCTACCGCATCAGCTACCGCATCAACTACCACATTTACCTCAGTAGACGCTACATCAGCTACCGCATCAACTACCGCATCAGCTACCGCAACAGCCACATCAGCTACCACAACAGCCGCATCAACTACCGCATTATCGTCGTTCATCGTATTCTTTTTTATTATACTTAGTATAATATTAATATTCTTATATATTTTTAGGCGTTGTTAAATTAAGAGAAATATAAAAATTGATATAAAATATATATATTATAAATAATAATAGCGTATAATGTCTTCAGCCGAAAATAATACTTTAACATATGATATTGAACTAGACGGTAATTCTATGAGATGCGGGCAACCCAGTAAAATCAAGAAAATCCTTAAGCCTCATCAGTTAGCCTGTCTATACAAAGCAATTTATATGGAAAATATCGGCACCATAACCTACAAAAACCGAGATGTTAGCCTAAGGAATAACAATCCACGCACTATCAAAATATCAACAAATATTGGTATTATCGGGGATATTGTCGGGTATGGTAAGACGCTAACGGCGCTGTCTATTATCGCACATAATTCGCTAGACAAAATCCACATTAACAGCACAAAAGTTCATAGTTTTCATAGCAATAAAGCATACAACTATTTCACCGCCGAAACCGATAATTTAAGCCTACCTAATCAAGATAATATGATTAACTCAACGCTCATTATAGTTCCACGCGGACCCGTTTATGTGCAATGGGAGAAAACCTTAAAGGATGCTACCGACCTCAAGTATATTGCTATAGAGGACTTAAACTTTATTAAAAAGAATTTGCCACCATTCACTAATAATGAGCGGGATATTATCGACTACTTTAATCAATTTGATGTCGTCCTCATTAAGAATACGACGCTAGACCGATTGCTGGATTATTACAATTACCCTGCTGCTATAAAGCATTTCATATATAAATGGAAGCGAATTATGATAGACGAGTGTCATGACATCATCAACAAAATTGAGATATTTGACTACCTATTCATCTGGTTGATTAGCGGCACCTATTTCAATATGTGTAATAGGATATCTTCGCCGTCGTATTCGCAATACTACAATATCAAGGATATACTGAGAGAGGATTACATTAATTATATCTTGGTTAAATGCGATAAGGACTTTGTAAAGGAAAGTTTCAAGATACCGCCTATTATCGAGTATTATCACCTCTGTAAAATGTCTAAGTATCTAAAAATTATCAAGAAATACATCAACAGTTCTATATTAGACAAAATCAACGCCAACGATATCTCAGGGGCTATTAAAGACTTAGGAGGCAAGAATGAGACCGAAGAAGGCATCGCTACGCTCATTTGTGCCGATATGAATAAGAACCTCTCTAATAAGCAGAAGGAGCGTGAGTATATCTCAGGGCTAGACATATTAGAAGAGAACAAGGCGAACCGCCTAAAAACTATTGACAACGAAATCACGATTATTGAAGGGAAGATTAAAGACTTGACTGAGCGGATTACAGAAATCAACAGCAAAATCTGCTCTATTTGCTTAGATAATGTGTCGCAGCCTATCATATTAGAATGTACGCATATATTTTGCGGCAGCTGTCTATTCAAGTTTCTCAACAGCCCGCACAGCAATTCGCACGCTTCGCACGCTTCGCATAACGCCATTAATAAGAGATGCCCTGATTGTCGGGCAGAAATCAGGAGCACCGAGAACTTAACAGCAATTGTTAGCATCAAGAATGAAATTACAAACGAGATTGCCTCGCCTGTTTGCGAAGGTATGAGTAAGATTGGTAAAGGTATTCTTAACAAAGAGGATACTTTGCTAGAAATCATTAAAAATAAACCCGACGGCAAGTTCATCGTGTTTAGCAGAGTGGATGTATTCACAAATATTATTAAACTGCTAGTGTCTAACGGTATCACCTTTGCCGAATTAAAAGGGAATACCTCGCATATGATGAATGTATTAAAGGACTTTAAAAACGGCGTTATTAATGTCATCTTGTTAACCACGCAATACGCCGGATATGGTATTGATATTAATTATGCGACGGATGTTATCATATTTCACTCTATGGCTGTAGATAAACAGCAGGCAATAGGCAGAGCGCAGCGAGTAGGACGAACAAATAACCTAGTAGTCCATAACCTGTGCTTTGAACACGAGTTAGAAGACAATATCCAATCACCGGCTATCTAGTACTAGTATCTAGTAGCATTAGCAATACCAATACAATCGCAAATACAAATAACATATCTATATATACCTATCTCTTTTTTATATCAACATCTAAAAAATGATAATAGAAGGTTATCTTGGTAATTATATAAATAATTACGCATATATTTAACTACGCAATTTAGATAAAAAGGCAATTATGGTAGATGATAGAAATGCGCAGCGTGGTGCTACTGTATCTAAAAGAATGAATAAGACAGCACGCACGCCTCGCTCCTCACGGACAGGCTACTACGCGTCCAATTATTTTGAGTGTATAGATAGCGTGTGTGCCCGTATCTCCAGCGAAAAACAAAAGTATTACCTAAATATCGCCGCAAAAATCGCCATCAAGTCGCCTATGTTTAACCACAAGCACGGAGCAATAATAGTATATAAGGACAGGATAATAGGCACAGGATATAATTATTATATGGCGGATTTCAGTATTCACGCAGAAGTAGCGGCAATCGCCAGTATTCACAAGAAACAAAGGCATATACTTAGCGAATGCGATATATATGTGGTTAGGATTGGTCCAGACCGCTTTAACAATCCTTTAAAATACTCTCGTCCTTGTACTAACTGTAGTAATACAATTATTAAAAATAATATTAAAAACGCCTTCTATTCTACCAACTACGAGTATGACACCATTAGAGAATGCGAGGATACCCACAAGTGTAAGCGACCTGTAAAATGTATATTACAATAAGCCCCACTAGATAGTTAGACGAACCATCGCTAACACATCGCTAAATCGTTAGACGAACATCGCTAAATCGTTAGACGAACCATCGCTAAATCGTTAGACGAACCATCGCTAAATCGTTAGCGATACCTTAGGGATTATTCTCTTAATGTTCTTCTTCACTACTGTCTGTCTATCTTCTTCAAAAATCCGCTTCAACAATTCTTCGCCGGACAACTCTTTATATTGAATGATTTTTGTTTTTATGTCGTTCATCTTGATAGGGACGATACATTCCTTAACATTTGTTTTAATACGCCCGTGTGCCGTGTTTAGGTCGTTGTATTTAAAGTTAAACATAAACTCCTCAATCTTGTTATTGAGGACACGCTGATAATTCTTACGCTCCTTCATCGCAATCATTAATTTCCTTATTTGGTCGTCGTATTTAAACCAGTCATTCACTAGGTTCTTAAATGTCTCTAGTTCTTCTTCAGTAGGCTCGGTCTTCCCTTGATTTATGATGCTATCTACAATATTATCGGCAGCAGCAGCGGCAGCAGCAGCGACAGCAGCGACAGCGTCGTTATTCATTATTATTCGTATATATTTATATATATCTTGTAATATTTATATATATTTCATATTTTTGCTCTAACCTTTAACAAACTTCTCAAGTTTCTTATAAACCCTTTCGTCGTCATATTCGCCTTCTTTTTTACCTTCGTTATACTTAATAATTGTAGGAAACCCATTAACACCCTTCTTATATTTCACAGGCAGATGTTTGAGATGCGTCGCCTCCACATTTAATATGTCGCAGCCTCTAGCATTCTTATATTTCTTACATATTTTATCCCAAGTAGGTCTAAGCGCCGTGCAGTGTCCGCACATATCCCAATAATAAAATATGGTTATATTTGGTGATGTCTTTAGCACATCCCCAACCTGCTTTTTGTTTTCAGCACTTAGAATATACAACATAACAGTTCTCTTATATATTAAAATATATTTATAATTTATAAGTAAGTAAAGAAGGATAATGAAAGAATATGCCGTGTTAGATTATGATAGCAATTATAACCCGAAGGTGCTGAGTGCGAATATATCGTGTAAGAGTATGTCGTCGCTATCTAGTGCCTATACTCTACAGCAAAACAACCTATTTGCCGACAGAATAAATATGGATATCTTCAATTATCACAATAATTACAATAAGGATATATACGCACTTAAGGGAGACGAATACGAATTATTGAGCGGGTTCTCTATAAACAAAAAGAGTTGTCTATTTAAACGCCCTGAATACAACGACGGGGCTTGGATACAACAATACCAGCCAATACTCCCCGTCCTACAGCAGACCCTAGAAAATAATAAAGACAAATACAAACTTTTTGACTACCAGACTAAAAATAAGACGATGGTCGTCCGTAGGTAGGGGCTGTCCCGAAGGGCTGTCCGCAAAAAATTGATTTTGGATACCTTAATATAATTTAATATATCCTTAAGTATGTGGTATATACAATTGATAGACGCGCCGCATATGCATGCTTCGTATTACGACTTTATGGGATACCAGATGCTCGAGAGGCATATAGAGACAATTTATGATACATTTCCACGGCATTCTTGCGAAGATTACAAAGGATTAAATAAGGATATTGAAGAACATATACTAGAATATATAAACGGGTTGGCTAATAAAACTATTGAATTGTATGTGTATAACTATGGGATAGATAATGCTATAGTATTACTAAACCGGTTTAATAATAATTCGAGAACTAGCAAATATACCAACACAACTTCTAAAACCTTGCTATTTGCTATATTTTACAACAGGTTTGTTATTGAATATATACCCAATATCCTAGATTACAGAAACTATAAATATCCTTTGTTAAGCATTATAAAGATACAAAGAGTATGGCGTAAAATGCTAGCATATAGAAAGAGTATAAAAAGAGAAACAGTTGAGAATGATTTTGTCTATCTTATTGAAAAGATAAACAAAGAGATTACTGGAGAACCTGCTAAGAAGGTTCTGGTATATCTGGTAAATAAATTTAGGAGACGGCTGAGTAAGACATTATGAGACATTATGAAGCCGTAATATAAACAGCATACCATCTATCAAAATAGTCGCATATGCATTTTAATACGAAGATACCTATTATTATCTTAAACATATTTATTATTATAACATATTTATAATATTCAATTTTTAGTTATCCCTCATAACCTTAAGTTTCTAGAACCTATTTTTATGTATATATAGCATATTGTCGCCAAACCATTTCATATCCATATTATTTTTTCTTAGCAAACTTACGAACTTCAAGTTGCCGTAATAGGGCTCTTTATTACCCTTGTGGAATACTCGTGGAGCCATCTTGTCATATAATTCGTATTCGCATTTAACAAAGCAAATGATATTGTATGGCTTTAATCTATAAAACCGCATATTGAATTTTTGCTGTTCTGCTAGCAATCCCTTAAATTGCGGGCTATCTCTATCTATCACCTTCTCATTAATAAGAACCTTCTTTAATTCTACAATAAATTCTTTGTGTTTTGCTAGAGTTCTAGGTAATGGCGTGGGGCTTTCTCTATCCATTACAAATTTAGCGGGAACTTGGTAATTAGAAGAAGACCAGAAAGGATTTTCGTAAGGGTCTTTAGCGGCTTTAGCGGCTCTTGCGGCTTTTGGCGATGATGGCGATAACGGTAGTGTGATGGTTTTAACGGCTCTTGCTGCTCTTGCTGCTTTAGCGGCTTTAGCGGCTTTAGCGGTAGCGGCTACTGGGACTACTTTAGGGGTCGCTGGTGCCTTTGCTGTGGCTCTTGTGGTTGCCGGTTTTGCGGCTTTAGGTGATGACGGGGACAACGCTCTGGCTGCCGCTGTCGCCGCTCTAGTAATTCTTCTAGGCGAAGGAGACCTAGGCGACTTCTTGCGAGCCGCTGAATTTAACATACTTACTTCTATTATAACATCTATAAAAAAGATTAAAAATTGATTTAATATATATGTATATAAGGCATAGGCTCACTAAGTAATGTCCCAGATATATCTAGGGGCTCATATCAATCGTGAGAAAACCATCCTAAAGACTATGGAAACAATCACAAAGAATGGTGGAAATTGTCTACAACTGTTTGTTTCTAATCCTCGCAGCACCGCCCTTGTATCGCTAGATAATTACCTCAGTATTGCCGATGATATAAGGGAATATTCGGCAAAACACAACTTTCGCACAGTAATACACGCCTCATACACAATAAATCTGGCGCGTGATTTTAAGAACGGAAAGCGCGCTGTTTCTATTGAAGATTGCGCGTGGATACAATTGCTATTACACGAATTGTATATTTCGCATCTTCTTAGGTCTTCTGGTGTTGTAGTGCATGTCGGGAAACACACGACACAGACACCAGAATATGGTTTAGAAAATATGAGAATAGCACTAGAATATATTATAGCCGAATTACAGAAAAATAAAATAACTGCTAAGATACTTCTAGAAACACCAGCAGGACAAGGAACAGAACTTTTAACCGATTTAACAGAATTTCTAGAATTCTTTAATCAGTTCTCGGCAGAACAAAAACAACATCTAGGTATATGCCTAGATACGGCACATATCTGGGGGGCTGGTTATGAATTGAGCGAAGCCCTAACTATGATTACCCACAAAAATGCCGGCGATTTAGTTGCTATACACCTCAATAATAGCAAAGTAGCTAAAGGTAGCCGTGTAGATAGACACGCGACCCTGTTTGATGCCGTCGGCAAAATCCCCCACAATTCTATTAAAGTATTCTTAGAACTGTTAGCGACGAAGCCTACGAAGCCTACGAAGCCCAAGACACAAATGCCTATCATAATCCTTGAGACACCATCAGCAAATTATAGTGAAGAATTTATGGTCGTCGCGGCTGTCGCGGCTGTCGCGGCTGTCGCCTCTACGGCTGCTAGCCTATCTTAAGCCAACTTTCAGGGAACAAGTCGTCCTTTATCGTCCCCTTGTAGTTATGCCCGAACCATTCATTTGGGTAGCAGACAACTGGATTTTGCGAAGAAGACAAGTAGGCACCGAACCACGAAAAGGTGCTGTTGCCTATAATGTAATGCTTAGAAGATGTCATAATTAGCAATTGTTCCCAATCAGGGATATTATCTGCTACTTTTTTATATTTTAAATCCTTACCATATAATTTCTTGAGAGCGTCATTTATCTCCAAGTTATATTTATTAACAATTTCTCGGTCATTTGCTTCGCAGAAATAGAGGATTTCGTAATCATATATATCAACGCCTGCTCCAACCAAGGCTTTAAAAGCATCTATGTAATACTGAGGCGGTTGCACAGGATGCCACGCTAGCAAATTAACATAGTCCCCTATACGATAATGGATGGTAATAGTTTTGTGTGTGGTGTATTCAGGATACTTTGTTAAAGTCCTGTTGATATGGTCGTCAATACCTATAATTCTCCTAATCTTGTTAATATTACGCTCAAAATATTTAGGACTTTGAAAATAACCTTCTAATAGTATGTCCTTGTCGTAAACTGGTATTTCTTTGTAATGAAAATAGGGAGCCTCATATTTGTCGGCAATCTCCATCTTGCCTGATGTTTTATGGCTGATATTACTAAACAAGGTGTCCCAGTAATATTTACGATACCCTATATCGCCAGTCGTATATAATATGTAATTCTGGCTATTATCTATGTAATACGAGATTACAGCAAAAATCTTAAACAATTGATTACCAATCCCGCCATTCACCACAATACCCGTATAATTCATTATTTCTATTAGTATTGTATGTGAAGTTATATTTATATATGTATATATGTATATATGTATATATGTATATATGTATAAGATATGTTCTGTAATACTAAAAAATGATTGGTAAAACTTTCTTTATTTATATTAAGAAAGAAACGATGATGACCCGTAGCCAAATGAAAATTGTCGCTGCTGGACCCATAACTCTTGCTGTTCTTACTGGACCCGCTGTTCTTACCGCCCTTAATACACCCGCACTTATTGTACCAACAGAACCGGCTATTCTCTCTGTCGCTGCTCCTGCTCCTCCAGTATTCTATCCTAGTATGTTTGACAGATGGGCGATACCATTCTAAGTTATATTTCGGTGTATATATATGTGTCATATATGGTATCTATTTTTATATTTTTATTTTTGTAGGAACCGATATAGGTATGGGTATAATTTGTCCTATTTTACAAAGGTTATGATAAAAATTGATTGGTTAGATTAAAAACTATATTACAGCCAACCACAGAAGCAAGGATAAACAACACCCATCCTAGTTCTAGAAGTTCTAACAAGCCTACCTAACAAGCCAATCCAACTTTAAAAATCTTAAAGTTCTACAAGATGTCCGCCGCTGTCGCCGCTGTCGCTGCTACCGCTGCTAATGTTAGCCTTCTTATCAAGGAAGCGATGGCTAGTATGCCTGATAGTCTCAATACCAAGAAAGAGATTGACGAGTATTACAAGAAGGCGATGAAAGATATTAATGATAAGGTGAAAGAAGAGAAGAAAGCCGATAAGGCGACTGCTAAGGCAGAGCCTAAGAAGCCTAAAGAACCAAAGGAGCGTGTCAAGAAGGCAGCAAAGCCTGCTGAGGTTGATGAGGACGGAAACGAGATTGTCAAGGTGAAGAAGCCTCTTAATAAATACCAGCTGTTTATCCAACAGCAGCGTCCTAAGGTGAAAGAAGATTACCCTGAATTGTCTGGTGAAGAAATCTTCACAAAGATTGCTGAGCTCTGGAAAGAACACAAGGAAAGCGAAGCCAAGAGTGATAGCGACGATACTGCTGAGGTTGTCGTCAAGGAAAAGAAGGAGAAGGCACCTAAGGAGCCTAAAGCACCGAAGGAGCCAAAAGAGCCAAAAGCACCAAAGAAAACAAAGGCAGCGGCTGCGGATGCTGCGGCAGATAGTTCATAAATACTAGGATATGATAGCGAATGCTATGTAATATAGGATATATATATATGTGTGTTATATATTTTTATATTTTGAATTTGATATACAAGATGATACTATATGATACAATAATATATTTTTGTCATTAAAAATATCAAAAAAACACTCTAAAAATATAAAAATTGATGATGTCTTTTGTTTTGTATAAAGTTTTAAAGAAACACAAGATGACTACTATCTCTATGAAAATCAAGGAAGCTATGGCTAATATGCCTGATACTTATAATACCAAAAAGGAGATTGATGACTATTACAAGGAGGCTATGAAAAAGGCTGCAGAAAATAGCAAGACTAAGAAAGGTGCTAAGCCTAGTGATGATACTGATAAACCTAAGAAGGAACTTAATGGATATCAACTGTTTATGAAAGAACACATTAAAACCGTTAAGGAAGAAAACCCGTCTTTAACAGGACCCGAAGTATTCTCTAAGATTGCTGAGTTATGGAAGAAGAAGAAAGAAGAAGCGGGAGCAGCGGTAGCAGATGTTCCTACGGTAGTTGCTGCTGCTGTTCCTACTGTAGTTGAAGTAGTTGTTAAAGAAGAAGACGCTAAGGCTGACGCTAAGGCTGACGCTGACGATGAAACTGTTGCTAAAACAGAAGTGAAGAAGAAGAAAGCGAAGTAAGCGAAGCGGCGGCGAGCATAGCCGATGTGCTAATATGATGACATAGTATATATGTGTATGTATCTATATATTTTTATATTTCCAAATGCGTATCCTCTTTTATACCTCGCCTATTCTATAGGGGTGTTATGCTTATATCATTTTCTAGGGTATATGTTTTTTATTTTTATATATAATATACTATATATTATAGAACAGGGGTATAAATAATATGAAGGGACGCCCGCAAACAGCAACAGAAACAGCAAGAGCAAGAGCAATAGCAAGAGCAACAGCAAGAGCAGAAAGACTAGCAAAAGAAAAAGACCAACTGCTACATCCAATAACAAAAACAAATAGAATATATAATAATCTTATTAACAACATAAATGATACAAACGGGGCATCATCCGCAAAAAAACGTCCAACTACAGCACCCCTACCTACAACAGTACGCCCATTTACAGCAATAGAACGCCAACATTTACCACAACATCAAGAACCTCAGCTACCGCAAGACGAAAATCTAGGCTTTTATAATTTTACAAATGATACTACAGTATATTGTTTTTCGGATATTGAAAGTAATATGCCTCCAGAAATTAAAGACCTGATGTTTGATACAAATGACAAAAAAACAGATATAGAATATGCTCCAATAAAACTAGTAAATAAGGCTATTGTTTTTACAGGAGACCTAATAGACCGTGGAGCATATACTGTTAGAAATCTACTAAATATGCTGAATTTAAAAGAAACTAATAATGATAATGTTATACTTATTTGCGGTAATAGAGATATCAATAAAATAAGGATGTATCACGAGTGTTATATTGAAGAAATAGATGAGAAGATTTTGAAGAAAGGTAGTGAATTAAAAACGATTGAAAGTATTATAGAATTGTTAGACACAGAGATAGGAAACAAGGATATATTTGAGAATAGTGGTTGTGAAATATCAGCCTCTATAAATATAAAAGGTATAGTTAATCCTCTAGAACACCCTCTTATAATTCGTAAAAAATATGATAAAAATTTTAGAAAATCCTATCACGATGATATAAGTAGAATTACGGATATCTATACAAAAACTTTAGGGTCTAATAACCAGATTAAATTTTTTAATGACGAGTTTAATGCGTTATTTGGGAATGATTTATTTGGATTTACTAATGAAGATTTACACGAGAAAGATAGAGAACAATTTAAAGCGGGTATTGAGAATGACACTAGATATATATTATTACTTAAGTTTATCGCTATGATGAATATGGTGATGGGTAAAAATAGGATACCTGATGAATATAATAGCCTACCAGAATGCTTGAAACCATATAACGGGCTGTATATTAAATATCTAGAAAAATGTCATATTATCTCCAAATTCACAATAGGCGGGATTGAAGATAATATATATATTGCTTCGCATTCTGGAATACCCTATAAGGAAGCGACAGCAGCAACAGCAGCAACAGCAGCAACAGCAGCAACAGCAGCGGTAGCGGGCTTCTTTTATATACCTGATGATGTCGGTATAGAGCCCACAGTCCAACCTAATGGAAGCAAGTATATAGAAAATATTGAGAATATAAATAATAATTTTAATAATTTTATAAAGAGAATTTTAAAGAATGAAGTTAAATACGCAGATGATGATTTTAAAAAGTATGTTGCTATGGGAGCCAGTTGCGAAAATACTGCTATTACCGGACTAACATCTGTTGCGTCCCCTATTGTTTCTTCAAAAATTATAGGAAAAATTCGTGATGAAAGCCTAAACAGTCTAAGTAGCCTAAATATAGTCGGTGCTAAAAAAATATACAATATATTCGGTCATCAACCTAGCGGATTTACGCCGCAAATTAATAGAGTAATAGATAGAAGTTCGGGGCTAACATCATATCATATAGATTTAGATGTTTCTAAAGCCGAGGATGGCTTTGGTATATCTAATAAAAACTCTTTTGTTTATCTTACGCTCAATAATACTGAAAATAGGTTAGTAGGAAAGATTGATACAATGGCTAATAATTTTGATTTACAAATCAAAGAAAAAACTATCAATAATTTAATATTAATAAAAGAAAAATTTAATAATACTGCTAAATTTGAATATGATATACCATTAGACACCTATTGTTATGATAAGATTAAGATAAATATAGAATATAATAATGGTAAAGACACATATAAAGGAAACCCCGCGCATATGTTTTTAGTTAATGACAACTATTATGGGATGTTTGGCTACGATTTAGTTAAATTACCAAGAATACTTTATGACCCTGAAGGCAGCCTCAAGAAACAAGAAGGCGCGGGCAGAGCAATAAAGAAGACATACACGAAGTCGGCTAAACGGTTTATGAACGGCAAAAAGCAAATGGTGATATATCTAGGCAAGCGTGGTGGCGAATATCTCAAGGTGAAAGGCGAATATATGAGCCTCGTAAAGTATATAAAGATAGCGAATAAAAAGAAGCCTACAAAGAAATAATAAGGTTAGGTTCTCCTAATTACCCAAATCACGCTAAACTCCGCTAGAACTCCGCTAGAACTCCGCTAGAACTCCGCTAGAACTCCGCTAACATCTTATAGTATTGCGAGGGATACAGCGTAGAGGACATCAGGGTATGGTAATAGAAGTATCCTAGTATTATTCTTAAATTACTTTACTTTATTTTTATATTTTCTAACTTCTCCTAATTATACCTTATGACACCATAAATGATAATAGGAGCATTAGCAATACTAGGAGTTCTATAGTAATTCTAGGCATAGTTTAGCGTGATTTGGGTAATAGGGATACTCTAAGTATTATTCTTAACATCTCTAACTTATTATAATAACAAAAATTGATTATGTCTTCTACATCTATATAAAGTAGATACCTATCATATACAAAGTATGACTGACACATCCGCTACCGCTACCGTCGCAGCATCCGCAGCAGCATCCGCAGCAGCATCCGCAGTACCATTCAAATACACCTTTGAAGACCCTGTCTCATATTTCACGCCAGTATATGAGAAGTCAGGACATATCTATAAAAACGCTGAGGACAAGCCAGCAACATTTATGGGCTCCCTTAACGCCGGAGACGAACAACTGTATATTGGCGGCGGAGCCATAAACAAGGCATTTAATATCGCAATTAGAACCGACAATTACGACACGACATTATATGACTTATCTACACAGATGCATCTATCCTGCTATATGGATTGCTATAATGTTAAGGAGGAGGAAGACTTAGTCCCTGATAGATACTCTAGAACCAAATATTTAAATAAAATAAATACTGCGTATTTCAATAATAAAAAGGAGGGCACACTACATCACTTTAACGCCTTTAAGGAGGGCGGCAAATTCGCCGATAATCCATACATCGCCGATATGTATCTGTATGTTAGCGAGAGCCGTCTTACAGACTTTCAATCTAACGGCTTGTATCCTGCCGACATTTTCATAGATATTCTTAAAAAGGCACCTTATAATAATGAGGCAAATAAGGCGATGCTATACTGCGTAGGACCGAAAGGGTTAGCCGGCAGCACCGCTGATAACTTTAAAGACGCTGTGTATATAGTCGGCAAGAATATAGCTAACGCAATCTATCTTTACAATATTAACAATAACACTCCAGATACCGAGAAGATAGACTATGTCCGCATTTGCCTAATATCTGGAGGCGGCTTTAAGCACGAAGGTGTCAGCCATATTGAGGTTGCTGAGAGCCTTATTAAAGGAATTCACGAAGTAAATGAAATGAACGAAGTAAATGTAATGAATGTAATGAATTCTAAAAAACAGATTACAAATGTCGTATATAACTTCGCCTATGATAATGACGCTTTTAAACAAGCCTACGATAACTTAGGACTTAAGGACTAGGACTTAAGGACTAGGGCTCTAAGGAATAGGGAGGATATATCTAAGATATGCTTCGCATATACGCATCGCATACACAGTAGATATTACACATATTATATATTATTTTTATAATCTTATAGACATTATCCTAGATACTCTTTATAACTTCTAAATATGTAGCAAAACCGTCAGCAATATTAACCTGATTGTTATAACTAGATAAACGGACATCAAAGTGTATCCAGTTTTTTCTATATTTCACAGGGATAAAGTTCATTAAGAATAGCGAAGCCATCATCCCATCGCTATTAACGCATTTATATCCCGAGTTTTTAACATCAGCAATATTAGATTTTATATAATACATATACTCAACCCACGGAGGCAGCCTTATACTTTTCTCAGCATATTCTTTGTTATACATTTCAATATCCTTAGACAACTTATCATTTAGCGTAAAATAGGTGAAACTGGTATGACAGTGTATCCGCTCAGACCACCCTGTTAAAGTCGCATAGTCAAATATATAATCCGGCTCGTAAGTCTTACAAGCATACGCCAGAGCATCCGCCAGTATCAATCGCCCCTCCGCATCGGTATTCACAATCTCCACACTAGTCCCATTATAGGATTTAATAACATCATTAGGTTTCACCGAACTGCTTGACACTATATTCTCTACCAAAGGACATAGACAAACTATCCGGTGCTCGCTCTTGCTATCCACAAGATACTTAAACAACCCTAAAGATAACGCTGCACCTTCTTTATCCATATACATTTTTTCCATAGATTTATCTCGTTTCATAGAATACCCTCCAGTATCTATGGTGACACCTTTGCCTACTAGGCATATTGTTTTTATCGCCTTAGCCTTAGCCTTAGCATTATTATGAATATTAGCCGGCTTGTATTCAAGCACCAAGAAATGCGGCTTATTACTAGAAGACCCACCAACCGCATCAATAAGCCGCAAGCCCATCCGCTTAATATCTGCGTGCCTATAGTTGTTTATTTTAACAGTCGGCGTCTTGCTAAAAAGCCCACAAGCATAGGCTGCTAGTCTTTCTGGTATGAATATATTAGAAGGTTCGTTTATTATATTACGAGATAAATTAGAATAGTTAAGAACATCAAACAGACTGTCGATATCCGCTTTGCTTAATTGCGGGGCATAAAATGAGATGCCTATCCGCCCTTTGTCATCCGTCTTATATTTAGAGAATACATACAGTCCCTGAATAATCCTATAAATAAATCCCTTAACATACACCTTGTTTAATCGCTGTAAGTTAAAGAGAACCTCCTTTTTATTATTTAAGAACTCCTTAATTGTTATTGAATTCAATAATATATCTAGCGGGTTATTTATTATTATGTCGGTATTCTTAGCCTTCGCTTTCGCTACTATAATGGTATAGCAATTGCTATCGCGTTTCCCTGCTTTTTTATCAATACTATTTATATTATTTATATTATTTATATTATTTATAATATTGATACTCATCCTAATATATATATATATTATATGCTACTATACAGACTTGACAATACAAGACGGTTGTCTTTCAAGACGGTTGTATTTTAATTCATAGACCTTGTCGGCAATTTCTAAAGCCGACTTACGATGTGCTATGATTATCACGGTGCTATTCTGTTTATTATAGCATTCCTTTATTGTCTGCTGAACCAGTTCTTCGCAATACGGGTCAAGCGCCGAAGTCGCCTCGTCAAATATCAGGATTTGCGGTTTTCTAATTAATGCTCTAGCAATTGCTATGCGCTGTTTTTGTCCTCCCGACAACGAACTAAGTTCAGTTCCTTCAAGCCTTGTCTGGTATTTATTAGGCAGTTTAGATATAAACTCGTGTGCGTTAGCGTTCTTGGCGGCTTCTATGATGAGGCTCTCAAGGTCAGCAGCGTCAGCGGTGCCGCAGACGCCCGCACCGTCATCGCATATACCATACGCAATATTATTAGCAATCGTATCCGTAAATAATATGCTATCTTGCGCAACATATCCTATATGTTTTTTAAGCCATTCGCTATCATAATTGCGAATATCAACGCCGTCTATCGTTATGCTACCGTTTGTCGGTTCTAAGATATTCACTAATAATTTAGAGAGTGTGCTCTTACCGCATCCTGACGCACCCATAATCGCTATCTTTTCTCCTCTATCAATTCTAAAATTAAAATCAGTTAAGACAGGTTCCGTCGCCTTCTCGTATTTAAACGAAAGCGAATTAAAGACGATATCGCCTTCCATACGGTTATCAGCAGGTATATAGTAGCCCTTAGTATATTCAGGCGTATCTAGTATTTTCGTTATACGGAGATAAGGCTCTTTACATTTAAGAAATTCATTTCGCATATCAAACAAGGTTTTAATAGTAGAATATAGCCCCTGATTATGTAGAATAAAGATGGTTAGCCCTTCAACAGTCCCCAAGTAGTTCGCCGATAATATGATGATGATGGTGGTTATTGTCGGTATATTACAGACCACTAATAGGTTGCTGCCGTATAGCAGGCATTCCTTGTAGTTGTAGTTGGCGATTACACCAGAGAGCGTATTGAATTTTTCTTCAGCCTGCCGCTCATTAGCATAGGTTTTCATAACGGATAGGTGGGAGATTGTTTCGTGCGTATAGGTGTTGAGTTCCTTATTCAACTCTTCGTGGTTCGCCATTATCTTCTTGTGGATATGCTCGTAGCACGCCGATATCAAATAATTGATTGGGATTAGTATTATAGCTATTGCGGTAAGTTTCCAAGATATGTTAGACAATAGCCAGAAGGTTATAACGACCTCTATGAGAGAGCGAGAGAACACATTAATATTTAGAGATATGATGTCAGACACCACTCTAGCATCGCTATTCACCCTCTCTAGCAGCTCATTAACAGGCTCTGTCTCGTAAAACTTCAAGGGCTGGTTTAATATACGGCGATATACTATACACCTCAATTTATGGTTCATGGATTTTTGCGAATATACGAACAAGCCGCCACGCAACGAGATTGCTATCATAGATATCAGGTTTGTATAAAATAGCATAGATAAGCGTTCGTTCGTAAAATCGCCTATCATCATACGGCTCATATGCTCGCTCGCTATAACATTATAATAAGAACCTATAGAGCCGCAGAATAACCCTACGATACTGTATCTAATGTCTTTCCCACATAACTCTATATATCTCCTTAAAATTAGCATCTTTTTATTTAGTATATATGCGGTATGTATTTATATATATGGTAATTTATGGTTTATTTAGCAGTTTTTGGTCTTTTAGGTTTTGCTGCTGCTTTAGGTTTTGGTGCTGCTTTAGGTTTTGCTGCTGCTTTAGGTTTTGGTTTGGCGGCTGTTTTGGCTCTTTTGGGTTTGCCTCCTCTTGTTGGTTTAGGTACAGGTTTATCAACTATGCTATATTTTGGTTCTTGTTCTTTTTTAAGTATAAATGCTAAATAATGTGTTCTATATTCATCACATAATAAGGATATATAATTATCGTATATATCGTCAGTATGTCTATATTTTATTCCGGTTATGTCTGCGTTTGCCGCTTCTTCTCTAGTTTTAGTTTTAAAGCGATATTTATTAAGAACCCTTTCAAATTTCTTATCTGTTCGTGTTCGTAATTTTAGATATTCTCCTTCCACCGGAGGTCTTCCCGCGGCGGCTCTTAATGAACCATTAAGTGCTTTCTCAATTTCTAACCAAAACCGCGGAATTAGTGTCCCATCTTCATTACTTATTTTCTTAAATAATATCTTTTTAAACATAATTATTAATGTTTCATTTGCAAAGAATTTCTTAGAATTCATATATTGAAGGGCATATTGATATACAAAATCTTCTATATCTGCTGGGGTTGCTTTATCTACTGGTTCATCTATATTTTCAGGTTCTTTCATATTTACTTGGTCGTCTGTATCTATTGGGTCGTCTGTATCTATTGGCTCAGCATCCTTTCCATTTCTTTTTTTGTATAATTCTCCAACCCCTTTATCATATTTAACTTTGTAGTTGGCTTTGTAATGCTTCAGTAATTTATTATTCCATTCGTTGCGATATGGGTCGGTGCTGTTTTGAGGAACATCAGCAAATAAGGTATTTTTAATAGCATCGGTAATGATATTGGTAAATTTAGATTTTCCGTAAGATAATATATACAAGGCTAATACATACTTCATAGATATCGCAAAATTTATTCTCTGCTCTTTGTATTTTGGTATTGTATCTTCTATTTTTGGATGTCCTAAATGTTCTACTTTATTATCCTCATCTGTATAAAAGAGTTGAGTATAAAAGTCATTATCTCCTTCTTTTTTTATTCCGGTTAGTCTTATTAATTGCCCTTGTTCTTTTTCATCATATGTGTAAACAACATACGCAGACATAATACTGTCTATAACAAAATAGTCAAGAGGAGCATTTCTCGTCTTATTTTTTGTAAATTTTTTATAAGCAACATCCTTTATGTTATTGATGTGTTTGTCCTTTTTGTATTTATCTTGCTTAAGAATTAACTTTTCAATTGCCGATAATCTTTCATACATAATTAACAATTTACCACTATATAATAGATAGTCAAATATAGCATTTATAAAGCATAAACCATCATCTTTAGCATCTATTAAATAGACTTCAGGAGGAGTATCGTCAGTTGTTTCTTCTATTTCAAATTCTGGTTTCTCATCATCACGAGGAGAGTTGCTCTTAAATGAATGGTTTGTATTATTATTCCTAACAACGATGGACTGATGACTGTGTGGTGATAAAATATTTCCAAGACCCCTTCTTGTAAATTCATTATTTTGTTGCAGGTCATCTGTTTTAATTCTATTATAAGTTGGAACATTAGCAGCATTATCTATTAGGGCTTTTGTTCGTAATGTTAGTTCTTCAAGTGTAAGTGCTGCTGTAGGTGCTGCTATAGGTGCTGCTGTAGGTGCTGCTATAGGTGCTGCTGTAGGTGTTCGTGATGCTCGTGGTGTTCGTGATGCTCGTGGTGTTCGTGATGCTCGTGATGCTAGTGGTGCTAGTGATGCTAGTGATGCTCGTGATGCTAGTGGTGCATCTTGAAATGGTTGATGTTTATGTTGTATGCTATTCTCAACAATTGTCGGTGGAATAAATAATTGTGCTCTAGGTGTTGCATTCCTTCGAACGGCATTCATAAGCGCATTTCTTTCAGCCCTAAAATTTGTATGTAATACAGGTGCTGCGACTTGATTTTCTGGCACAGGTAGTTTTTTATCCCTTGGCTTTTGTATATCTTCTAACTCTTTTAATTGGCTTTTTAAATTTTTTAATTCATTTTCAAATTTTATGTCAAAGCTCTCCTCTTCTTGTTTATTTTGGGGCGGAGGGATTATAAGTTCTTTATATTTTTTCTTTAGTTCTAATATCAAAATTTTAATATTTACTATATTTATATTAACTTTATCTATATACCCCTCTGGTCCCGACCAATTATTTTCTAGTAATAGTATGGAGTTAGTAATAAGTTCTTCCATTTCTATAACTTTTTTAAAATAATTCTTATCTTCTTCGACATACGAAGGACTATTTGTATATACACGCCTTATTTTTGTAAATAATAAAAATTTTGATAGCATTTCAAGTTTAAGAGCTGCTCTTTCATTATAAAGTTTTGATGAAATTTTACTATAACTGCCTAATGATTGTTGATAGTTGTCTAATAATTTTTTATTTGAACCTTCAGGTGGAGGGGGTGGATAGGTATTTTCGGCAAATTTTTGTTTAAGTTCACCAAATTTCAATAAATTGTCTTTATATTTATCTAATTTATTGAAATATTGTATTAATAAATTTTTATGGTATTTTTTATCTCCATATTTAAGCAAGTAATTGTCTACAACAATTAGACTAGGTTTTTGATTGTATTTATTAATTTCATCCCTTAAATTAATTGCTACTGGAAAACTCATCTATCTTTCTATATTAAATAAATATATATAAAAATTGAATACCCGTTATAACTATTTATATATTATATATAGAATGACCGAAATATACATCTTCATATTTCGCAGAGACTTTCGCATTCACGATAACCTAGCGTTAAATAGGCTTATAGCCGCCGCTAACGCCGCTAACGCTAGCGGGAACAAAGGGATATACCCGATGTTTATATTCAATCCTAAGCAGATATACGCCAAGAACAACGAGTATTTTAGCAATAATTGCGTCCAGTTTATGATAGAGAGCCTAGATGATTTGGATAAACATATCCACATAAACTACTATGAAGGCGCCGCTGCTACCGCTAACGCCGCTAACGCTGCTACCGCTGCTAACGCCGCAGGCGGCGACATAGATATTTTAACAAAACTTTCTAAGAAATACAAGATAAAGGCTATCGCATATAACAAGGATTATTCGCCATTCGCCATAAAACGAGACAAGGCTATCGCTGATTGGGCGGCAACCGCAGATATCGCTATAATAACCGAAGAAGACTACACGCTATATCCTATGGGAACCATCCTCAATAACAAAGGCGACCCTTATCAGGTATTCACGCCATTCTATAAAAAGTCCCTTACAATCAAGGTGCCCGCTCCGGAACCGCTAGAGGTCAAGACCATAAATGTAATAAAACATATCAAGAAATTTGACAAGCATAAATATTATGTCGCTAATCCTGATTTGGCGGTAAGAGGCGGGCGAGAGAAGGCTCTAGAGCGTTTCAAGAAGATTATGACGGACTATGCGACAACCCGTGATTATCCGGCGATGGATAAGACGACCCGACTAAGTGCCTACATCAAGTTCGGCTGTGTTAGCATTAGGGAGGTATATTTTAATTATAGTAAAGTAAAGGAATTACAGAGGGAACTATTGTGGCGCGAGTTTTACGCCAACATCCTCTATCATTACCCTAATGTGCTAGGGAACTCATTTAAGGAGCAGTATGATAATGTGAAATGGACGAATAACAAAGAATGGTTTAAACGCTGGTGTAATGGGACTACTGGGTATCTATTGGTAGATGCGGGAATGGCGCAACTTAACAAGACAGGCTGGATGCATAATAGGCTGCGTATGATAACCGCTATGTTTTTAACAAAAGACCTGCTTATTGATTGGCGGTGGGGCGAGAAATACTTTGCGACACGCTTAGTTGATTACGACCCTGCGAGCAATAATGGCGGGTGGCAGTGGTCGGCTAGCACAGGAACTGACGCGCAACCATATTTTCGCATATTTAACCCCGAATTACAGTTAAAGAGATACGACAAGAACTACGAGTATATAAGGACTTGGATGCCTAATTACGAGATAGATGCTGTAGAAAAAATAGTAGAACACAAAGAACGCTCGGCAATTGCTATAAGCGAATTTAAGCGGGCTGCTAGCACTTAAGGACGCGGGCTACTTAAGGACGCGGGCTACTTAAGGACGCGGGCTACTTAAGGACGCGGGCTACTTAAGGAAAAGCCGAAGGCACGCTACTTAGAGAACATCTTCAGTTGGTTATTAACAGTCCAGATGTGTCTTATAATATTATTACAAAATTCGTGATTAGGTAGATGTTCGGGATGTAGCACGCTACCTAGTGTTATATCAGTAATTGCGACAGGATATGTTATAACAAATGAATTAACTGCCGCATATATTATGTTATCAGCAGCAGTCCAAGAGTAATACGATAAGTCGTAGCCATTTTCATTTACATATTTATCTAGTATTTTTCTAGCGCCTTCACGAGAAACCATATAATAGACAGCACCAGGATACGCCTCGTGTCTCTTGGCGATTATGTCGCCGCCGCTACCGCTGCTACCGCCGCTGCCGTCCTTCAAAAAATGCCCGTTGTATAACTGTATGACTACAGGATGGCTGCTCGTATATAACTGTAATATCTCAACAACCTCATTATTTTTATTTTGTGCCTCTTCAACATATTTTAGCATCTTTTTAAAGTCTATATTAAGAAACTCTATATCATCTTCTAATACGCAGAAATATGGGTCTCCATCAGCGTATCCTCTTGCTATTGCTTTTAAATGCGACAATATACACGCAATCTCGCAAGGTGTCGTAGTATTGATTGATTGCTCGTTGCGTATAATGGTATAGTTGTTAGACTTTATGGTTTCAGGCGTCTCCGCTAATATACGATAATTATCTATTTCTTTTTTGTGAAACTGGGCTTCCATATATTCTTTTCGGTCAGCGCATTTATCTAGGTTAATCCAGTAATGTTTCATAAGTGTTTAATTAGTTAATACTCAATACTTTAAATACTTTAAATACTTTATAACATTCTGTATATAAAAAAATGACACGCTGAGTATATTAGTAGATATATATACATATATAGATATACACGACATATGGCTCTATTTATTGATACAGAGACATCGGGATTGCCGGATACCCGCAATCTACGCTGGGGAGTTTATCCGGATTATAAGGATTTAGAGAAATATGATAGTGCTCGTATAGTTCAGTTCTCTATTTTAATTACGGATACCAAGTTTAAATATGAGGATGTGAAGGATTACATTATAAAGCGAGAGAACTTTGAGATAACGAATGGGAGTTTTCACGGTATCACCAACGAGATATCTGACACCGTCGGGGTTGATTTTAATACAATAGCCGCCGAGATATTCTATGAGATGTTAAAGAAGACGACACATATTGTCGCGCATAATGTGGGATTTGATGTGGGCGTTATTAAAGCCGAACTACATCGGCGAAAACTCCAGTATATTATAGACGAGTTAGACAAGAAGACTTTGCTATGTACTATGAAACATATGAAGCCTATCTTAAAAATCATCAATCAATATGGTAATTACAAGAACCCGTCGCTTAACGAGATATACAAATTTAATTTTAAAAAAGATGTAGAGAACGCCCACAATTCGCTATATGATGTTTATAATCTCCATCAGGTCGTAGAACATATGTATAAAAATAAGACGCTAAATTATGAAATACGCGGCAGCGTAAGCAGCATAAGCAACAAAGAAGGCTGTGAAGAAACCAATAAGGACACGCCAAAGTAATTACATTCTTAACCTAGTAGCCCAGAAGGGGCATTTAAGAGACTTGGGGCAACCGAAACCTTCAGCAAAGTATGTCTCATCTTCTAGAACAATTGTTTTGTATAATTTACAAACAACACTAAGGACGCTTTGGTCGTGTCGGTTATCAACAAAGTCCCTATCTTGGTATTCTTTGTTATAATAGTCGGTAAATAATAGCGGGTTCTGGTGTAATGCGTTCAACCACACTGATACTATATGGCTACTGTTAATATTCTTTTTAAACATTCTTACAGTCGCAATAAGTTGTCCGGTTTCTATGATATCACGGCTATCTTTATGAATATTAAAATATTCAAAGATTTCTTTAACAGTCCATTTTTTATCTATATGCTGGGGCATCTGGAATGATATAGCACCTTCTTTGCTATTTTTTAGCATTTCAATATATTCATTAAATCTCTCTCGTCCGCTAGGATTTATATAGCAGCCAGCATCTAGATATATTAAAATATCCCCATCATCCATTTTTTCTAAATGTTTATTAATAATATATGGCTTCCATATCCAATACCCGCCGCCTCTAGGCATATCTAAGACGCTCTTGAATTTCTCCTTAAAGTCGTCATCTAAATCGTCGGGGCTATATGAGGTTATTGTGTCAAACCAGCCGTCGCCGCTAGTGCCGTCGCTGCTAGTGCCGCTACCGCTAAGGCTAACAGCCTGACTACATAGCCTCTTCTTGGTTTCTTCGTAATTCTCATCACCGTAGGTAATAAAATGTATCATATGCGTATCTTTAATATCTTTATTATCCTAATCTTTATTATGTTTTTATTTTCTTATCTCCATAATCTTATAAATGGATAGTATAGCAGAACTGAGAAAGCATCGTTTTTTTAACTTAACCTTGATAGACCTAGTGCCTACACTAATAGTCGGGCTAATAATACATTCGTATTTATGGTTATATCCGCTAGAATTGAGCGACGACCAGCAAACTAACCGAACATTCGTTCAATACGCCGCATCATTAGTCCTTATATTAACTACGCTGCTAGGATTGGGCGTTGTAATCCATAGGATGTTTGGTATTAAGTCAGGGCTGTCAGCACATCTAGGGTTAAACGGGCTACCAAATAAAAAAATAATTTAGTATTGTAGTATTGTAAAGTAATAATAAGAATGGAAAATGTAATAACCCCTGACCGCTTTTTATCTATATGGATATTCCTGTATTCGCTAGCATATCTCCTCAATCTAGTCCCTTACAATCCCATAATACTTATTAGCATAGCCTTAACATTCTTCGTAATCAGTCTGTTTATAATAGTTCCTAGGTTGAATGAGCGTTCGCTCTTATTATACTATATAACTATCAATACATTAGGTAAGTTATTACCTCTGCTGCTTATTATAAACCACAAAATAACAAATAGCGATATCGTTTTCACAGTATCGTTTATCTTAATATATATCGCTTATATGTTGATAGTTAAAGACGATATAGTATGCGTCTATACGGATTATGTTGAGTTCATAATAGACCGTGATAGAGCCCGTGAAGGAGCCATATATCACTATATAAATAGTGTGCTCCCTGATTTGGTCTAAGTATCGTATCTTAATATTGCCTTGATAAAAGGTGGGGTTTTTACTACCAGCAGGATTTGAACCTGCGAGTGCTAAGCACGTGACAGCTTAAGTGTCATGCCTTGGACCAAACTCGGCCATGGTAGCAAAACTCGTAAATGCGAGCAATATTAATTGTAAAAATAAGTTAAAATACGATAGTATATATAACTGAATATATATATTATTTTTTTTGGAGTTTTTTAGTTAGATAATTATATATATCCTGTTATTCTTATATGGTTTTATGCGGGGGATTGCGATGAGAAAATACCATATAAAAATTATACGCACATATATAAATAATCCCTTATTATGTATATTTACAAAAGTATCTTAGCACTTCTAGTGGTCGCATTTAATACCGCATCGGCATTCTCGTATATCACTAGAAGTTGTAATATAATTAGTAGCGGCAGCGGCAGCAGTAGCGACGGCAATAGCAACAACATCAGTCTCTTTAATAAACGCAAGATGATACAGACAGGCAATCTACAAATTGCGGCAGCGGCAGCATTAGGAGACAGCAGTGGCGGCATCGGCGACGATGTGAATATTATGAAGTTGCTAAATTCTAAATTAGACGCCGGTGCTACCCCTGCTACTCCTGCTGACGCTGCTACTCCTGCTACCCCTGCTGACGCTGCTGACGCTGCTGACGCTTACTACACATATAACAACACAGTTAGCACAAAGACTAAGGCAAAGATTGATGTGATTGTAGATAATATTATGAAAAACTGTAAGAAGAATGGAAAGAGCGCACCAGAAGCCGCTATTAGAAACTTACAAAAATACTGCTCGTCGACTAATGTAATTAAAAATAAGAGCACTACGGCTCTGGTATTTTGTTTTCGCAAATGTAAATATTCTTTGTTGCTAGGTGATTTTAGCAACTACGAGACGATAGGATATACGAAGCACACAGACGAAGCAACGAATAATAGATATTATTATGTTGATATCAAAGTATCCGCCCCATATAAAACTATGCTCCGTAATGGTATCCAATTTAACGATATGTATTATCCAAAGTTAAGAGATTACAATAATACCTGCTATGTAATCTACAAACTGTCGTTCAAGGATTACGAAGATGGTAGCCTATATATTGAAGGACACACCCTCGTTCCGCCACGAACGCAAATCTAATACCATAGCATTCTTTTTTTATTTTTATAGATGGATTTACAAAAAATGATTTTATATAACACATTATTACAGATACAATATGAGTAGGTTAGAACTATTAGAAAGGTGTAAAAGTCTTTCTATTGTTAATTGTAAATCTAAAAATAAAAAACAATTACTAGAACTTATAAATATGAAGATGTCTCCCGTTGTGCCTATTAACAATATACCACAAGAAGAGATAATAGATACGCCGTCGCAGACGACCGCCTTAAATGTAATAGACCTATTTTGCGGATGCGGTGGAATGTCTAAAGGCTTAACAGACGCAGGGTTAAATATAATAGCAGGTATAGATGTATGGGATAAAGCAGTATTAAGTTATAATAAGAATTTTACACACAAAGCATACTGCGAAGACTTAACCCAACTATCTCCTGAAAAGTTTGCCGAATTATACAATAAGGATAATAAAACTGTTGATGTATTAGTAGGAGGTCCGCCGTGTCAAAGTTTTAGTATTGCTGGAAAGAGAGACAAAGACGACCCTCGTAATGCTCTATTTATGGAATATGTTAAATACCTAGATTACTTTAAACCGAGGGCATTTATTATGGAGAATGTTATAGGTATGCTTTCTAAAAAAACTGCGAGCAGCGTAAGCGGCGAGAGCAACGAAAAGGTTATAGATATTATAATGGGGCTGCTGAATAGAGAATACAACTGTATAATTACTAAATTATATGCTAGCGATTTTGAGGTTCCGCAGAATAGGCGGCGTGTTATCATTATAGGTGTAAGAAAGGATTTGGATATTTACCCAAAAGAGCCTGAGCCAATAATAAAATCTGTAGAAGCCAGAATTCCTGTAGGAACTGTATTGCTAAGGAAAGAGGATGTTGATATAAAAAACTTCCTAAGCGAAAAGGCACTAGCTGGAATAGCAAACAAAAAGGCTGTAAGTAAAGAAAAAGGTTTTGGGTTTGGAGCACAAATACTAGATGTTAATAAGCCGTCCTATACAATCCCTGCGAGATATTGGAAAGACGGGTATGATGCGTTGGTTAAATATGACGATAAAGAGATTAGAAGATTAACAATTCTAGAACTAAAGAGAATACAAAGTTTCCCTGATAATTATATTATAGAAGGCACCAAAAAAGAAGTTATTATACAGATAGGTAATGCGGTTGCTTGTAAGTTTGCTTACTATCTTGGTAAATATTTGATTAGAACTCTTCAGTAATCAATTCATCCCAGAAATGTGTTGCTCTAAATTGCGAATAGTTGCGAGTATTCCCTTCATACATTCCACTATCAAATATAATCTTCTTATTTTTAATACATTCTATAAAATAGTTATAATCAAATGGCTTACCAAAGCATATCTTTTCATATCGGTCTCCTACTTTTTTACATATAAAGAAGCCATTCACATTAAACTTATTTTCAATATGTAATTTCATTTTACTAGATTTCCATATAGCAATCATTATGTCATTATCAGTTTTCATAAATTCAGGAAAATCTTCCTTAACGCTTCGTGTATCATTAGCGAATGAATAATATATGATGATATCACCATTATCATCTATTGTTAATATCTGTCCGTTTAAATTATAATTTTCATATTTAGGGACACAACAACCTGACCAAGAATATCTATTATTTTTCTTGGGATTAGGACTACCAAACATTCTAATAAAATTGCTTCTACTAATTTTTATATCATCCGTCCATTTATTTACTAGATTAATGACTTCTCTCTTATTTTTTCCGGAGAATGCGTATTCACTAGCACTAAAATCACCAAATGTAGTCTTATTTGATTGTTTTTTCATCTCATATCCTAGAATATCAGGTTCATTATTATCGTTATGTTTAATACCCATTCTTTTTTCTAACCAGTATCCTTCCTTACCGTTATGTTTAACATTCTGGTCTTTGACACATATCTCTATACCTTTAACATTATTGTTAAACAAAGCGATTATTTGCTGCTTTTCTATGCTTATCTCTTTTATATCTTCCATAATTATATATACACATACATATACCATCATATCATTTTTTTTATATTTTTATACATTCTATTACATATCATAAAAATTGAATAGAACATATATAATATTTATAGACATACTATATAATTAGAAGATGAATAAGGAAAAAAGATGTCCCGAAGGAAAGGTAGTCAATCCTCTAACAGGGCGATGTATTGACATAAAGGCTCTTGAGAAGAAGATGAAAAAGATTGAGAAAGACGCTGCCGCCGCTGCCGCCGCTAAGGCTCAAGACGAAGACAGTCCTATTACCGCACAGCCAGAGAATAACAAGAAATTAATAGACAACCTGAGGATATTAGCAGATTATGAGAGAATTAACAAAGAGCCCTTCAAGGTGAAAGCCTATGAGAAGGTTATCGGCTCTATAGAACTGCTTGATAAAAATATAGAGACCCTAGAAGACATTAAACTACTTAAGGGTGTGGGTAAGAAGATAGAAGACAAGATAATAGAGTTTCTAAATACAGGGAGTATCACAGAGGTTGTAGGAGTTCTTAATGACCCCAAGTATATTCTAGGTAATAAACTGAAGGGTATCTATGGAGTTGGACCCGCTAAGATAACAGAACTGATGACAAAAATAGAGAACTTTGAGGAGTTGAAGGAGCACCCTGAGTTGCTGAACGACAAACAGAAAATTGGTTTAAAATACTACGATGATATGAACTTGAGGATACCTATGGCGGAAGGCAAGCAACACCTGAAGGTCGTAGGTAAGATACTGAATAACTTGTATAGCGACGGTATAGAATTTGAATTCGTAGGCAGTTTTAGGAGAAAGAATAAGGATATGGGAGATATTGATATATTGATTAAAAATCGTAAAGGATTGGTTTTAAAGGATATTATAAAGCAACTAGAAGACAAGTCTTACATTATTGAGAAGTTGGCTCAAGGTAATAATAAGTTTATGGGAATATGTAGATTGTCGCCTGAATTACCAGCAAGACGCATAGACATATTGATAGCCGAGCCCTCGTATTATTACTTTGCGTTGCTCTACTTCACAGGCTCTTATAACTTCAATATATATATGCGTAAGATAGCATTAACTAAGGGGCTATCGCTGTCTGAATACGGGTTTAAGGCTGCTACAGGAGTTGGCGTTGCTACAAATAAAAACATCATAGATACTAGTGATACTATTAATAGCGAAGAAGACATCTTTAAATACCTAGGAATGACTTATGTTGAGCCTCATAGGCGATGAAAGGATATAAGAGTATCTAGCACTTAATATAGGCGTGGATATGCGTTGGGATATTATAAATATATGTATAGTATATGATACCTAGTAATATATGATATGTATAGTATATGATACCTAGTAATATATGATATGTATAGTATATGATACCTAGTGTTATAGATATGTATAGTATATGATACCTAGTGTTATAGATATGTATAGTATATGATACCTAGTGTTATAGATATGTATAGTATATGATACCTAGTGTTATAGATATGTATAGTATATGATACCTAGTAATATATGATATGTATAGTATATGATACCTAGTGTTATAGATATGTATAGTATATGATACCTACTGTTATAGATATGTATAATATATGATACCTAGTAATATCTTATAATACCTTTATTTTTTATTTATATAATACCATATTACCACTATCATTACCATAAGGATATAAGGTTTATCAGTATAATATATATAACGCTATCGCCGCTCCCGCCGCTATCGCATAACATAAAATGTCTATCACTATGTATTCCTATAAGGACGATGCACGCATCATTCTAACGCATATGTATGATGTCCTTACAAAGGATGCGGATGCTGATAATGAAATTGATTGCGAATGCGGAGGAATAGACAGGAAGCATTTTAGAGATTACAAGAAAGAGAACTCCGATTATATGTTTATACATCATTTTATTCCGCAGAACGGCAAGTATCTTATCAACGATATTGAGATTGAAGTGAGCGATTTTATCTTGAATAACATTATACAGACCTTCACTTTTAAAGATGAGTATTATCATGTTAAAAAGATTGTATTTAAGGCGTCGTCTAAGAACAAGATAACTGCCTTTTTTGAAGAGGCGATTAATAAGAAGTTTAAGGAGAAGAAGGAGAAGTTCGCAGAAGTATCTGGAGACAAGATTATTAAGAAGAAATGGACGGGCTATGGTTGGGTTTATGAATCGTCAATCCCTAAAAGGAGTTTTGATAGTATCTTCTTGAAAGACCAGCATCTAACCAAAATCAAGGAGCCTATTAAGAAGTTCATAGACAAGGAGACCTACAAGGCTTATTGTAAGCACGGGATACCTTATAAGATGAATATTATGCTACACGGACCGCCGGGTGCTGGTAAAACTTCGCTTATCCATACTATAGCGTCAGAGTGTGAAGCGAACATCTGTGTTCTCAACATTAACGCTGACTTAAAAGAGGAGGCGATGATTGAGGCTATTTCGCAGGTTAATGAGGACGACAAGAAATCCATTCTCGTCCTTGAGGATATTGATTGTATCTTTGTTGATAGGAAACCTAACGACGGGCTCAAGAATAATATCACTATGAATGGTATCCTCAATTGTCTAGACGGCTTTAACAACCCCGAAGGACTGATTGTTATTATGACAACCAACTTTCCAAAGAATTTAGACGATGCTCTTATGCGATGTGGGAGAATTGACCTAGATATTGAACTGTCTAACCTTGACAAAAACCAAGCAAACAAGATGTTTATGTCGTTCTTTAACAACGAGGAATATTTTGAACTTTTGTGGGCGAATATCCAGAAATATTCGGTAGAACCTGCGACCCTGATACAGTTCTTATTTAATAACAGAGACGAAGAGAACATAACCACGAAGTTTGAGGACTTCTATAAGTTTCTTTCTAGAAAGTATTCCAAAGATAAGAGCGATATTTATATGTAATGCCTGTATGTAATACTGGATGTAATGCCTGTATGTAATACTGGATGTAATATAACTTATTTTTATTATTAGAATAATAGATATTATAATATTATAATAGAAGGATGGGCGCTGACGCTAGTAAAGATTACAAAGGTCCCGATAACCCCGAAACAGACAATAACATATATGTAGTTGATAAGTTTAGCAATTACGCAAAAGACCAACAATACTCTTATAATATATGGGTTTTGCTAGTTATCTGTATTAATGCTTTCATCTTATTGCTATATATTATAGAACTTTTATCAAATTTATTATATAGCATACGGAGATGGCGGAACGGGCAAATAAAAATATATAAGAATTAGCAGCGTAGCGGCATAGCGGCGCAGCGGCATAGGCGAAGCGCAGCCATATAAGTATTAGAGGCGTATGCTATATACATATTGCTTTTATAATGAGCGACGCAGCAGACGCTAACGCATCAGCACCACCACAGAGCAATAATCTAGTAATCACCATAGACGCTAGGGAGACCTCGCTATATAATGATATTACTGGGCGAGACTTAGATAATTACGCAGAAAAGATGGAGATAGTTAGCGAGAATTTGACACAAGGCGATATCCATATAACATACAAGAGTTTAAACTATATATTTGAGAGAAAGACACTAGCAGACCTACAAGCATCCATAGTGGATGGTAGGTATAAAGAGCAGAAAGCCCGTCTGTTGTCTAATATATCGCAGAAATACATAACATACATTATTGAAGGCGACACAGTCCTATCATCTAATACATATTCTAAAAATAAATCTATGATACAAGGTGCCTATTTACATACTATGTTTAGAGACAATATCCGCATTCTATATACTAAAAATATTGAGGAGACGGCTACGCTAATCCTATTAATATCCACAAAAATACTTGACAAACCGGAGAAGTTCTTGTGCGAAGAATACACGGCAGACAAATGCTATACAGACTTTGTGAAACTGAAAAAGAAGAAGATAGACAACATAGATACTAAGTCGTGTTTTGTAATGCAACTGTCACAGATACCTATGATATCTAATGTTATTGCGAAGCATATTCACGCTAAATATGCGTCTATGAGCGTCATCATTAGGGCTCTAGATGCGTTTGAAACGCCAGAGCAAAAGATTAAAGAACTGTGTAAAATTGAAGGGGTAGGCAAGGAGAAGGCTTCGCATATTGTTAAATACCTATTTGCTGTAGAATAATTTTCTTTTTTTTATATATAAGATTAAAAAATAAATAATATTAAAATTTAAATGAAAAAAGATTATGCTAGCGAAGCAAGCGAAGCGAGAGACGCTATTAAAGGATACATTAAAGAATATGCTGACGCAGCAGTCGCTAGCGGAGCCGTAGCAACGGGAGCTGCTGCTCCTGACGAACCATTCTATATTGTTAATTTAGACAAGGTTGAAGACCAATTCAATAAGTGGGTTGAATATTTGCCGAATGTGAAGCCGTATTTTGCGGTTAAGTCTAATCCCGACGACAAGATAATAAGATTGCTAGCGAAACTTGGATGCGGATTTGATTGTGCTTCTAAGAATGAGTTAAAGAATGTGTTAGGTATTGTCTATAATCCTGACAGGATAATATTTGCGAACCCTTGTAAAGTTTCGTCGCACTTAATGTATGCTCGTGATAATGATATATCTATGATGACATTTGATAGTATAGAGGAGTTAGAAAAAATATATAATATATATCCTGAAGCCCAGATATTACTTAGAATAAGCGTAGATGACACTAATAGCCTGTGTAAGTTTAATTCTAAGTTCGGGTGTCCTCAAAGTAATATTATAAAAATATTTGAAAGAGCCAAGAGTTTGCGAATGAACTTAGTTGGTTTTAGTTTTCATGTAGGTAGCGGCTGTAGCGATGCTCGCAGTTTCTATAAGGCTATTGAGGATTGTGCGACGACTTACAAGGCATCTCAAGAATATGGGTTTAACATAGGTGTCATAGATATTGGCGGGGGCTTTCCAGGAGTTGATAGAAATATCAGGTTTGCTGATATATGCGATAATATTAATATGGCTATTGCCGACTTTTTCCTATATGAAACCAGCAATAATATAATCAGGTTCATAGCAGAACCCGGACGATACTTCACGGAGGCTACGCATACGCTAGTAATTAATGTTATCGCCAAGAAAAAAGAGGCAGGTGTAATAAAATACTATTTGAGCGACGGTATATACGGGTCTTTCAATTGTATCAACTACGACCACCAGAAGCCCGTGTTAATCCCTTTATTACCTCGAGACGAATATGACCCTCTATATAATAGCACCTTCTTCGGACCAACTTGCGACAGCCTAGATTGTATATATAAAGATGTGCCTTTCGTAGAACTTGAAGTGGGCGAATGGATATATGTAGGCGACTTCGGTTCATATACGATATCTCCTAGTTCAGCTTTTAACGGCTTCTCTGTGTCAAATAAAAAATATATATCAGCAAATCACGCTAAACCTATGGGATGACACTAAAATATAAAAATATATATACATCTAACTAACTATATTACACTCGCTAGGCTAGGTTAGGCTTTAATCGCGAAGAATTCTGCTGCCGTAGTAGATGCTAACAATTATCTTGTAGCCGCGATTATCCAGATATATCTGGTATGTATCTTTATACTTTAGGGCACCATTAGTTTGCTTAGGTTGTAGAATTTTATATTTGGTTTTTTCATCAGCCTTTCTAATAAAGGTGGTAATATATTTGTCATAGGATGTGTCAGTTTCAGGCTGTGAAACCTGTATCTTCTCCATCGTCTTAATCTTGTCATAGGTGTCAGCGATATCATCCTTTGAATAATTCTTAATAATATTGTGGATAGTGGTAATATCCCACTCCTTGCCTTTCTGTTTTATGGTATTAAACACATCTTGCGTCAGGCTAATCACAATTGGGACAGAAGCACTAGGGTCAGTTGAGATGGTATTGTCTATGACAGGCAAATCTACAGGTTCCAGATTGGGGATATTCTTAGCAGTTAGCATAGTAGTCTTTGCTCTTACTTGTCCTTTCTTCTTATTAAATCCAGCCGTCTGGTAATCATTAGCACCGAAAGGGTCGTTGTAGGCTTTCTCGTATTCATCTATAGCCTTTGTAGAAGTTCTGTAAGGACCCGTTTTGTGCCCTCCCTCAATAACTTCACGCCAATACCCAGACATACGCCCTGTTAGACCTTGGATTTGGACGCTGTTATCTACAGTCTTCGTCCAGAGTTCGTGTGTCGCCCCGATGCGAAGTTTCCAGCGATTAGGGATAAGGTTGGCTCTGCGAAAGAGCCCCTTAATACCGATGACGATATGCTGCTTTAGAGGTTCTTTGAAGAAACTGCTAATTTCTTCGGGCGACAGGCGCTCCTTAGAAGTGTGGTTCTTGAATAAAACGCCCTTGCGAATACAAGCATCCTGAACCATATCAGCATTACCCTTGCCCTTATTGCCTTTCACGCGAACAATATGAACTCTGTAATCTTCTCCGTAATTCTCTATAATATCTTCACGAACCCATCTATCAGCACTTTCCTTCTTACTGAGGTCATAGTAGTCCTTCACAATACCCTTATCCAAGAAGTCCTTGTGCCCTATGTAAGCGGCAGGGATAGTCATCTTGTAGAGTTCGTGAAGGTCGCCCCAGCGATACAGGTCATACAGCTCTTTAATCATCGTGGCGCTGATGAATACGAAGCGGTTGTTGTTATCCACCATATGCTTCGCATCCAATATACCAGCGTCCTTGAGAATACCCTGAAGGACGCTTACTTCACCGTCGCCCGTATCAATCTCGTCAATAATGATGAGACTGTTGCTAATATTTTGAAGACCGGCATTTTTGAGTTGTCCGTGATGAAAGATTTTGTCCTTGAAACAACTAGGAGCCTTATCTTTCATATCTTTTTCCCAGCCGGCATTAGACATACCAGTAAGAATTCTAACATTATTAGGATTAACCACAAAATCGTCGTCAATATGAGTTGTAAGAAGTTTCGCAATCTCAATCATAAGACCGTCAGCACCAACCTTTGTTTTCTTTTGGATGCTGATGACACGACAATTCTTGTTATGAAACAAATCTACAATTTTGTTAGCATCATCACGCTGGTTATCAAAGATATATTCAGCTGTCGCCGTATCATCTCCTTCGCAGAACAACATATGATTAAGTGCTACAGCTGACTTGTATGATTGTAAGACATTCTCACGCCTCGCTGAGATAATCTCGGTTTGGCGAGTAGCGGCAGCAGAAGCGGCAGCAGAAGCGGCAGCAGAAGCGGCAGCAGCGGACATATTTGAGATAGTAGAGTTCGTTAGGACGGTTCGCGAGGACGGTTTGCTAGAACTTCGTGTATTTGCTAGGATATCCAGATTTGATATCAGGAAATACAGCAAGGGCTCTGGTAAATATAAAAAATATATACAATCACTTTTTACAAATATTAGAACAAATTAGAACATATTTATCCTTGCCTCGTGGCTCCCTCTATTAACTGCGTTAAACCCTTAAGTCCTTTTTGAGGTTCTAGATAATCTTCACAATATCTTCTAATAAATCGTCTAGTTGCGGAGGAATTAATTCTTCGTATTTTATGTTAAGCGTCTTATCGCCATAATTTTGCGGCTGTAATCCATTAACTTTAACAGGATAAGCCCAGTGTGATGTTGTTCTTTTATCTGTGAAATACTTCTGTCTTTTTTCTAGCATCTTAGGTGTTAGATTACTGCGAGGCAAATAACTGACATATTGAACTATGCGTTCTTCTTTATTAACACAGCGATTTTTATCGCCATTTCCATATTGATTTTGATGAAATGTTCTTGAATCCCATAATACTAAAGAACCTGCCTTAATAGCGAGAATACGCTTGCTGTCGCTAATCTTATCCAAATATTCCTGCTCTATTAGCAGCCAATCTTTAGTAGATGTTAAATTATATTCTTTCGCATATTCTTCGTGTAATTTGTGGCTACCTTCATACACTACTAGCGTCCTATTAATATTATCTGTAAGAGCCACAAAACCCTGAATACATTTTAAGCCTTTTTTACTAGGTGCTTGGTCTGTATGCGTCCAAACACCATCTTTCTTTTTACAATCAGCCGGTATATAACAGGTGCTATCATAACTAACCACCACATCATCTGTCTTCCATATTTCTTTAAACACATTTTGAACGCTAGGTCGTGTCCTAATAAACCACGAATGCCTTTGATGTCCTACTTCGTGATATTTAATAATCCCATGCGGACTGATTTTATTATGCGTCGCCTCTATTTGCGGATGAGACGAAAACCATTCCCTAAAATGTTTTAATGCTGTTTCTACCTCTTCAGTCTCCAGAATACCCTCAATAACACAATAACCTTTCTCAGCGAGTTCTGCGATATTATCCTGATAACCTGACATATTTGAAAGTAAAGTTGGCGAAGTTGTTAAACTTGGCGAAGTTGGCGAAGTTGTTTGACTTGTTGAAGTTGTTTTGCTAGTTTTACTTGCTTGCTAGTTGTCTTTTGAGATGTCGCTGAGAGCCTTGTATATAAAAAGCATTACATATAATCAATTTTTAACATATATAAAAAATAATAGAGCATATTAATAACATCAGGTATCATATCCCGTCGCATAACCTCGCCTATACTATATGCTAGATACCCTTATATCCTAGCGTAGGATGAATATCCCTTCATTCGCAGATAACTCACCCCAGTTTATGTTGGCTTGGTTCGCTTCTAATATACTCATAGCGTTTGTGTTCATCGCCAATCTATCCCAGACTATTCTTTGTGGGTTCTCCTTTAGTAATCTAATGGCTTCTGGATTGCCTGACAAAACTTCCCAGTCTATCTTCTCTTGGTTCTTATCTAATATCTTTATGGCTTTCGGGTTATTAGACAAGGCACCCCATACTATTTTGCTTTGATTTGCTTCTAATATTTTTATGGCATTTTGGTTATTAGATAGATAAGCCCAGTTTATCTTGTTTGTTAAGTGGTTATAGGTATCTTTAGACAAACTGCTCTCGTATTCTACACGCTCCTTTAATAATTTGGCTGCCTTAGGGCTTTTGTTAGACGACAAGTTAAACCAATCAATTTTATCAGGGTCTAACTCTAGCAAAGCAATTGCCTCAGGGTTTGCTGAAAGATTATTCCACGCTATCTTTTCAATTTCTTCTAATTCATTATAATCTGCTGGCGTCATCTTCATCTCTTCCCTAATCTTTTTCCTTAATAAATCTATGGCGTTAGGGTTCCCTGACAGAATATTCCACGCTACTATATTTCCGTTGTTTCGCATATCTTCGTATTGCTTCACATCCGCTGCCTTAACCCGCTTCTCTTCTTTCCATTTATCCGCTAATAAAGCAATAGCACTAGGATTACTTGATAAAACCTCCCAATCTATAAGTTCGCTGTGTTTAGGTTCGCTCAATATATTGATTGCTGCTGGATTTTTACATAAAAGATACCAATAAACCCTATTATTGGTAGGGTCGGCACCACCAGCCTTTATAACAGTCTCTAGCAAATCAATAGCAAAGGGATTGCTGGAAAGTTGCGCCCAATCAATATCATCGGCGAACCCCTTATATTTAGGATTGCCGAATACATACTTTCGTATTAAAGAGGCTACGCCTTCTTCATTAGTATTGCTAGGCAAATTCTCCCATTCTATCATATCAGGATTAGCATCTAATAAATCTATGGCGTTATAATTATAAACCAAGAAATCCCATCTCAACCTATCTTTAGGTATCCAATCCCTTAATTCATATTTAAGCATCTTCTCATAAACTGCTATAATGTCTTCTCGCAATTCTGGAGGCAATAGAAAGATAGGCACCTGAGTTGCTCGCTTTGCTTTCATCTTGTCTTTTATTGTTTCTGGCGATGAATTGATATTCTCTATAAATATATTCATTAACCTACATATTTTTTTAAGTTTCTTAATATCAATCTTTAGCATCTTTGCAACAATAGAGAGGGTCATCTCGTTATCACACATATACTGATACTCTTCCATAGTTAGCAAAAACATAGGGTTGTCTGCTAGGGCGGCTTGCGAAGCCTGTGAAGCCTGCGAATGTTCTTTTAACTTTCTAATTACCTCAAGGTCTGGAGATGAAGACGCATTTGCTGCCGCTGCTGTATTAATTGCTAGTATTTTTCCTAGTATATTACTTCGTGCTGTCTTTTTATTAGTTTGAGGCATCTTCTAATATACCTAAATAAAAATTATAATATAAGAAAGTTTCTAAGTTTATGAAAGATAATAATAAATAATAGTAATAATTATAGATAATACTAGGGGGCACCTCTTAACATCGTTATATTACCACTACCTGTGTCATAAAGAAGAAAAAGAATAATGCTAGAGAGACTTAGATAAGTTAGAAACTTTTAGAGAATTTTAGGAAAATAGAAAGTTGTAAAAGTTTTTAGAAAAAGAAAAGTTTCTAAGTTTATAAAAGATAATAATAAATAAATAATAGTAATAATTATAGACAATTTCTATTACCATTATAGACAACTTCTATTACCATTCGTGGTGTTCTCTATGTTCTATCTTTCGCAAAGAATAGACATATAATTCTCTTACCACTACCTGTGTCATAAAGAAGAAAAAGAATAATACTAGAGAGACTTAGATAAGTTAGAAACTTTTAGAGATTTTTAGGAAAATAGAAAGTTGTAAAAGTTTTTAGAAAAAGTAAAAGGTTTATAAGTTTATAAAAGATAATAAATAAATAAATAATAGTAATACTAGGTAATCTTCTATTACCATTCGTGGTGTTCTCTATGTTGTATCCCTCGCAAATCCTAGGGCGCTAGACGCGCTGCTTCGCTGCCGACCACTAAGATATTATAGCAGTTGTCTCTTACCATTACTGGTGTCATAAAGATAAAAAGGATATTACTTAGGTATTTTAGCGAATGCTAGCGAGACTTAGATAAGTTAGAAACTTTTAGAGATTTTTAGAAAAATATAAAGTTGTAAAAGTTTTTAGAAAAAGTAAAAGGTTTATAAGTTTATAAAAGATAATAAATAAATAATAGTAAGACTAGATAATACTAAGTAATCTTCTATTACCATACTTGATGTTCTCTATGCTGTATCCTAGGGCGCTAGACGCGCTGCTTCGCTAGCGACCACTAAGATAATATAGCAGATGTCTCTTACCATTACTGGTGTCATAAAGATAAAAAGGATATTACTTAGGTATTTTAGCGAATGCTAGCGAGACTTAGATAAGTTAGAAACTTTTAGAGATTTTTAGAAAAATATAAAGTTGTAAAAGTTTTTAGAAAAAGTAAAAGGTTTATAAGTTTATAAAAGATAATAATAAATAAAGTTAAGTAATAATTATAGGCATCTTCTATAACCATTATAGGCATCTTCTATAACCATTATAGGCATCGTATAACAAACAACTTCTAGTATCCTTTCGTATATAATGCGGGATATCGCATACTATATAAGAAAATATGCGAAGCATAAATACTCTTAATAAATGATGCGATATCCCGCATAACACTTCAATAATACTTCTATTATCATTATAGGTATCTTCTATTGTCATACTTAATGCTCTCTATGTTCTATCCCTCGCAAATCCTAGGGCGCTAGACGCGCTGCTTCGCTGCCTACCACTAAGATAATATAGCAGATGTCTCTTACCATTACTGGTGTCATAAATGATAAAAAGGTTATTGCCTAGGTATTTTTAGCAAATACTAGGAAGACTTAGATAAGTTAGAAACTTTTAGAGATTTTTAGAAAAATATAAAGTTGTAAAAGTTTTTAGAAATAGTTATAAGTTTCTAAGTTAAAAATATAATAATAAATAAATAATAGTAAGACTATAGATAATACTAGGATACCTCTATTACCATTACTGGTATCCTCTATGTTCTATCTCTTCGCAATACTAGGCGATTTTAGAAGAATACAGTATAGTTTAGCGTGATTTGCTAATAAAGAGTAATACTTAGCAAAACTTCTATGTTCTATCCCTCGCAATACTAGGCGTCCCCTAATGCTTATATGAATATCGCAGGGTTCTGTGTTAAAAAGTTCCAGTTTATCTTGTTTATCCTCACTATTTTTTTTAGTATATCAGCAGGTAATGCTTCTTCGTGTGCTATCCTTTTAATTAGCAATTTAATAGCAGCAGGCTCTAGAGATAAATTAGACCATCCTCTAATTTTAGAATTAACATAGCCGATGTCATCTTGCTCTGCCGTCTTACCCTGTAAATCAATAGGGTCGTGATTAAGTTTCACAGCATTCCATACGGGTTTTGGGTTCCAAGTGGTTCCTTGTATATTCTCAGGGGCTCTTAGTAATACCTCGGCTTCAGGGTTATAATTGTTAGATAACTGAACCCAGTCTATTTTAAAGCGATTTTCAGGCAACTTTAATATATCCATAGCACAAGGATTGCTAGACAATACCCTCCAATCTAATTTGTCAAACAAAGGCAATGCCGCAGTTTCTTCAGGTGATAACATTTCTTTACTATATTTAGCCTTTATTAATTCAGTAGCCTCAGGATTACCAGATAATGTTCGCCAATCAATCTTCTTATTACGAGGCATAGATGCTAACTCTTCCTTAGATAACTTATTCTCCTCTTTATACTTTTCTTCTAATAACTGGATTGCTTTAGGATTACCAGACAAATTAGACCAACTTATTAAATGCGGGCTCTCTATTAAAAAATCAATCGCATTAATATTGCTAGATAAAGTATCTTTTTCTAATTTGTCAAATGGTATCCCTCTTCTTAATATATACTTCTTTTCTAACATACCCTCAAAAACCGCAACAATCTTCTTACGCATATCATAAGGCAGTTTTAATATAGGCGCCTTCATCGCCGCTGCTTTCATCTTGCCTTTTATTGTTTCAGGCGATGAATTGATATTTTCCTTAAATACCGATAGATACTTACAAACCTTTCTTAGTTTATCTTTATTAACCTCTAAGAGGGTCGCTGTTATCTCTAGTATATTGTCGTCCTTACACATCAACTCATAGTTGGATATAGAAAGCCTAAGCATCGGGTTGTCTGTCTGTGCTCTATCCTTCATCTTTTTAATTATCTCTATATTTGGCGACGACGAAGATGCATTGTTTAATTCCTCGGCAAGATTAACCCCTAGTAATTTAGACAAGGTTTTAGATTTATTCTCAGCCTGTTTCTGTAAATAAGTCATCTCTAATATATAAGAATAAGAAAAATACAGTATTCTCTCTTGTAAAAATAATTTACATAAATATATATGCTATATCTCTAAGTGTCTAATGTTCTTATATTTGACATAAAGGTTTCTTTCCAACTTGGTTTAGGTTTTATATCATCCATATAAGAAACTTTTTAATATGGATTAATACTCGTTTTTTATGTATAATACTTATCAAATTAAATATTTTATGTTGATTTGATATATTTTTCAAATCAATTACTGAATTTTTTTTCAAATCTGTATTACTTAACATAATACGCTTGTATATTACTTCTAAAAGTAATAATATCAATTTTTACCTAAATAAGGATATAAGGATATCCTCAAGTATATATAGGGACGCCGCTTCGCTGGCTATACAAATATAAACCTGCTATTAAGTTGTATCAGGTCATAGTATTTATAAACATTACTTATGTCCTTCAGTTTCCCTGTATCCTGAGAATTCACGATGCCTTTCATTATGTCTTCTATGGTATCTCCGCTAATATTACTGGTTTTTATTATATCATTATAGGTGTAATGTGCTTTATTATATTCTTCTGCGAACACCTTGTTATTTAAGGTGATATAATATATACTATTGCTATTATAGGCAATTATCTGCTTAACCAATTCAATCGTCTCTTGGTCTTTGTTTATACATTTGTCAGTCTTCTCTGTCTTTGTCTCCCACAACTTCTTTTTGTTGTTTTTGTCATTCTTAATATATGCGATAACCTCAATCGTATTCGTCTTGAGTTTCTTGGTTATTTTAATGGTAGCATCTAGGTTAGTCGCAGCGTTAGCCGTCGTAGCTTCGCTAGCATCACCAGCCGTCGCAACATCACTAGCAGTAGCCTTCTTAGGCTTTCTAGTTTTTGCTACAGGTGCTACAGATACTTCCGTTCCCTCCGCTACTTCCGTTCCCTCCGCTATCACACCTAATGTCTTTGCCGCTTTCGCTGCTACCGTCTTTGCTCCTAAGGTCTTCGCCGCTTTCACTGCTTTCACTGCTTTCGCTGCTTTCGCTGCTTTCGCCGCTTTCGCTACTACCGTCTTCGCCTTAACCGCTCTAGGCGCTTTAGGCTCTTGTAGGATATTGATGAACCGGTCAAACAACAACTCTTTAACCATCATTAGTTTTAGATTACCAATCCGGTTTTTCCGGCGTATATCATTTTGATATAGGGGTTTATCTAGCAATCCTTTTTCTACATTATTCCAATATTCGTCTCCTTTGTCATATCCAGGGAGCCTCTCCAAGCATAATGCGTAGAGTTGTAATACAGGTTTCATAATCTGGTTGGTAATATAATGTAAATAATCAGGTGTTAAGTTGTTCTGTTCTATATAATCTGGATGTTCTATGCGGTCTCCTTGTAATGATGGTGCTGTCTTAGACACAGATTTATCCGTCTTAATATATACAAAGGGTATGCGCTCATTCACTACAGGTCTGTTTCCGGGGTCTCTAGCGCCTATTCTGTCCGCCAACACTTTATGGGCGATTTTAGATGGGTCTTTATATGAACCTCTTAAACTCTTGGTGATTATTAGGTCTTTCATAGACGACTTACCTTCCACCAGATTAGACAACTCTTCCTGTAAGAATTCTATAGAACCTTCCAAATCTTGTTTTTCTAATATGATATTTATGACGCCGCCATATATCTTCTTGACTATCTGGGCGTTATCACGGCGTTTCAATACAATACCCATAGACTTCTGCTTGTATTTTGTGGTATCCGTCTCGTATAAATTGCCGACATATCGCTTCTTGCTGAATAGAATAAACGGATATAGGCATTTCTCATAGTTCAGTTTCTGCGGACTAGGCATAATGTCAGGGACATTTATGTTTCTCTCAACCTCCTTACCAATATCTATAGCAAACTGTAAAGCATCTGTCCCAAATACCGCATTCCCTGCGGTATCGGCTAAAGGGAATTTACAGAATATAGAATCAGTATCTCCATAAATCACTTCAGCGTTATATTCTCTTTCCACGAACTCCTTAGCCAACATAATCATATTTCGTCCTGTCGCCGTGGTACAGGCGGCAATCTCCTTTAAGTAGATAGAAGATGTCCTAGCGCCTATCTGTCCGTATAGCGAATTTGCCGTAACCTTGTAGGCGACTTGCGTAGCATCCAAAACATCCCGCTCAAACACATTATAGGTATCCTTGATGCCTTCTATATTCTCTTTTAATACTATAATCTTGCTATTAGCCTCTATATTATATACTTCGTAATGGTCTCCACGGTCAGAGCAAATACCTGAATATGACGCGCCGCTCGCGCTGCCCGCGCCGCCCGTCGTTATCGTCTGGTATTCTATCCTCTTCCTAGTGTTCTTTCGCTGTTTTAGCAACATATCCAAGACATCCGCTATAATACCTTTGCGCCCGTCCTTGTATTGGACGAATACGCATTCCTTCTCTCCAGTCTTCTTCTTCTTATCTCCAGCACCTTCATACAAATCATAGGATATTGTCTTATACTCTATGTTTGGGTCTTCTACGCGATATTTTTCGTCCATCAAGTAGCAATCGTGCGACAGATTACAGGATATCATAGAGGACGGATAAAGAGAACCGTAATCAAATACCACAATAGGTTCGTTCAAATATATCCCTTCTTTCGGCTCCAGCACAACGGCACCTTCATATCCGCTATCGTCCAACTGCTCCTCCATATTCTCGCGATAAGATTTAATCGTCGGTATCAGGTATTCGCGCTCCATACACTCTTTGGCGATTAGGGAGAAAATCTTGATACCTTGCCCTCTGCGAAATAAGAAATTGAGAGGCACGAGACATACATTACCCATACCAATATTATTCTCTAGAATTTTCAATTTATGTATCAGCCTATTCACCAGACAGCAATCCTGAATACAGTATTTAGCGATTACGCATCTGTCCTCGCTACTTCCCTTAAACTTGTCAAAAATCTCTTGCGGCTTCAAGTCATTCTTGTTATCTCCTAAGAATATTGACGCTACATTATCCAGTTTATAACTGTCTAACTTCTGGTCTCTTTGCATAACCTTCAGCAAATCTATAAGCACCGTTCCGTCAAAATCTATGTATCTCAATATATTATCTCCAAGTGCCGATGAAGACAACTTCAATTCCACTAGCGATGCTTTGCGTGTTATCAATCGCCCAAAGCCTACAGAAAACTCTTCCATAATATTCAGTTCTGTCGCCCTATCCCAAATATATTCCATATCAAAACCAAATATATTATAGCCAGTAATAATGTCAGAGTTCAGGTTATTCATTAGCTCCTTCCATTTAATGAGAACCTCCTTCTCCGTATCATAATACTCCACATCGCATCCTTCAATCCTATCGCAACTGTTTAGCGTGATAATATTCTTATATACGATGTTGTCAGAGCCGTAGATATGGACGGTAGTCCCTATCTGGATTATCTTGTCTCCCTCAAGCGCTACCAGATTTTTTGTTAAAATCTCGGTAAGTTTTAACTCGTGGGCGTTCAATTCTCTAACGGTCATACGACTACCTTTCATATCGTCCGCAGCATCAGCGTCAGCGTCGCTATCGTCGTCGTCTCCGCCAGCATCGTCGTCTCCGCCAGCATCATCATCATCGCTACCGCTACTAGGCGTCTTCTTGATAGACGAAGCAATAATATTTAGTATCTCTATGATTTTTGGTATATGCGGCTCTATCTTTCCCTGTATGGATGCTATATAAGCGCCTGTTATCCGGTTCTTAGCATATATGCGGTTAATCTTCACATCCTTTGCGACATCTATAATAGCGTCTTCGTAATAGATGGTTCTTAGCCAATCTACTATATTCTCCGGCGTATATTTATATCCAAGTTTAGCAACCATAGCAAGGTCTTGAGCGACTTTGCTGTAATTCTTCTTAGGCACAGGGAAATCACCGTGGCTACTAGAACACTCAATATCAAAAGATGTTATCAGCAGAGGTGCTATTTTATTCACCTGTATAGGCATAATGTTTTTATACTCAGTCTCTATATTGTAATCGCACCGGCTGATATCGTCGCCCATCTCGTAGGCGCCTTTCTCTATTCTTACCCAATCGCACGGACGGATGTTTTGCGTATGGATGTATTTCAAGAATGGGTCAATATTGGTTTCATACATTTTAAAATCATTCTTTTCAAGGCTTTTAAAGTAATACTTCAGGCTGTTATATAACTTCAGCGACTTAACGGATACCTTCAAGAAACGGAATATCTTGTCGTTTGTAAAACCCCAGAAGTCCTTCTTTCGCACCACTTTCATACTAACGAAGTGCGCCTCCAGAGCGCGCGGTATAATCTTCTTGTTATACTCGGTCTTCTTGCCGTTGCTGTTAAAGACGCACACATAACTCTCGTTCATTATAACATCATTTAACTCATCCACCTTAGCCTTAAAGGCGTTCTTTCCAAGCCCCTCCCATTTCTCAGGCGGCTTAATGTAGAAATAAGGGACAAAGTTATTAACCTTCACGCAATATGTAGCACCGACAGCCGATGTGCCGTAAATGAGAAGAGAATAGAAGTCAGTAGCGTCCTTCTGGATATTTGCTTTGTCCGATTCAGGGTCATATATATCGGTAATCTGGAACTCTATGGCGTCCTCGTGGTTATTTATTGGCTCCTGTATCTTTCTTGGAAATTCCATTTTATCCATTTTAGCAAACCTATAAATGTCTATATGATTTAATTATTTAAATACAAATCATTTTTTAATTTATTCTAATAGAATAAAATATACTTGGTTATTATGAATATAAGTTTGGAAGGTCTCATAATTTTAATAATAACAATAGCAGGCGCCTATTATATATATAATTATTACCTAAACGAGGGGCTAATAAAGGTTAAAAGCAGCGTCGATAACACAGAATATAAGGTGCAACTGAAAGATGACGCTAAAGAGGCTGCTGATTTAATCGCTACAATTAAAAGCAAGTTAAATACATTATTAGAACATTTAGAGAAAACTTACGGAGGCAGCGATAATCGCGTGGAGATGCTGAAAAGCAACTATAAGCCCGACCGATTGAGCGAGGGTGTTGATACTCCGGGCTATACCAGTTATTCTGTGAATAAAGGCGAACAGATTGTGTTGTGCCTTAGGAATAGGGACAAACTGATGGATATTAACACGATGACCTTTGTGGTATTACACGAGTTCGCGCATTTGGCGACGGAAAGCATCGGGCATACTGAGGAGTTTTGGACGAACTTCAAGTGGATACTAGAAGAAGCCGTTAATATCGGCATATATACAAGACAGGACTTTAAAAATAAGAATGTGGATTATTGCGGTATTAAGATTACCTCATCGCCTTTGTAAATATATATAAGATATTGACAATTATTAAAATAATATGACTAATACGACAAATAACACTTGTGTCAATATGTCGGTCTTTGACGGCTTTAGCGGCTTTAGCGGCTTTAGCGGCTTTAGCGGCTTTAGCGGCTTTAGCGGCTTTAGCGGCTTTAGCGGCTTTAGCGGCTTTAGCGGCTTTAGCGGCACATATGCTAAACAGTCCTCACCGGCTACGCTAGCGATACCAGATGCGCATAACTATGACTACAATTATAACCAATTTGAGATTTTCTATATAACCTTTATAATGTTAATGCCTTTTAGTAAGAAATATGCGCCTCTCATTAAGAGTGATGTGGTGCGCCGGAAAATCAATCAATATACGAATTGGAATTTATTGATGATATTGGCGAATAGCCTTCTATATAATGTGTGGGGCATAAATAACCACATAATATCACGGTTTATCGCAATCAACTCTATACAGATTATGACATTATTTCATATGTTTATTATGTATGATAGTAATGTGTTGTTTTGCGTGATGAACGATGAGCCTGTATTGCTAAAGCACTCTATATGCCGCCGAATTTCTACTAGCAACTTGGTGCGCCTTGAATACCTTATCGGCAATATAGTAGTCCATATATTGCCTGTATATTTTTATAGGGATTATTTGTTTATAGCCAGCGCCGCTGGTGGCGATTTGGATATGCTCCCTTATATAATAATGTTTAAATTTATGTGGGTTCTAAATATATTCGGCGACTTCAACATAACATCAATTTATGTGCCTACATTTAACGGCTGTAATGTTAGACTGGTGAATATCGTGGTTATTGTGGATTTTCTAACATACAAGGTTCTCAACTCTCTTTTACGGACATTTATATATAAATATTAGGCGTGTATAATACATTAATTACACATCCTAACCTATCCTAATGATACCTAGAATTATTCACCAGACTTGGAGGGACAAGAACCTACCGCCAATTATCTATAAGTTAGTGAGCGAGAACATAGCACTCTTTAAAGCAAATGGATATGAATTGATGTTTTGGACGGACGAGATGATATTAAAACTGATAGCCGACGAATACCCGAATTTCTATAATATTTATAAACTAGCTCGCACAGGGGTGCAAAAAGGCGATATCGCCCGCATCCTCCTAGTATATCATTACGGCGGCATCTATATTGACCTAGATGTCCTCGTATTAAGGGATTTTGCCGAGATTTTGGATATGAGCGCTGACAAACTCTATATTACTTACGAACCGTCGGGACAGACAAACGCCTTATATAATAATGACAAATACCTTTGTAATGCTTTCTTTGCGGCAAATAAGAATAACCGGATGCTTAAAGTTATATTAAATAATATACCAGAATATATTAAGAATTATACTGAGAATATCTTTGCTAGATTTGATGTGTTTGGCGGAGCCTATTTTAAGGAGGTTATCACAGCCCCTATTAATGCGATGTTTAAGGAAGATGTGTGTATCATTAATGACCGAGAACTCTTTTATCCTATTAATGACCCGAAGTTGGACGATATGCCTTTCACCGTAGGCGACTGGACTAAGTTGAAGAGGGGCGATTATGGCGCCGATACTATTATGGTTCATTATTGGATACACGGGGATTTTGAATCGCGAACTCTGCTAGGCTCTTTTATCCCTGAATTGAATAAGACGATACACGAGAATATGTATGGTTTTTTCTCTAGACTGTATCCAAATATAGCAAAAAAAATTGATAGTATATTATAGGTTAAGTAATATAACTAAGTTAAATGTATAAAGGCAAGCATTTATTACTGATACTTATTACGATTACTAGTAATATGCGATTTGTAAGAGGATTTGCTTATACCAACATAATTAAAAAAACAATACTTCAAGATACCAAGATGCCTTCTATATATTTGGAGAATAGTTTCTTTGGCGACATCTATGCTAGCGGCGCTAGCGGCGACCCAAAGTTTAAGAATAAGTTTTTTTCTGCGGAGCACATATTCCCACAATCCCTACTAAATAATAAACACACAAACGACATGCACAATATAATAAAGACCCTGAATACGCTAAATGTTAATAGGTCTAACTATATGTTCGTTGAAGATACGAAGGTTAATATGAAAGACAAGAATTGGGCTGAGTTAGACTTCGGCAACTATGTTAATCATAAGAACAAGGTGTTTGTCCCTAACGACTATTCACGAGGTTTTATATCCAGAGCAATCCTGTATATGTGCTGGGAGTATGACTACAGTCATAAGAAGGTTATAGATACAGACTTGCTGATTAAATGGTATTTTCAGCATCCGCCCTTAAAAGAAGAGCGATACCATAACGAGATTATACACCGGATACAGCGGAAGCATAATATATTTATCACAAACTACTTTAAGAAAAATAATGTTATCATTAAGTTCATAAATAAACTGTAAGATATGTATATAGACTTAAATAATAATATTAAAGAGGTTATAAAAACAATACCAGAAGACTATTATAAGAGAATATTAAGAAAAATAAGGTAAGAAAATACAAGAATTATAAAGACTAAAATCGGCATTTTAAATGTCAAAAGGTGTAAAAAATGCCTCAATTTATTTTTTTCTTATATAAAAATTGATACATGCTATATATTATTAAGTTATAGCATAATATAATGAGCGATGCTAGTGCCGATAATGAGACTACTGAAGAACCCGTAGCTGTCGCTTCGCCGCCGCTATCGCCGCTATCGCCGCTATCGCCATCGCTTAACGCAAAGCAACAATTAGCAGTTGCCCAGACGATGAATGGGGACAATATATTACTAACGGGACCCGCAGGAACCGGCAAATCATTCACTATTAAATATATTATAGAGTTGTTAAAAGCCAATAATAAGAATGTGGGTCTCACAGCAACAACAGGGACGGCTGCTTTTATTATCGGCGGACAGACAATCCATTCTTATATGGGTATGGGGATAGGCGAAGAGAGCACCGCTGATATCTTTATAAAGATTAAGAAGAAGGCTGGTATATATAGGACGCTAGTAGAACTAGATGTGCTTATAATTGACGAGGTATCTATGCTGGATGCTGCGCTATTAGAGAAAATATCCAGCATCCTTTGCTATGTTAAATCGCACAGTTTGAAAGATACAGGGCTGCTGAATAAACCGTTTGGAGGGATACAAGTTATTTTTATCGGGGACTTTTGTCAGTTGGCGCCTGTGAAAGGATTTTACTGTTTCTTATCTAAACTATGGATTGAAGCGGACATAAAGGTTATTATGCTAGACGAACTAGTAAGACAAAACGACGACTTATTATTTCAGCAAATACTACAAATAATCCGGAAAGGCAAATGCACCGACAATATCTTGAAGGTTCTTAATGCCCTTAAGGATACGCAATTTGAAGATGAAATAATACCCACCAAATTATACCCTAAAAATGTGAATGTTGATAAAATAAATGAGATGGAGATAGATAAACTCAAGAGAGCTGGTAATAAAACCATTATTTACAAGGCAATCGCAGGCGGCGGTAGCGGTAGCAGCGGTAGCAGCGGTAGCAGCGGTAGCAGCGCCTTTGCCGGAACCATTAACAAATATGATGTTGAGTTAGTGGAGAATTCGCAAGTAATCATCACGCGTAATATTGATATTACAGGCGGGCTTGTTAATGGAACACGAGGTATCGTTAAACATCTACATAAAGATTTTGTAATAATCAAAGATACGCAAGGTAATAACCATAGCATAGTGTATTACAAGGATATTTTAGGGAGCGGTAGCAGCGGTAGCGGCGGTAGCAGCGGTAGCGGCGGAGCAAAGAAGTCAGCTAAGGCTGCCGATAAATCGCATATTCTACATATGCCTTTAAAGGTATCCTATGCTTTGTCTATTCACAAATCACAGGGTATGACGATAGATGCTATGGAGATTGATTTAGGAGACAATATTTTCACTTGCGGTCAAGGATATACCGCACTATCACGAGCAAAAAGCCTAAGAAGCATTAGGGTTATTGATGTATCCAATCAATCGTTTAAAATAAATCCCTTTGTGAAAGCGTTCTACAATAATATTTTAAAGTAATAAGATAAGATACATTTATGAAAATAACTAGGATAGGCACCTATAAAACCGGCTTTAAATATTACAAAAACAAGGTTGAGATAACGAATGCCGACGATATAGAAAAGATAAAGTTGCTGAAGATACCGCCAGCATATGAGAATGTATCTATATTAAATGATAAGAAGATTATAGCATATGGATATGATAGTAAGAATAGAAAGCAGGTATTATATAATCCTGCCTTTATTGCTAAACAGAACGCCAAGAAATACGATAAGATATCCACATCTATTAAATTTTTTTCCATATTGAAAAAGAGGATTGCGAGTGATTTAGGTAGCGGCAGCGGCAGCGGCGGCGACGAAAAGACGCTAGCAATTGCTGTTATAATAACTCTTATATTAACTTGCGGTTTTAGGATAGGCAATAAGAAATATGAGAAGGACAATAATTCTGTTGGATTAACCACGCTAAAATATAGCCATTTGAAGTTTGATAACGACCGTCAAGGCATCCTTTTAATAGACTTTATAGGGAAGAAAGGGGTTCGTAATGTTGCCGAGTGTGATAACAAGATAATATATGAGTATCTGTATAATAAATACAAGAATGCGACTAGCGGGGCTAGCAAGGATGACTATGTATTCACCTATGACGGAGGCAAGGTGATAACTTCAGCAGATGTTAATGAATATTTGAAAGTAATTAGCAATAAGTATTCTAGGAAGGGGACGGAGCCTATAATAATAACCACAAAGGATTTGCGAACTTGGAATGCTAATATGCTTTTTTTAACTTACTATAAAAAATTAAGGAAGTCTAGAGGTCGTGGAAAAGATGCTAAGAAGGGAGACGCTGATGCTATCGCTGACGCCAAGGACGCTACAGCGCAGGATGCTGCCGAAAAGTCCATCAATAAGGACATAAAAGCCGCTATTGAGATGGTCGCACATAAATTACATAATAGTTATAGTATATGTAGAAAGAGTTATATAGACCCTAAAATAATAGAGGATTTGCTGAGTAGTAGGCAATCATAAAAAACAAAAATTGATTTTAATTCTTCTTATCTTAATATAAGAATTATATAATATAGAATAAATATAGAATGGATATCAACATCGTTATCGCAAATCTAAAGGATATGCTGAAAAGCAGAGGAGATGATATAACATTATTTGAGGAGCACGAGGCATCTATTGACAAGGACAAATATGAAAGGGACGCCAGTTGTATAGAGTATGAAACCTCTAATACAACGCTGATATTTGCGCTAACAAAGCAGACCCGAAAAAATATAATTACTGAACTTAAAGAGGATTTGAAAGAGGATGATGCGAGTGGCGGAGGGAGCGGCGGGACGCTAAGTTTCGTCAAGAAGCATCGGGGAAAGAATAACATCATCCTAATATTCAATAATGATACGGTGTCGCTACCTCTAATATCGCAGTTAAACAAGTATGACAAGATATTCCAGAAAAATGGCGGAATGCTCCAGTATTTCCAAGTGAAGCAACTTATGTTTAACCCAACAAAGCACGAGTATGTCCCTCAGCATATTAGACTGGCTGAGAGCGAAGTCGGCGACTTTATGAAAAAGTATATGATACGAAGCAAACTAGATATGTCCCGCATATACCCGAACGACCCTATCGCTAAATGGCTCGGGCTTAAATACGGAGACATCGTTAAAATTATCCGCTATAACGAGAATAGCGGTGAATCGTATTATTACAGGTCTTGCTTCTAACTCAGCCGTAAAATAAAATATATATAGTAATAGAGGACATATTGAATGACAACACCATTAAAAAATAACTATATAGGCAAGATTGACGAAAAACTGAAGATATATGATAGTATATTTTTTAAGTCTATAGACGGGAGCGGAGTATTACTTGCGGAGGCTAGCAAGATAACTGCGCCGAATGGTTTGAGAATACCCGCGAATACTAATGCGACCACATATAATGTCTCGCAACTCCCTAACTTTATAAGAAATATCGTTAATTTTAACATTAAAAACTTTAATATACTTGATGACAACGATAACAATATGGGGTTTGTAAGCAGAACTGTAGGGCGTAATGGTGCGCCCTCATATTCTTTTAATGATAATGTTAAAACCAATATTATAGAGACGCTAAAGGTTATTAATGTGTTCGTAGATATACTAGAAGCCTACAAATACTGTATAGATAACAAGGATAAAGAGGCGGTATCAGGTGCCTTTGATACCGGTTTCACCGTAGAAACGCCAATAGACAGGATTGAATTAGTATCGGCAAATACGAGGTTTTATAATGATGCTAAAACAACGATGACACCTGCACGCACAGTATTAAACGCAGGGTATATAAGGAGTATTAAAGAATATGAAGGTGCTGATAAAAATATAACGGTGTTATACCTATCAATCCAAAGTTTTAATACTGGTATGGCTGATAAGGATTATAATTATAATAATATCTTTAGCAAAACCAACGATAACGCTACATTTAATAATACGCCGGAAAATATATTAAATAGCGCGGCTTTAACCGGACTAACAACATCATATGCGTTAGCAAGAACAGACTATCCTCGACAAACATATAGTGGGCTCGCTAGCGACCCTAAAGCAGTCTCTAACTTAACATTAGAGAACCGCAATAAGGCGCTCATCCTCATATTATTAAAAACGCTGTTTAACCTTGATAATAACTTTCGCAGCCAGAGCGTATATGCCTTGTATTATTATTATAAATTCGTCCAATTATATTCAGCCCTTGTCATAAATATCTCTAATGTTATGTATGCCGATTTAAATATAGCAAAACCGCTAAGGATTGAGACGCGTAATATGACAACTAGCAAAGCGGAACTTGGGGTATCGGCAATTGAGTTAGTCCCATTAACAGACACTTATAGCACAGGACCGACATTCACACAGACAGGAGGAGGAGGGACTATAAGTGTTGCTCCGGAGAATATTACTGTTGTTAATGGTAGCGCAGATACCAATAGCAAAGTTAATATTATAAACAGCGGCAAGGGATATACTACAACGCCTACATTTACTGTATCATCAACACCTAATTCTACCGCAAAAGCGACGATAGTCCCTATAGTTATGGGATATTCGCGAACGAATGATGGAAATATAGACAAGTTAAGGGAAGTTATTACTGAGATTAGTGCGTCTCTGTCGCAACTTATCACAGATGTCTCTAACTATAATGCGAATACCGATGCGTCCTTTGCGATTAGCACGAAATCGCCTGATGGAAAACCTACTAAAGCGACACTTTCTAACGATAATAAGGTTGTTCTGTCTATTAGTAAAGTATGTGTAATTAATAAACTGAATAATTATAATGAAAAGAATGATTTTGTTAATGATTTTACCATATATGACAATATAAATAAGAATTATTACAGTATCATAAGGATTAATAACGAAGACCAAGCCATCTTTAATATAGAGATTAATGCGGTTTATAGAGCCGAGGATATTTTAGAAAAAGATATAGACACTAAGATATTTAAGAACGGAAATGGAGATACTATGACACGACCAGCAGCAGTAAATACGCTGAGTGATATTGACACACCGAATGCCGACTTCTTAGAAATCCGCCGCAAGGATATTAATGCCTACAAGACAGAGTATATATATAATAGGAATGACCTTGAGAAATTGAATGAGAATATCGGGTATAACACTAGCAAGGTTTCGCACCAGACAAATCAATACCAAGCCCAGTTTAATAAGAACCTGTTTTTAGAGAGGCAAATCTTAACATACAATATCATACTAGCAATTATAATAGTGGTATTAGTAGGTATAAATGCGGCAAATATTAACAGGCAATTGGCGAAGACAATATCGCTATCTTGCCTAGGCGCTATCGTATTATTATTCGTAATTTACTTTATATCTAATATAACATACATAGAGACATTCGTTAGCATCAGCGATGATTTATATGTTATAACGGCTTCGTATTATGAAGCCAATAAGAATAAGTTAAACCCTACCAGTTATAATACCCAAAAACTGAATAAGTTAAATATTGAGATTGACAAGTTAAATTCTAGGTTTATCAGTTATTTTGAAAAGATAATCATTACGCTTCCTTCTACGGACAACCTAGATTTTTACAGGGAGATTAAGGAGGTTATAACAAATGATAGGGATAACAAGCAGTTCATCAACAAACGCCTAGAATACAATAAGTCGCAGAATAGTAATGACATTAACTCGCTAAAATACGAGTTGGAGAACAATAAGTTGTATATCAATACGCTTTTAATATCCGCTATCATATTTATAGGGATATATAACCTGTATATTAACTATATGTCGAGCGATAAATACCTGTCATTACTGCTATTCGTAAGCGCCATTATATTCATCATAATACTATCGTATTACCTAATAACCTCTAATAGACGAGTTAAAACGGTCTTTAAGAATGTCTATTGGGGTCCCGAGTTTTCTAAGAGTTTCTAAATGATATCCTTTTATTTTTTCATAAATTATATAAAAAAGTGTAATCTATATATCTTAAATGACTATCATAAAAGAAAACAAAAAGCGTGAAAGCGAGGACAACAAGGCTGACGAGGCTGACGAGGCTGACGAGGCTGGCGAAAGCGACGAGACATATAGCGATAATAGCGGCAGCGGCGGCAGCAGCGGTGATATCTATAATTGTGAGGCAGACGAAGCGGACGAAGCGGACGAATGCGACTGTGAATGTGAGGATTGTAAAGAATGCTGTGAGAGATATTATGGATGCGAAGCCTGCGAAGCGCCCGCAGGCGGCTTCTTTAATAAATATGATGAGATGAATACTAGCAGGAATAAGAGTTTTGTGGTATTGAAGAAGCAACCTAAGAAAAAGGATATAAAGAAGAAGATTAAAAAGGTAAAATATGACTTTTACAAGAAATATAATAATGAGGAGAAGAGCTATTTTGATTTGTTATCAGCGAAAGAGCAAGAGAAGATAAGTATTCTAGAAGACAAATTAGAAGTCAGCAAGAAGGCACTAACCGTTCCTATGCGTTTTAAGATATTAGGTTTAGATATTAATGAGCGAACCAAGCGCAGTATAGTATTTAAACTAGAATGTTTAAGCAAGATGTCCTCAACATCTGGCGAATTCCACAAAATATCCAACTGGCTCGGTATATTGAATGAGATGCCTTTTAATAAATACTTTAAAATTCCTATAAAGAATACTGACGGAAATGACAAGATATGCGAGTTTCTAAGTGGTATTAGAGGGCGTATGAATGACCGTATATACGGGCACAAGGAGGCTAAGGAGCAGATTATACGGGTATTGGCGCAATTGATATCATTCCCGAAAGCATACGGGTATATTATCGGGATACAAGGTGCCGCCGGTATCGGTAAGACGAAGTTGATTAAGGAGGGCATCTGTAATGCTCTAAATTACCCAAATGCCTTTATATCGTTGAGCGGGGCGGACGATGCGTCGTTTTTAAGAGGACACTCTTATACTTACGAGGGTGCCACTTATGGGAAGATATGCGAATCGCTTATTAAGACGGGTATAATGAACCCGCTTTTATTATTTGACGAATTAGACAAGGTATCCGACACATATAAGGGGCAGGAAATCATAAACACCTTAATTCATATAACAGACCCCGTACAGAATGACAAATTCACAGACAGATACTTTGAGGAGATTGATTTGGATATATCACGCTCTATGATAGTATTCACCTTTAACGATGAGACGCTCATCAACCCTATTTTAAAAGATAGGATGATTGTGATAAATGTGAAAGGCTACAATAAACAGGAAAAGATAGTGCTGTCGAAGGATTACCTAATACCTGAGATATTAGCGCAATATAATCTCAAGAAGGGCGATATAATGTTTGGAGACGAGGTGTTAGCACATATTATAGATAATATTGAGGGTGAAGAAGGCGTCCGTAATTTGAAGCGAGCAATCAACAATTTGATTTCTTGGATTAATATGATGCGATATGTATCTATAGATAATGTTATGATAAACCTGCCTTATGTCGTAGATATCAAGTTTTACGATAAATATTGTGGGATTAGTAATAACAGTATGCGAAAAGATGTCTTACATTCGCTATATTTATAATGTATGATACTTGTTAAGGTTTTTATTTTTATATTGTTAGCAAAATTATTATAAAAATATAATATATTTATAGGAATTGCTAGTATAATTATGAGTGCGAAGGCTACGAAGACTGCTGACACCTCAAGAGGCGCGACCAAGACACCCTCTCTAGTTAGAGCAATAAGTGCGAAAGGTGTTAGTATGCAAAGCCCTATAAATATGTTAAGCCTGATGAAACTACGGAGTGCGCAGAGCGCAAGGAGTGAAGGGATAGATACAGGAAGCAAATGTAATAATGATATCAAGGCAATAAGGAAATATAGCAGTTTTATATTTTTTGGCTGCTGGAATAATGTGAATTGTAAGAAGGAGTATGTATATCGTGATATCGTCCTAGATTATATACACGATAAAGAGAAAGCCATTAATCAACTATACATAGCAGGGGATAACTGGTATACGAATATAAAGAATATAGATGGTGTGAATTACAAGGTTTATTTAACAGACATTTTAACTAGAGGATATGACAAGTTATATTCTATGAATAAAGAGATATATATTGCTGTAGGGAACCACGATGAAGACAAGAACGCTGTCGCGGCTGTCGCGGCTGATGCGGCATTACAGAAGGATTGTAATATAAATACGCAAAAATACTACTTAAAGAAAATTAAGGATTTGAAGACAGGACAGGTGGGGCGAACTGTTAATACAATAACCGAGCCTACATTAGAGAGTTTAGAACTTGAAGCAAAAGAAGGGAAACTTACTGATAGTTATTTGTGTAAAAATGGCGTGTATATATATGTTGAAGATATAGGCGTGCGATATAATAAGGGCAACATAGTAATCATAATAAATACCAATAAGTTTGACGATTACGATGAAGGACTGGAATATTTAGAGCGTATCAGGGCATTTATAGAATATGTGGTGGGTGTTAGAAATAGTAATGGCGGCGGCAGCGGCAGCAGCGGCAGCAGCGGCAGCGGCGAACAGATATTTGTAATGGGGCACATACCTTTATTCAATTTTAAGAAAGACGAAATACAGATACAGGATATAAACAAGAAAGAGCTTAAGTTTAGGGAAATAATAGTAAGGCTCTTTGATATGTTCGTAGAAAACAACATCATATACATTTGTGCCGATACGCACAACTTTAGTATAATGAGTATTAAATGTAATAATAGTGATGCGAGGGTATTGATACAGATAACAGCAGGGAGTGGTGGTGCTGACCCTGATTTATTAACAACCGAATATGCTACGAAACCCACAACCAAAACCATAAATTTAAAAGATGAATTTGATGGCTATAATTTTAAAATAGAAGCATACGCATTAAATTCTTACGGGTATGCTACGGTATCTACAGGAACCGTCAATAACATTACTGTATGTTATAAGCAGATAATAAAGGATAATGAGGATATCACCACCGCTACTATGGCTAGCGCTGCTACCAATATAACTGAGATAACTTATAAGATAGATAAGGCGACTAAAACTATAAGCGAAGTTAAAGCGACTAATCCTGAAGCAACCATAAATATTCACAAGAATACTGAGATATGTAAGAAGATTGAGAAGCCAACGCGCGGTTATATAACCAGTCTAAGCCATAAAACGGCGTGTTTTAAAAAAGATATTGATAAGAAAGATAAGGATAAGAAGGATAAGAAGGATAAGAAGGATAAGAATAAGAAGGAGAAGACATAATAAAACATTCTTTATTATTAAAGAGAAACCACCAATTATAATTATGAAAAAAAATAGCTATAGCATAAGCATACTATTCTGGATGCTAGCAATACTAGCAATCGTCCTCGCCATATACTTTGTATTCGTTGTATATAAAGCTACTTTAACATCGGGATTAAATAGCGATGATAGTAAAGAGAATTATAGTAATAGCGACGGAGACGAAGAAGGCACCGAAGGCAGCGACCCACGCATCCGTTTTATGACATATAAGGATACAGCAAACTTTTTAGCCAAGGATAATGATGGGTATGTGCGTAATTTAACGGAGTTAGATTTGCTCGCCAGAAATGTCAAGACGCATATAGATTATCTAAATAATATAGATGATACCACAGTTTCTTTTACAGAAGACGAAAAGAAGTTGCTAGTAAAATGTGCGAATAACGCCGACAAGTATTTGAGGGATGAAAAGTTTGCCGAAATAAAATACGGTAAGCATCTGGACGGCAAGGAAATTGCGGGTATTAAATGGGTATTCGCAAATACCTATGCTAACTATTCTAAAGATGTTATTAAAGAATACGAGCAGGGGCTACCGCATACCAGAGAGAATATCATATTATTATCTAAGAATGTTTTAAAGTATGACGAACTAGACTTAACGAGCACCCTGATACACGAGAAGATACATATATATCAACGATATAACCCTGAACTCTTTGACAAAATAATAACAGAAATGGGACTTAAGGAACTAGACAAGAAGTCCTTTAGGCACGCTAAGTATATCCGGTCTAACCCTGATACAAATAATAAACTCTATTATTATCCTAAGACGGCTACGACAGCTACGGACACGACGACGGCTACGGCTGCCGCTAGAGACATATGGAATTCTATGACGGGCGCTGCTAGTGCTGCTAGTGCTGCTAGTGCTGCTAGCGACACGAAGGATTACGACGAAGACAAGGTGATGGTTTGCTTGTATCGTAATGACAAGCCGAATAGCATTAATGATGTGAAACATAAGAAATTTACGGAAGAGCACCCATACGAAAAGATAGCCTATGAGGTTGCTGAAAATTATAATAATAAGAATAATAACAAAAATAAATATATAAATATATAAAGTTATAGTAGTTTTAGAAGTAAAGAGAAGAAGAATGGACGAAGTTATACAGCAAGCACCCGATTATTTTTCTAAAGAGGAGATTGAAGTTATATTTAAAAAGAATGAAGAAAATGTAATAAATACCTTGATTGATTTGTGGAACTTAGATGCGCCTAAGACAAAAAGCGCAGCAGAAATCGCAGCAGAGGCTGCTGCTATGGAAATAGATATAAATAAGGTTAGCGCAGCTGGTGGCGATAAATGGGCTAGCATAAGAGACATTTGCGATACATATGATTTAGAGATGCAGACCCAGATGAACCTGCTTAAGAATAGAAAGCAGTAAGCAATAGCGGCGGCGACAGCGGCGACAGCGGCGACAATAGACAATAAAAATATAAATATCATTATTATATAAAGAAAATAATATGGCGATAGAGACTTACAATTTTAATGTTTTAACAGTTATAATTAAGGAGGTATTCCCTGTGAAAACCTGTAATGGGATATATTGTAATTTAAACTTCAAGATGTTTAACAGCGCCTACAATCAATCGTCTGGCTTCTTAACAGGAAACAATTATGTCCTCAAGCAACTTCGTAATTTCGCAGACGGCAAAGGCTATGGATACGATGATGGTGAAGGCGATGGCGGCAAATTTGACTTCTCGTCGCCTGAGGATTATATGTATTACAATAGTGATAAAAAAGAATACTAAGTAGTAAAATATATATAATAATATAAATATCCCTTATATAATTAGATAAAATGTTTCTAAATTTTGAATTAGAAATATTTCTAATGGTATTGCTGCTACTTATAGTGATATCTATGATACCAATAATAGAATTGAAATATAATAGCGACCTCTATGAGAATATAGAGAAATTCAACAAATATTGCTTAAATAATGATGCGAAGTTGCTGAGCGAACTGGATGTGAAAGATACATATATGTGGAATATGTCGTCATATATATACGACTATAATAATCTGTCAAACTTCTTCCACAAAAGGGACGATAGAGGCATAGGCACTAGCGATTACGCGGGGCTGAACCGAGATGCCGCCAAGGTATCCGTGAATAACAAACAGATAGATAATGTTATGAAAATATACAACTACTATTTGTATATGTCGTTAGGCTTCTTTATAGTCATAATTGTCTTTTTTATAAGTCAGGCAAATATACTAATAAATATAGGGGCTACTAGCGATTATGCTATATGTATGGACGGTGAAGGCAGCAGCGATAACAAGATATTTAATGTATTTAAAAACTATATGTATGCCCTCTTTGTATATGTCGCATTATTTATAATATTCTTCTCTTTGATATTAAAGAAACTTACTGAATTATATGCTGATACAGATACATACGAATACATTATGTTAATGAAAGAGTTAGACATCCTACTTAAGGAGAATAAGCCGGCAAACGCCGGTATCGTAAATATATTAAAGAAGTATTCTAAGAATAAGATTAACGACATCGCCTATATCGCACTCAATAACAAGGCGATTATTAGCGAACTATCCGCAAAAATACTTAAGAATAAGGATGATGTAGTGTCTGTGGTTAAATACGACAATAACGAGAACTACAAGATAACATTAAAGAATATAGAAAAGATAGAGTATTACAACGGTAAGGAGGCGAAGGACAAGGTGAAGAACAAGGTTAGCGACATATTCCAGTTTATTTATGTGTATATAATATTCTTGATAGTCCCTATATATATGCTGTCAATATCGCTACAAGGCAACTATATGTATCTGCTTTTCACTATAATCGCAATAATAATATTCAGCGTCTCAGTATATAACATCTATAATACATTACAAAACTAGATACACACAATATCTTCTAATATCTTTTTTTCTTCATAAGGTTTAAAGTTAAAGTAAAAGTTAAAAATATAAAATATGCTGACTTCCACTATAAATCTTACAATTTTTATAATGATGATTATAATCTATTTAAACGAGATGAGAAACATCAGCACATTCGTCTATAACTTCCACTATATAAAGGATTTGTCTAGGATTATAATGACCGAAAAGTGTAATAGCGTGTATTGCGAAGCCGAGACCGACCGATACCAGATGGCGAAAAACAGTTATAAACTGCTATTGCCGAACGACATCTTCAATTCCAAGACATATATAATATTTACCTTTATAGTCGCCATATTGATTTACATATATTTCTACTTTATTCTGTTTAATTCAGGCGACAACGACGGTGGTGGCGAGAGCGACGCTAACTACTATGTCCTTAATCTTTTGATGCTGGCGCTTTTGCTAGGAATAATAATTTACAGATATGTCCCTAACGATGAAACAGGATACCTAAATTATTTTGGAAAAGTTAATGACACTGACAGTTTTTCTAGCACCTTTAAACTGTATATATTGGTTCTGCTAATTGCGATTACTCGCGTCATATTCTTAATAAAACGCAAACAAGCCGGTAGCGAAGGCTTATTAATTATGACAGTCAAATACCTATGCTTTATGTTTGCTATTATCCTACTATTTAATCTAATGAATATCGTTATGACTTTTCGTAATAATAAAACGCCTATATTGAAGACAAAGAGCTTAGTCTGGTCTCTCAAGAACTCCTTTGAAGGTATGTTGGATAAATTCTCATTAACCCAGATAGCTCATTTAAATAAGGATATATCCGACGAATATAAGAAGATAATATATATTAAACAACTTTTAGCGACTAAGGAGATAGCTGATACGGATACTATATCGGCTATTATAGATGTCTTACTAGCATTTGAAGAATTGTCAACAATCGTAATTAAAAATTATGGGGGTATTGATAGTGCGAATAGCATAAATTTAAAATATATAATTGATTTGAAGAAAATAATTAATGACAAAACAGCTAAAATTATAGAGAAGAAGGATGGTGCCGAAGCCGCCGAACAACCCACAGTATCTAACTTATCCCTGATATATGACAAGTTTGTGAAAATACCTCATCACTACAACGCAGACGAACATAGCACCAATAATAACGAAAATAACACGGACTATGTATATACTGCCGACATATCCTATGACAACGCTAACCTGTTTTATGAAAAATACTGGGATTTAAATGCGAACACCGGCGACTTCTTATATAACTACGATTACTTCGTCTCCTCCTTCTTGTTTGGGGGCTATCGTCCTAACCTATTCAAGATTTTAATAGTTATAGTGATATTCATCGTAGTTATCTATATACTCGCCCTAATTAACGGTATAATTCTTGTGAAAAATACCGCTGAATTAACAGAATTATTCAACAAGGTATATTCTATAATATACCCTCTAATCCTGTTCGTCATATTGATAACCTATATACTGCTGTTTATCCGCTTTAATACGATGTTTAACTCTAGCGTCATTTATAAGTGCCTTGACAGCAGTTATAAGAGGTCGCTAAATAAATTGAATAATGTTGTGGTGCCTTATATACGAATGTATGACAATAAAATCCTGAAAGGTAATAAGAACTACCTACAGCACTACATTATTACAAATGTCTTTTATTCAATATTGAGCGGCAATATAAAATTGGCGGCTAACACAGAGGGAAAGAGTATCATCAACGAGCCGCAGGAGAACGAGAATTACTATGACATACCACGCATTAAATCGACACGGCTAAAATTAACCACTTTGAATAGTAGCGTCCTCAGCAACGATAATGAGTTTCGCGAGTATTACAAGGCAAAGTTTGAAAACCTATATAAGGACGGCTACGACAAGAAGCACGCCGAAAGTATATATGAGGTGTTTAGACACCTATTCGGCGCAGACAGCACAATAAGAAGCAGCGAAGCAGGTATAGATGCCTATTTTAAAGAGATAATTAGCAGGGACAATATCTTAAAGATTTATCTCATTATAAAGAAGTGTGTCTCTCTGTTTAACGAAGAGACATTCAATAATAACTTAATATACTATAATAATCACGAGAACAAACAGAAGGGGGTTAATATAGATGCCTATAATAAGTTTAAATTTTATAAATATGGGGACAAAGTGATACCTTACAAATTCATATTAAAACTGAATACATTCACCGATTATACCGAATTTGTCAAAGACATAAATGTTAAAGTTCGCGTAGAATTTGACAAGAACATAGCCGATTACTTTTCGCCCACGACATCTCTTACATCTCTTACAAATATCCTAGATAATAGCACAGACAGCGAAGACCTATTAAGTCAGGCAGCAGACCTAGAAAATAAGAAAGATAAGAATTTGATAATACTGATTACAATGTATTTGCTAATTCTTGCGCATATCAATTATAACCGGATAGAATATAATAGTATTGTTGTTGACGCTAATGCTAATACATCCGCAATCACCGCAGCAACCGCAAGGAAGAAAGCAATATACGAGAAGAAGACTACCTACCTATATAAATTGATATCCAATATATTATACGACGATACCTATGATATTGACGATACCTTTGTTACTAATAGTGATAGTAATAGCAATACTAACGGTATTGTAAGTATTTCTCTCACGAATGGTGGTAGCGGTTATACTACCCCTCCTACAATCAATTTAATACCTGTAGAAGATGTAGGAACGGGTGCTGTCGCTGAAGCATTATTAACACGAACACCTATAAGGGTAATAAATATTACGAATGGAGGTGCCGGTTATATAACCGCTCCTACAATAAATATTAGAGGTGGCGGAGCGACTATACAAGCAACAGCGACAGCGACAATAAACCAATTAAGAGGAATAATAACAGGTATTCAAATTGACACAGCAGGAAGTGGTTATACTAAAGTTCCAACAATTGATATAATTGGCGGCGGAGGCACCACCAGCGCTATTGCGGAAGCTATACTAAATTCTTCATCCGTAGAAAGTATTCAAATTACCAACGAAGGAAGTGGTTATACCACCGCGCCAGCAGTTAATATAACTGGTGGTGGCGGCACAGGTGCTACAGCTGTAGCCCTAAACAGTCTTTTAATAGGTGGTGGCGAATACGAGAAATACAAGCACTTGTCATATATCTATAATTACTTAGAGACTAGGTTTGTTAATATATCCGCCAATAATAATAAAAATTACTTGGCGAATATCATTAAAGGTATTAATAACAAGATTAGCGATAGCAGCGGCAGCGGCGACGAAGACAAGATAATGAATATGGAAGGCAAATCATCTATGTATATGTTTAATGACAATATAAATCTTATGAAAACCCCTGAAGAGTATGAGAACGAGGACGAGGTATTAAATGCGGCGAATAATGTATCCACGGGCTCTTTGGCGACGACCTATGTATTCAATATAATACTGATAATAGTGTATTTTAAAGTTATATCGGCAAATATCAAATAGGCACTATTAAATAATCTTTTTAACTATTAAATATGATAGAAGAAACCAATTTAACAAAGGAACTCAAGTGTAGCACCAAGGATTGCGAGATAGATACGCTAGGAGACAAGGATGCCTATATATGCTGCTATAATCTGCCTCGTAAGATGCGTGAGTTTTTACACAAAGACGCATATATGCTAGAGTATAAAAACACCATTAAGCGGGACGACAGTATTGATAGGATGCGAGTGCTATATAGCAAATTCTTTCAGCCATACAGCGTATTACCTAACAAAAAGATAGACAAGGTTTATAGAGATGCCGAATATAACAACTGGGAATATAATCGCAAGTATTTTAACACATTCGGGATTATACCTTTGGAATTGATACCTGCTTCGTATATACCATTCAATTACAAAAATTACGATATGAACCTAGACAGATTGACGAGAGGCGAGATATTTTACGAAGACGACTATAAGCGGATATTTATAGATTACAATAAACAGCCTGACCCCGCTAGCAAGACGCATTTTAACGAAAAGGGCTTAAAGGAATATCTAGAGATATGCCTGAAAGACAGGCTGGCTAGCCCGAAGGCAATCTTTAACGCCTTCTCTATAACTATTATGACACAGTTTATATGCGTAATATGGTTTTTTATTATTGTGATGATGCTCTATATAGTGTTTTATTATTATAGGGATATATACTCGTATATTCTTTTAGGCATTACTATTATCTTGGTATTTGTGGCGATTGTATTGAAGATGTTTAATATACTTAATATTGAATAATTTATTATTGAATAATTTATTATCTATAATACGATTAAGGAAGTATAAGTATAATATAATGGCTGCTGCTGCTGAAGAAGCATTAAAATCCAATTATAGATACAATATGATATTTAACAATACTAGCACTAATAACGACGATGACGATGTTAAATTTAATACAAACTTGATAAGTGATTTTGATTTACAGAACTTTGACCCTAAACGCTACGAATACTATGTCAATTTATTAAAGGTGTTTAATAATGACCCTGATACCCTCTCTAAATTATTAAACAAATATAATAGCATCAAGACTTTAAAAGGAAAGGAACGAAAAATTATAAGAGAAATTAGCAATTATGTTAATAAACTCAAAGATATAGAAGGTAATGCGAGGGCAGCGACGCAGGTAGGTGGTGGTGATAATAGTGAATTGAATGGCAAAAAGAAAAGAGCCCAGAAATTATATGAGAGTGTTGAGAAATTATATAACGAGGCTACCGAGGCTACCGAGGCTACCGAGGCTACCGATGATTTTAAGGCTGCTATTGAGACATTTAATAATAAGATTTCAAGATTTAATAATGATTTGAAAACAGAGCAAATATTAGAAAGTTATAGCCATAATGATGATATAATAAATACTTTTCAAGAGAGCGTGGATACTTTTAAAAATGAAATTGAAAAGTATAATAATAGCAAACAAAATGGCGGTTTATTATTAAAGGACATATTAATTAAAAATTCTGCTGAAATAGGCGCTGCCGCTGAAACTGATGCCGCTGCTGGTATTACCGCTAAAACCACCAAAGCTGCCGTCGCTGCCGTCGCTGCTGCTGCTAAAAAAAAGAATAATTTTATAAAAGAAGCAAAGAGATTGGCTGGAGAAGCAACAAAATTGATAAAATATACACAAGATGCTAATAGAAATATGAAGGCAAAAATATATGGCGATAAAAGTGGAATTAGTGAATTATTAAAGATATTAGACGAAGGCAAGAAAAAAGATGATGAAGAGAAAGCAAAAGATAATGAGATAAAGAAGAGAGAGAAGGAAAGAAAAGAGAGAGAGAAGGAAAGAAAAGATATCGAAGGGTTATTAGCGGGCAACATAGCAAAAATAGAGAATTTTATAGATAATGATAGTGATAGGAATGATGAGAGTGATGTTAGTGATGTTAGTGATGTGAGATTTAGGAGTGATGGGAGTATTGATAGTGATAGATTGAGTGATAGAAGTGCTGGGAGAAATGGGAATGATAGAAGTGCTGGGAGAAATGGGAATGATAGAAGTGCTGGGAGAAATGGGAATGATAGAAGTGCTGGGAGATATGAGAGTAATTGGAGTGATAGGAATGATGAGAGAATTTGGATAAAGGGATTGGAGGGATTAAGTGATGGGATAAATGAGAATGATAGAAGTGCTGAGAGATATGATAGTGATAGGAATGATGAGAGTGCTAGAAGTGATGGGAGTGATGAGAGATTTAGGAGTGATGAGAGTGATAAACCAGAAGAAATAATACGACAACCAAATAGCTTTCGTCGAAATGCGTTTGTAAATAAAGATGCAGATACGAATATAAGCTTACTGTTAGAAGAAGCAGAAAGAATAGACACCAATTCAAGAAATGAAACAAAACCCGTAAGAACTTTAAAACTAGAAAGGCAACCAGCACCGCAAGGGACTAATGTTGTTATGGGAGGCTTAATTGATAATCTAAAAGAAACACTAGCAATAGCAGCAATAGCACCAAGAGAAAAGCAAACAAAAGCACGAACAGTCGCGCCAGCACTACAAGCACCACCAGCACTACAAGCACCAACAGCACTAGCACCACCAGCACTACAAGCACCAACAGCACTAGCACCATCAATCGCACCAGCATCAACCGCACAACTACCACAATTCGGTGGAGCCGCAGACGAATATAACGACGATACATTAAAGGCTAGGTATCTAGAGGCAAGACCTCAACGATATAGTAGGATAACCCTAGACGACCCGAAAATAGAGAAACTTAGAAATGCGAATAAGGAGAGAAGCGATAGCGGCGATAGCGGCGATAGCGGCGATAGCGGCGAGGATACAGGAGCAGTTAAAACCGATAACAAGATAGAGCAGTTATCTAACGATATTGATGTATATAATGGGCTATCCTCAGCAGACAAGGACAATCCTATTAAAAACAAGGAGATGATACAGAAAATTAAGAGATTTGAGGATGACCCTAAAAATCCATTAGAAGAACTAGAACTAACCTTTGACGACCGCATAGTATTCATTATTGCGACTTTTTTTATCCGTTATATAACTATAATTATGGTGCAGTGGTGTATAGACATCAATATTATAAAGACCTTCTATGAGGGCTTCATATATTACGCTGTCATCTATATTATATTATTTTGGTTTATTGTGTTATTCATTAATATAGATAATAGTTTTGATGTTAAATATATGAACTTTAATGGAATTATAAATAGTATCCGCACGCTCTTTTACTATTTTTATATGGGGACAAATGGGATATCGCGGCTACTCATTCACACCTCATTAATATTACTATTGATTGTAATCCCTATCATATTAAATATTAAAAAGAGCAACGAATATAAGCCCGATGAAGAGCGCGATGGCGTTAAAATATTGGACTTTGAGGAACGCAAGCAACTATCTAAGGCGCTATCGCTATTCACTATGTTTATCTGGCTATTCACTAGCATAATCGCTACGAAGTTTTAGCCCTCTTATTCTTAAGTGATTTTTTGGGAGGGGACGGACGGAAGGACGGGGGATGGTTAAAAGGCGGTGTAATATATATCTCTAATTATTTTAGAAGGATACTAACCACAATAACTGTTAATGAATGATAACTTACGCTATATATCTTTACAATATATCAAGGGAACCAACTATGAGGAAATAAGGTGTTTCAAGTATGATGTTATTAAGGAGATATTAGAAGACGAAGGAAACTTTAGAGAAGTATCAATTGATACGCTAAGGGATTTAGAGGATGCTATTGACGACGACAATATATGCTATATAGGCGAGAGTTTCTTAAATGACCTAGTGAATTATTACAATTTTAAAGATATTAAAAGTAAAATAAAGAAGGCTAAAGCTATTATTGAGGATAACAAGAAGACTATTAAGAAAGACGCTAGCGATGAAAATAAGGCACAAAAGAAGAAAAAAAGATTAGATATAATTATTGCGCTGAAGGAACTGGTTGATGTTTTAGAACGCCTCAAGACAAATAGTAATATTGGCGAGCAGTTGTTGAAGGGGATAGATATTAAAGAAAGAGAGGGGATGCGTGATAAAGGAACAAAAAAAATAAGAGAAGAAGAGGTAGCGGAGGCTATAGCTGAGGCGGCTGTTAAAAAATATAAGAAAGTTAAAGTGTTATTAGAAATATATGATAATAAAATGCAGTTAGATGGTATTAATGATATTAATAAAAGTGTCTTTAGAAATAATCTTGATGATATGATGAAATACATTACACAGCAAATTACTTATGCGATTGATACAAACACAGGTGATGATTATAGTGCGATAAAAAAATTTATAGTTGATGGTATCAAACAAATTCTAAATAATAATGCAGGCACCAAGTATAATTTAATAAGCCTGCTTTTAACCTTAAGAAAGTTGATATTATATGAGAATGAGCAAGACAGTTTGAAAGGCAAGGTTGAATTGGATAATGCCGATAATCTATTGGTATTGTTAAAGACCTATACAAAAATATGTGATAGGAATATAGGCAAGTTTGATAGATTGTTTAAACAGAATGACATAGTTGATATAGATGAGGCGTTTATGATTGAATCGTATGCTACCTTTTTAAACAAATTAAATAAGTTAAAAAGAAATTTGGAGAGTAAGGACAAAGGCAAATTAGAGAGGGCTTTGACAAAATCACTAGACAAACTATTCAACCTATACGGTATTAATGATTACGAAAAATTAATTAATACTGATAGTACTGCTAATAATGACGCACAAAACTATATTAAGAAACTGATAGACGATTATTAGTTATTCTTATATAGGATTTGCGAGGGATACATCATAGAGAACATCAAGTATGGTAATAGAACGATGTTAAGAGGTGTCTCCTAGTATTATCTAGTATTACTATTATTTATTTTTTATTATCTTAGAAACTTTTAACTATTTCTAAAAACTTTTACAACTTTATATATTTCTAAAAGTTTCTAACTTATCTAAGCCTCGCTAGCATTCCCTAAAAATACCTAAGTAATATTATTTTTATCTTTATTACACCAGTAATGATAATAGATGATAATTATAGACATCATCTAACATCTAACATTTAACAATTATTAAGACCATTCCTTATATACGATAAGATAGAAAAAAGAGACCGGCAAAGACCGTATAATATTTAGTTGGAATAAGCAAGTCCGCCCATACCCGAGAGGATACGGAGAACATTATAATTCACGGCGTATATGCTGATGACACCAGACATACTGGACGATAGCGATAGGACGGCAGTATCAATACGGGACATATTGAGGGTGCCTGAGGGTTGGTGCTCCTCGGGCTTGAGGGCGAATGAATAAACATTAATGCCTTGGTGGAACTTGTCAGGGGTATTCTCGTGGTGCTGATAGGGTTGGACGAGGGAGAAATACTCGCCCTTGCGAGTAGCGAAGCGGTCATTACCATTAAGCATTATCTTAGCGTTAGTAACAGGGTTGGACGAGTCAAGATGGTCATTATTAGCACGAGTATCGCCAGCAGTTGAGTAATTGTTCCAATACACATCCGCTGAGGTATTCTTGATAGTCCAGACAAGTTCCTTACACGGGTGGTTGAAGTTCATACGGATGCTCTTCATAGAGTCACCAGATGAAGTTATGGAGTCAGCACCGGTGAATTGAAGTTGCTCTATCAGGTATTCGTGAGACAACTGGGCAAAACGGCGGCGCTCATCGGTATCAAGGAATATGTAATCAACCCACAGGGTAGCCTTGTCAAGGCGCAGGGCGACATTATTATTAGCAAAAGTGCTGTTGCTAACATATGATCCAGGGGTGCCGGTTGTCTCCTCCTCATAGGTATAGTTTTTAACGCTAGTATCCTTCATACCAGCCTCGTTTTCGTATTCAATATTGATTTTAACTTCGTGGTATTGAAGAGCGATTAAAGGGAGAGCTAGACCGACATTACGGCAGAACCAGAACTCAAGAGGCACATAGAGTTCATATTCTTGACCGGATATAAGTTTAGTGGAGATGTTGCGGGGGTTAGCACCAACCATAGCATTATAACCGTTGCGCTTTCCTATCGGGAGCGAAAGTTCATTCCAGATGTATAGCCACTCTGAGTAATGCTTGTCTATGCGTTGCCCGCCAATCTCAAGTTCAATCGTCTTTAATAGTTTATGACCGAAGTTAGGGACGAGAGCAACGGGGGAGGTTCCGGCAGTTCCACCAGTAGCTGTAATAACACCGTAGAAATATACACGATGGATTAAATCACCGTTGCGGGTGATTTGGAAACTTACACGAGAACCGAGAGAATTGCTGCCTGTCGGGGTTTGCTCGATAGCCTCAATAGCGAAGTTAGTATGACGACGATATACAACTTTGAAGAAGGTAATTTGAGGATTACCAGTTAAATAAACATCCTGTGCTCCGTAAGCTACTAATTGAAGAAGACCACCACCCATTTACGCTATATTCTTTATACTATTAGAGGAGAAAAAAAAAAGGGAATAACATTCGTTATACATTCGTTATACATTCATTACTCATTACATTAGTATATCCATTACATCTAGTATATATCCATTACATATTACCATTATATATTATTTAGTTAGAATAAGCAAGACCGCCCATACCAGAAAGGATACGGAGAACATTATAATTAACGGCATACACATTTAAAGTGGATGACATATCGGTAGCAGTTAAGGTCGCGTTAAGGTCAAGAGAAAGGGTAGCAGTATCAATACGGGACATATTGAGAGTGCCTGAAGGTTGGTGCTCCTCTGGCTTGAGGGCGAATGAATACACATTAATACCGGCATTCGTCGGGATATTCTCGTGATGCTGGAAAGGCTGTATGAGATTGAAGTATGAACCTGGGCGTCCCGAGAAACGGTCATTACCGTTAAGGATAAGTTTAGCAGTTGTGATAGGGTTCATCGCAGTTATAGAACTTGAACTAACGGTCTTGTTGTGTAGAAGGTTCAAGTTATAAGGGGCGTTAGCGCCTATGTTAATAGCATCCTGTGCGGTTGTGTAGTTGAACCAGTTGTTGTTGGTTGTTTGCTGAGTGGTTCCTGAAGCGACTGACTTCTTAGAAGCGAACCATACAAGTTCCTTACAGGGGTGATTGAAGGAGAGCTTGGAGTTTAATTTGGTTGAGGAGATTGATTCAGAGCCCGTGAATTGGAGTTGCTCTATGAGGTACTCGTGAGACAACTGGGCGAAACGGCGGCGCTCGTCGGTATCAAGGAATACATAATCAACCCAGAGAGTAGCGTTAGGGAAGGCTGAAGCGTCGGTGCCTGCGCCACGGCATAGAGCACCAGTCTCAAATTGGATGTTAATCTTAACTTCGTGATATTGAAGAGCGATTAAAGGAAGAGCGAGACCGACATTACGGCAGAACCAGAACTCTAGAGGCACATAAAGGGTCTCGTCTGTGAGAAGTCCACCAGTTTGACCCACCATCTTATTATAGCCGTCACGCTTTGACTTAGGTAACGAGAGTTCGTTCCAGACATACAGCCAGTGTGAGTAGTGCTTGTCTATCTTTTGTCCGCCAATCTCAATCTCAACAAAATTGATTAAGCGAAGACCATAGAAGGCGCATAACTCTACAGTATTTCCCGTGGGTATCTTGAGAGAAAGATACATACGATGGACTAAATCGCCATTACGAGATATTTGACAAGTAACACGGTTGCCGTATCCAGGAGTGCCGTTGAAGGTTTGTGCGATAGCCTCAATAGCGAAGTTAGTATGACGACGATACACAACCTTGAAGAAGGTAATTTGAGGATTACCAGTTAAATAAACATCCTGTGCTCCGTAAGCTACTAATTGAAGAAGACCACCACCCATTTACGCTATATTCTTTATACTATTAGAGGAGAAAAAAA